ATAGGACCCAGGAAGGAAGTGGTAGCAGTGATGGTGGAACCATTCACCGTGGAGAAATTACCAATGTTGGCGGTACCATTACCAATGGGACCGAGGAAAGAAGTGGTGGCAGTGATGGTGGAGCCATTCACCGTGGAGAAGTTACCGATATTGGCGGTACCATTTCCGATAGGACCCAGGAAGGAAGTGGTAGCAGTGATGGTGGAACCATTCACCGTGGAGAAATTACCAATGTTGGCGGTACCATTACCAATGGGACCGAGGAAAGAAGTGGTGGCAGTGATGGTGGAGCCATTCACCGTGGAGAAGTTACCTATATTGGCGGTACCATTTCCGATAGGACCAAGGAAGGAAGTGGTGGCAGTGATGGTGGAGCCATTCACCGTGGAGAAGTTACCGATATTGGCGGTACCATTACCGATGGGACCAAGGAAGGAAGTGGTGGCAGTCATGGTGGCGCCATTCACAGTGGAGAAATTACCGATATTGGCGGTACCATTCCCGATAGGACCAAGGAAGGAAGTGGTGGCAGTGATGGTGGAGCCATTCACCGTGGAGAAGTTACCGATATTGGCGGTACCATTACCGATGGGACCAAGGAAGGAAGTGGTGGCAGTCATGGTGGCGCCATTCACAGTGGAGAAATTACCGATATTGGCGGTACCATTCCCGATAGGACCAAGGAAGGAAGTGGTGGCAGTGATGGTGGAGCCATTCACCGTGGAGAAGTTACCAATATTGGCGGTACCATTACCGATGGGACCAAGGAAGGAAGCGGTAGCAGTATAACTGGTGGCATTCACAGTGGAGAAGTTACCAATATTGGCGGTACCATTCCCAATAGGACCCAGGAAGGAAGTAGTGGCGCTTAACGATCCAACGGTCGTTCCTGCAATCGAGTAGTATGCATTTGATAGATAGGGTAGTGTTAGATATTGACCCGACGCTGAGAGTGCGACATAATATCCACTGGTGTACGTACTGTTGAGGGTCCAGGTGTAGCCGTAGTCAGAGGAAGTATAGACCCCTGTACCATTTATGTTCACCACCTGGTATTGTCCAGACGAGGATAACGCTACACTGATAAAATTGTATTTGGTGGTTCCAAAGGTGGAGGTTGTCGTCCAATTAACTCCATAGTTGGTTGAAATGTACATATACCCACCATAGACGGCACTCGTCTGATATTGACCGGAACTTGATGTCGCAACCGCACCGATGGTGGCACTGGCGATGTTGATAAGAATATACGTCCATGTTTTTCCATAATCGGTAGACAGAAAAGTATTACCATAATTAAAAGCATTGGTCAGTGTCTGATACTGACCGGAAGCAGAGACGGCAACGTACCCAAAAGACACCACGACACTGCTGAGTGTCCAGGTGACCCCATAATTGGAGGAGTAGTAAAGATTCGAAGTGGAGGCAGCGGTCTGATACTGACCCGAAGCGGACATAGCCACGGAGACCCAAGTGGCGTTGTAGGAAAGACTGGTGGAAGAGAGGGTCCATGTGGTGGCGGCAGTAGGCCAGGTAGAAGAATAATAAATACCGGAAGAATTGACAGCGAGCGTTTGGTATTGACCGGAAGCGGACATGGCCACCACAGCGGCTTTAGATAGTGAAGAGATGGTGGTGGAAGTGTAGGCGGTCCAGGATGCACCGAAATTAGAAGAAAAGATAGGTGTCTTGGTACCAGGAACAATAGTCTGATATTGACCGGAAGCGGACATAGCAATGGGATTAATGTAGGTAGAAGATGTGGTGGGATAAGTACTAGAGGCGATCCATGAAATGGAAAGGGATAGATTAAAGACATTGGATTGAGAAAAAATATCAAGAGTAGATTGAGTGAAAGTTCCTGTTGGACCAGTAGAACCGGTAGAACCGGTAGGTCCCGTATAACCGGTATATCCAGTGTAACCAGTGTAACCAGTGGATCCAGTATATCCAGTCGGTCCAGTATATCCTCCATTCGCCAACGAGTAGTATGCATACGACTGATAGGGTAGCGTTACATACTGTCCGGATGCAGAGATTGCGATATACCGTATCGATGTGTATAAGGTATCATTTTTGGTCCAAGTGTATCCGTAGTTGGAGGAATAATAAACACCAGAACCAGCAGCGACCAAAATCTGATATTGCCCTGAGGAAGATATCGCAACACTGTAGAAACTGTAGGTGCTTGTTCCAAAGGTGGAGGTTGTCGTCCAGTTAACTCCATAATTGTTAGATATGTATACATACCCATTACTGTTGGCAACCGTTTGATACTGACCCGAACTTGACATCGCAATGCAACCAATAGTACTGGCGTTTTGGTTGGACAAAACAAATGTCCATGTTTTTCCGTAATCGGTAGACATGAATACGGTACTGACCGTGTAATTTGTAATGGCTCCTGAATTCGTTAGTGTCTGATACTGACCGGAAGCAGAGACCGCGACATACCCATAAGACACTAGGACACTGCTGAGTGTCCATGTGGCCCCGTAATCCGAGGAGTAGTAAAGAGCCGAAGTGGAGGTAGCGGTCTGATACTGACCCGAAGCGGACATAGCCACGGAATACCAGGTAAGGGTGGAAAGACTGGTGGAAGAAAGGGTCCATGTTGTGGCGGCAGTAGGCCAGGTAGAAGAATAATAGATACCGGAAAGACTGACAGCGAGCGTTTGGTATTGACCGGAAGCGGACATGGCCACCACAGCGGCTTTAGATAGTGAAGAGATGGTGGTGGAAGTGTAGGCGGTCCAGGAGGCACCGAAATTAGAAGAAAAGATAGGTGTGTTGGTACCAGGAACAATAGTCTGATATTGACCGGAAGCGGACATGGCAATGGGATTATTGGAGGTAGAAGAGGAGGTGGTGGGATAATTACTAGAGGAGAGCCAGGAGATGGAAAGAGAAAGAGAAAAAACATTGGATTGAGAAAAAATATCAAGGGTAGATTGAGTGAAAGTTCCAGTATAACCAGTAACACCAGTAACACCAGTAACACCAGTAGAACCGGTAGGTCCAGTAGCACCGGTATATCCTGTCACACCTGTTTCACCGGTATATCCAGTAACACCAGTGAAACCGGTAGGACCAGTGGATCCAGTACTACCCGACTGACCGGTATATCCAGTAACACCAGTGAAACCGGTAGGACCAGTGGATCCAGTACTACCCGACTGACCGGTATATCCAGTAACACCAGTGAAACCGGTAGGACCAGTATATCCTGTGGCTCCTGTCTCACCGGTATATCCAGTAACACCAGTGAAACCGGTAGGACCAGTATATCCTGTGGCTCCTGTCTCACCGGTATATCCAGTAACACCAGTAATACCGGTAGGACCGGTATATCCTGTGGCGCCTGTTTCACCGGTATATCCAGTAACACCAGTAATACCGGTAGGACCAGTCGATCCAGTACCACCCGACTGACCGGTATATCCTGTGATACCGGTAGGACCGGTATATCCTGTGGAGCCTGTCTCACCGGTATATCCAGTAACACCAGTGACACCGGTAGGACCGGTATATCCTGTGGAGCCTGTCTCACCGGTATTTCCAGTAACACCAGTGAAACCGGTAGGACCGGTATATCCTGTGGAGCCTGTCTCACCGGTATTTCCAGTAACACCAGTGATACCGGTAGGACCGGTATATCCTGTGGCGCCTGTCTCACCGGTATTTCCAGTAACACCAGTAACACCGGTAGGACCAGTTGTTCCTGACCATCCAGTGTATCCTGTATATCCAGTCACGCCCGTGATACCCGTATACCCTGTGGTACCTGTCTCACCAGTAAAACCTGTCAGACCTGTATATCCAGTATATCCAGTATATCCAGTATATCCCGTCACCCCCGTAGTGCCCGTAACACCCGTGGTACCCGTATACCCTGTTGTTCCCGTATATCCCGTAAATCCCAGTATGTACGCAATGGAATACTGAGGAACCACTCCATTTGCTACCGCGGTGGCGTACTGACCTGAAGCAGAGACAGCGATCCCGTACCAGTATTTCTGTGACGACGCCGTGGCTGTCCAAGTATACCCGTAATTGGTGGAATAATATATATTATAAGAATCCTTCTGATCCTGTACCGTCGCCATCTGGTACTGACCCGAAGCTGACATGGCTACCTGGTACCAAGGAAGCACAGGGGAACCCGTGATCTGCCAGGTATTCCCATAATTGTCGCTATAATAGATCGATCCACCATTCACCGTTGCGGTCTGATACTGACCGGAGGCCGACATGGCGATCCCGGTCCAGATCACATTGGTGATGGTGTTGTTATAAGAAAGCGACCATGTCTGACCATAATTTACCGACGAATAAATTCCTCCGCCATAGGCCACCGCGGATTGATATTGACCCGAGGCCGAGATCGCCACAGAAACAAAGTAGAGACTCATGGAACCGATATAGGGGATCCAGCTGGAACCATAACTTAAGGAATAGTAGAACCACGTCGTGGAGGCAGAGGAAGAAAAGGCGACGGTCTGATACTGACCGGAGGCGGACATGGCGACGGAAGAAAGTGAGAGGGTACTAAAGACGGAGGAGACGGACCATGTCTGACCAAAATCAGATGAGGTGGCGAGACCGGGTTGACCGACAACCGTCTGGAACAATCCAGACGCGGAGACCGCAACCGCCACCGCGGAAAGACCACTTAGAATACTGGAAGACATAGTCCACGAAACCCCAAAATTAGAGGAATAGTACGGAACAGTACTACTGTTGACAATAGTTTGGTACTGACCGGAAGCGGACATGGAAACTCCGGTCCATTGATACACCGAGATAGAGGAGCTGGAGGACGAAGACCATACGAGACCAAACTCTGAAAGCGTGAGAAGTCCACTTTTTGAAAAAATATTGAGGGTATCTTGAGTAAAAGTACCCGTCGGTCCCGTCGAACCTGTCCATCCCGTCATACCGGTTTCACCGGTCATACCTGGACCAGTCCACCCGGTCATCCCCGTCATACCAGTGAATCCCGTTGAGCCTGTCCATCCAGTATCACCGGTAGGACCTGTCCATCCCGTGTACCCCGTCCCACCCGTTGAGCCTGTCCAGCCAGTATTACCAGTAGGACCTGTTGTCCCTGTCAACGCAGCACCGGTCGGTCCCGTCGTCCCTGTTACACCCGTCGGACCGGTCCATCCCGTAGTTCCTGTAAACTCAGGACCGGTCGGTCCCGTCGTCCCTGTTTCACCCGTCGGACCGGTATAGCCCGTAGTTCCTGTAAACTCAGGACCGGTCGGTCCCGTCGTCCCTGTTACACCCGTCGGACCGGTATAGCCAGTAGTTCCTGTAAACTCAGGACCGGTCGGTCCCGTCGTCCCTGTTTCACCCGTCGGACCGGTCCATCCCGTAGTTCCTGTAAACTCAGGACCGGTCGGTCCCGTCGTCCCTGTTTCACCCGTCGGACCGGTCCATCCCGTAGTTCCTGTAAACTCAGGACCGGTCGGTCCCGTCGTCCCTGTTACACCCGTCGGACCGGTATAGCCGGTCCATCCCGTTGTTCCTGTATAAGCCGGACCAGTATATCCCGTGACTCCGGTCCAACCGGTCGTTCCCGTCCCACCCGTCCACCCAGTAAAACCCGTCGGGCCCGTGCCACCACCTGCCGGACCCGTCATTCCTGTGGTTCCTGTGGTTCCCGTAATTCCTGTGGTTCCGGTAGTTCCCGTCCAACCTGTTGGACCCGTCCATCCCGTTCCACCGGTTCTTCCCGTCCATCCAGTGGAGCCAGTCGGACCCGTCCCTCCCGTCGGTCCGGTTCCAACCGCACCGGTATATCCAGTCACACCGGTAGGTCCGGTCTCACCGGTAGGACCCGTTCCAATGGAACCTGTTGGACCGGTGGTACCCGTTGGTCCTGTATCGCCGGTGGGACCGGTTCCGAGCGGTCCGGTCGTACCGGTCGTCCCGGTTTCTCCCGTGTCTCCGGTGGGACCGAGAGTACCAGTGCCTGCATTAATCACTTGTTGGACCGTGATCACATCGACCACCATGTTGGTGGTGTTTAAAACTGTAGTAGAAACATAGTCAGATTGAATTCCAGCAGCTGAGATGATGACTCCCACTTCCGCGCGGTCATTGAATCGAGAAGACAAAGGAGGAGGAAAGGAAATAGCGCCCTGAACGGCGAGGTCACCACCAATCAAGGCATTGGAATGAACTTCCAAGGTACCAGTTCCTCCAGTGGTGGTGGAAGGAACATAGGTGAGATCCTGTAACGTAGCCTCAATCCCCGCCACCTGAGAATTGATTTGGTTAATCGCACATGTAAGTTCATTAATATTTTTTTGAGTACTCATAGTTTTATAAGGAATGAAAACGAAGTCTTAACACAAAACGAAACATTTTTGGTGGCGACCGAATACTCATCTTCTGAGACCAACCTCTACGGACGTTACATATCGATGTTGTCCATTATCAAAATCGCTAGGATTCCAGTACCGGGCAGAATCTCACGGAAAGACATTTTGCATTCTGTACAAAGCGTTGAAGGAACTGGGCTCTGTTTCTTCAATACTTGAATGTACCGATCTTGTCGCCACGACCAAACACCAAGTCTCATAACGCTTATCGACAACAATAGAGAGGTATTGGGTGTTCTCAGACAATTGAACAGTCCTCCCAAAATCAGTATCAAATTACCGTTAGAAAAATGTTCAAGGCCAAACCGTTCTTTTTAAAATCACCAAAGGGTAGTAAGAAGAACTCTCGAAGATGATGTGTATTTTCCTTGATGGATCTTTTACATTGTCGTCCTCTTGCATTCAAAAAAAAAAATTATTTCATAGTAAGCTCCGCATGGATACCTTGTTTTTTTCTGATGTTCAACACTTGACATTGTTCCAAAAAGTTTGATACAGCGACACCTGATCTGGAAATGTATTCTGGATCTATAGTGTGATCTTTCGCCCAGTGAGGACGTCCCCCTTTTGATTGAAGATACTTTTCAAAAGGATGATAATAACGATACCAATCTTCAGAAGATGGTAAAGAATCATTCATACCTTTTGCGACAAGTGCTAATTCAAACCCCGCACAATACTCCCACCCATAACAAGGATGTAAATAGATGTCATCGCCACGCATGTATCGTACATGCAGCCATAAATCAATATCAGTATTATTGTTTATGGCAATACTGTTGAAAATGTCTAAAATCACCAAGACGGTTTGTGTCTCTTCTTTATCTGATAATTGAACAAACCATTCCCCATTCCACAACGGTTGAACTTCCATATCAATAGCGTGAGTGTATGCTTTGTAACTGACATCGCAACAATTATCCCACCTCATGATTAATGGCAAACCGTCTTTACCATAATCTGTTTCCAGTTCATCTTCCCACTGATCCTGAGCTGTGCGACAAGGTTTTGCCTCCTGAATACAGTCTCGTTCGGTCGCATTTTCCCAATACATGGGCCACACAGTGTTGCTATGAGGATGTATATAGTAATGGAAACGGTCATAGTTCGACTTTAATATCGACAAATGATGTGACAAAAATAAAGAGATGTCGTATTCTACCCATCGTCGTCGACGAAGATGAAATCTAGGTTCGACGGGAAGTATCGCGCGACTCATGACACCGCAAACACCCAGTCCAAGACGAGCGGCCAACATGAGTTTACGATGGTTGTTGTCGTCTAAAATGTGCGGTTGCCCGTTTGTATCATAGACGGTGAGACTCTCTACGACAGAAGAAATAGAGCTACTTGACATTTGGGAACCGTGAAAGCCAACACTAATAGCTCCTCCTAATGTCAATCCTTGGATACCTCCCGATTGCCAAGACAAACCAAGATCCATTTCGTCTAATTGTTGATGAAGTGCCGCAAAACTGGTGCCTGTCATCACTTCTACATGAGTGATCGTTTCTGAATCAAAAGAATCCATCGTAAAACAATAATTCTTGCTTAGCAATTGAGTGATGCCTGTCAAATGATGAAGAGCGACGGTCACACCCGATTGTCCGATTTTGTCCACAGGAATATATAATCCGGCCCAACTATGACCATAACCAACGATTTTGAAGGATTGTTGGTTGGATTGTAAAAAGTTGGCTAACTCATACTCATTCTTTGGTATAATAATTTCCCGAGGTGTCCATTTTTTCGTACCCGCCCAATTGGAACAAATGGTCTTGTTTCCAACCATGGAACAAAGTTCTCGTTGGGTGTTGTTTTTTTCAGACGGTAGAGGAATAGTAACATTGACTTGTTGTATACTATGAGCGATCAATGATAAAAAGAATAATGAAATCAAAAATCGATTCATCTTTATTTTGTAACTCAAAAAAATGAATTCAACTTTTTTCCATCCTCTTTTTTTTATTTGGAACATTCTCATTTCTAAAATTAATTTTAGAAATTAAAATAATGTTTTGAAATAATTGTCAAGTGTTTGAACAAATTTTATAAAGAGCTGTCTGTTCTGTGTTTGAAAAGTATTTACACATTTTTGAAAGGGTGATTTGAGACTGTTCAAGTGTCTGAAAACACCCAATACCTCTCTACTTACAACCATATCAGATCAACGAATCATAGTAGAACTTTCCTCTACTTCTTTATCATCATGACACTCACCCTAATATTATGTCTTTGATCAATTTAAAAAGACAACAGAAGGGAGGAAAGGATGTCGCAGTACCTATTAAACATTGATTCGACCTACCGGGACAACAAGCAGTATCCGCTCTCTACAGAATTCGGGGTGATTGTGAATGGAACACCGGGAAATCAGTCGGCGGGGAATGTGTACAATATTAACAATATCGTATACTCTAGATTTTCATGGTCAGGTACATCCACCACAACCGTGGAGAATGACACGATCGAGGGCAATTTTCAGTCTTTTGCGACGACGGTGATTAAGCTGGCAGAAAAGGATGCCTCGTCGGTATTAAATTTCTATCTGGGATGTACATTTGTGATGGTCAGCACCGGAGCCTCTGCCGTCATTGTGTATTACGACCCTTCTCAGAACACCGTGACTCTAGCAAATCCCATTCCTCTCACTGATTATAACGCCTCCAACACCTCCTATCAAATAATCAATCCCAGTTATGTCTACAAGAATGAGATGTTGTTGCTGGGGAGCAATGTGTACGTCTCGTTGCTGAACGAGAATCGGATCAATCTGTACTATCTCAAGACGGGTCCGACCAAAACCATGTATGTTCAAAATGTGGATAAGAATTGGATCCTTCCTATCTACAAAGTACTCCAGGATTTCCGGATCGTCATGTTTGAAGAGGACATGCCTTCCTATCAGAATGGCGATCTTTTCCAAATACGGAGTACCGATAACATTGATACTTATCTTACACTGGCTTCGAGTCAAGAGGACTCCATCCTCGAATACCAGATTCAAGAACAAGGGGTGGGATATCAAAAAGGGGATCACGTGCGGGTAGGCACAACCGGGAACGCCGAATATGTCATTACAAGAACCACGGAAAAAGGACTCCTCCTGGCCTTGGTCCTCACCACGGCCGGTTCCGGTTATGAGGCGGGTACGGTCCACCCCCTCGTGTCCTTGACTACGGGAAACCGATCCGCGACGATCCGGGTCCTCAAAACAGCCTCATCGGTAAAAATCAAGGGGTATCCCTCGCACAGCCAGATAGAGAGCCTGCTTTATGACCCGTACCTTTCACCCCTCGCTCAATCACTCTTTAACGTACTGGATATTCAACAGGATACGATTTTTTTCCAGAACTCGGCGCACAGGACGATCAACCAAGGTATCTATATCGAGTTGCTCCAGTATCATACGGTCTCTACTGGATTGACGATGCCGGTGGTGTCGTACCGACAGCCGGTGTGTTATGACGTCGCGTTGGTGCATCTGATCCTTCCGAATCAGCCCGTGCGAGGATTTAATGTGCTGCCGACTTTTTTTCCCTACCTCATGATCGAGCTGTACAATACGTCCATCCCGGGATCGAATGTGGGTGTATTGTATACCAACAATCCGAATGCGGAACGGGTGACCTTTTACTGTCCGATCGGGAATCCCAGGAATCCATTTGTCGTCAGCTACATTATCGTGGGTTCGGTCCAGGTTCAGACCCTGAAATGGACGCCCACCGACAACTTTTATTTCCGGGTCTTGCTACCGAATGGCGAGACGCTTCGTTATAATTTCGACCAGGATCTGAACGAATCCGATGTGATTCAAGGAGTCGTCAAGGCCAGTGTAGACAACCAGTTTTATTTCTTTGGTCAGCTGACGGACCGGAGAGTCTCTGCTACCTTTAGCTTTCGTTTGCGCATGTAATATCAAAGGATGAATATTTATCCCTTTTTTTTTTTAATATAGTTAAAAAAAAAAGATGGCTCCAATTCCTCTTGACAAGGCGTTGTACTCCACCATCAAGGAGGAGATTCGTGATCGGATCAAGAAGGATGGAAAACGGTGGGGGGTCTACGCTTCGTGGGAGCTGAGTCGTAGGTACAAGAAGGAAGGAGGTAGATACCGACAGGAAGAAGACGAAGAGAAAAAAACGCTACGATGGCTTTATGAGAAATGGATCGATATTTGTCGATCTGATCCACCCCACCGTATAGTGCCGTGCGGCCGTCAAAAAAAGACGGATCCGTTTCCGGTGTGTCGGCCGTATTACCGCGTGTCCTCCAAGACGCCGACGACGTGGGGAGAGATGAACCGAGATGATATTCAGGAATTGTGTCGCAAGAAACGAGACAACCCTTCCCTCCGATTGCCATCCTTTGAATCCAAAACCAAAACCAAAAGGTCGAGATCGCATCGACCTTCGGTATGAATTTTTTTTTATCACGTAATAATAGAATATCCATCCTGATGATTCGACGTCTCTTTATTCTTTGGTTACAAGGTTGGGACCAGGCGCCTCCGTTGGTCCGTACATGTGCGGATACATGGATCCATCACCATCCTGACTGGGAGGTGGTACTGTTGGACCGGTACAGTCTCGATCGCTATCTGATCCTATCGCACTATCTGAACGAGGAACAACAAACTAGCATGTCTCGAAACCATTTGGCCAATTTCATTCGGATGATTTTGTTACTTCAACATGGCGGAGTGTGGGTGGATGCCACCGTCTTTTGCTGTCGCCCTCTCGACGATTGGTTGGAAGGCTATGTGAAGGAAGGATTCTTTGCCTTTCGTGGTCCCGGGGAAGGACGTCTTCTCGCCAATTGGTTCCTCTACAGTGAAAAGGACGGCTGGATGATCAAGCAGTGGTTACAAAAGAGCATGGAGTTTTGGTCAGACAAGGTACAGTGTGAGACCTATTTCTGGCATCACGGGTTATTTGCCTCACTCTGTGAGGAATCCGATGAATTCCGGCACCAATGGCAACAAGTCCCCACTTTTGAATGCAACGATACCGGTCCACATCGCTTACGAAACTGGGGGTTGGTACGAAAACCCACCACGACCCTTCGGAAAGAGATCCATGAACGAACATCACCTCTCTACAAACTCGATTGGAGGGTACCCTATGGAAATGGAGAGGATACCGTCATCAACTACCTCTTGTCCTTACGTCGTGAGGTTGGATAATTTTTTTATTATTTTTTTTTTTGGAGAAGAAGAGAAAAGAAAGACATGTCGGTGAAACAAATTCCACAAGAACTGTTCTCCATCATTGCTGGTTTTCAAGGCAAAAAGCCTAGATTAAAAAAAGCGGTGGAGATTCTTTCACCGCAACGACTTGAAGAAATCAAAAAGGCGGTTTTACATGCTGTCAATAGGCTATTGTGTTATGATACCTATCGTTACCTAGATGATATCATTATTCCTTTTGATTCTAAAATTTTTGTCAGTTTAGCCATAAAAAACAATTCCAGGAGAAAGCCTATCTTCGTACTCTGCATAAGCGGTGGAAATCCCAATTATGTGTACTCTACCGATAAGCACACCATTCCTTACCGTGATGGGTATGACATCGACCAAGGTTTGGACACCAGGTATTATTTCCCTGTCGAAAAAAAGAACGAGGTCTTCACGTTCATCGATTGGTTACTGAGGAATTATCGAAACTTGATCAATAAGGATGATTATAACGAATATCTCCTTCACAATCTTCTTACGGTTTACCAACATGATAGCACCAATGAAAATGAAAATAAAGATGGCTGTCAACTTGTGGACGTAAGAAAAAACGCAGTCGTACAAGAGATGATGGTGGTGACCAAAATCATCTTTCAACGATTCTCTGCCTTGGCAAGAGATCGAGAGGATAAAAAAAGAAGATCTATCTCCACTAAATGATAAGACTAAAGATTCATTCATGAATCAACTGACTGAGCTACGGAAGAATCTGTCTATCTATCGTTTCCAATTTTTCATCAAGATCTTTCAACGCGCGGGTACAAGAATTATCAAAGTTGAACATTGTCTCCATCCTTTCCTATCCACATAAAATTGAAACCTTTTGTCTTCTTGTATAGGTATTAACCGTATTTTCATGAATTATCAGCACATGGCCGATTTTTTATGGTACATGGGTCACATCCTGACCGGACTCACCATTATCGGGAATCACTATGATAACCGAGTCGGCGTAGGATGTGTCTTTGTCGGACAGACGCTGACGATGATTTCCAGACCCATCGGTCGTTTGCAGAATCGTTCGCCATCTCCTTCGTTGGAGACGATACCATTCCCACCACCAATCGCCGATGATACCGTATAAACTCCTCCACATTTTTAACTCTTTCCTATTTTTTCTAAAACGCGGGTTAGAAAATTCAATTCGAATGGATTCTTGAAACGTCGTCTCATAGTAACTTTTGCATCAGCGTAGTGGCTTCGGTTCCACTGTAATATCGTATTGTTTCCTCAAGAATGGCGTAGGTGTCGGTCCATGTGCCGGATCCCGAGTAGCCTAGCCAGAGTTCGTTGTCGTGACGGTTCAACGTGAGGACAGGGGGGTCACAGCGTGCGAGATAGGAGCCACGAGCGTACCAAAAATTGTAAAATACAAAACCACGATATCCCGGGAGTAAACCCGCTTTCATCACCAGAGGCTGAGTTTCAAAAAGGTGAACGACATCTTGCCACGCAAAGAGAGTGTGACCGGTGAGTGCTTCCTCCACGGGGTGACGCTGGTGAAGATACCCTTCGGTAGTAAACATACCCTTGCTATGGAGGTAAAGAAAGATCTTGTCAGGATGATGGTGAGCAAGTTCCCACAACCTTTTAAGTGCCGGGTACTCGTGATGATTTTCTGTAAGCAGAAGAGGAGGCTCGATGTTGGATAGATTGGAAAAAAATTCGTTGACACATTCCTCTCGGTCCTGTTCCTGTTCCCCATAAATCACCGGATACAGACGAGCCTGTCGTAAGATACCCGCAGATCTCATATCAGACATTTGTCCTCGAACAATGACACGCCAATCCCGAGCTGGATTGATACCAATAAAGTAAACAATCACCATCTTAATGTTGGGTGTGGTTTCCTCCGTTATGACCGGATAGGAACCAAGGGGAGTCGTCGCCGCTAGAAAATGAATCATGGCCTCTCGTCGTGAAAAAATATGATCCTCATGATTCACATGGTCTTTACGCCATGTTTTCTTATTCAATTGCGCGACATACGCTTTCCAGTCCAGATCCCTGGGCACACGGTTTATTGATCGATGCTCCTTATATCCTAACTTCAAATAATGTCGTCGAGCTCCTTCTTCTGTAGGTGTAATGTCAGGATTACAGTCTAAATAATACCGCCAATCAAAACCTCGCCACCATCTCTCCATGTCCTTTCCCCACCATCTCGTACGTCTTTAAATCGTCCATCACCGAATTTTTTTTTTTATTTTTCTATACAAAACAAAATGTATCCTCTTCGTGCGGACCATGTGACCAAGAGTCCTTTCAAGACGATGGAAAAAGTACGAGAGGCCATTCGAAAGTATCATCAGGGGAAGTCGATTGGATTTAGTCGTATCGCAAGTCTTCGTTCGATGGGATTGATTCCGAGAGCGGACGGTACGTACCGACTCGGAGACAAGTACCGTCATGAACATTAATCGGTACCGTATTTCATGAGAACGGGATACTTGAGGTTGTAGCGTTTCGAGGCAATGGAAAAGGCCTGGAGGTAGCTGCCCACAATCCATCCCATAATCACAAGGTTGGCACCGAGACTGGCGAAAAACCCGGCCCATCCATATTCTAGATTCATGAGAATGCTTCCTGCCATCCAAAGAACTCCGATAAAAATGTAACCGGTGAGGGCATCCGCGGCGGCCTGAAGCGTCTTTTGGTCTTTGGAAAAGTTAATGACGGAGAATTTTGAGCTCATTTCCACTGATCCGATAGAGGCCTGAATGCTGGCCAAGAGGATAGCATTCCCAAGAAGTCGGTAAATATCCTTGTTAGGATTTTTGCTCTCGGATGTTGATGTTTTCTTTCCCATATCAAATCTTTTATTCCTATCAAGAAAAAAAAAACAGATTCGTATTTTTCATTCCAGCCATCAAGAGTGATTGTGAAGTAATTCTTTCATAATGTTGTAAAATAGCTCCTTTTCTTCCTTGACCATGATGTTCTTGGCCAGGGAGAACTTTTTCCCACGTTTATGATCCACATACTGAAACCTCCATGCATCCTTGTTATCTTTTTTAACTGGAACCTCATTACGAGAAATATGAAGAATAGGCTTTTTATGAATTTGTTTCTGTTGTTGTTGGGAGAGAGGAAAGAGATTCATAGGCGATTGTTGATGTTGCTTTTGTTGCGTTTTGGTTTGTTGTTGTTGGGAGAGAGGAAAGAGATCCATAGGGGATTGTTGATGTTGTTTTTGCTTTTGTTGCTTTTGTTGCGTTTTTGTTGGTTGGGAGGAGGAAGGAAATAGATCCATAGGCGATTGTTGATGTTGTTGTTGCTTCTGTTGCTTTTGTTGCTTCTGTTGCTTTTGTTGCGTTTTTGTTTGTTGGGAGGAAGGAAAGAGATCCATAGGCGGTTGTTGTTGTTGCGTTTTGATTGGTTGAGGATCCATTGGCGATTGTTGCTTCTGCTTTTGTTGCGTTTTGGTTGATTGGGGATCCATAGGCGATTGTTGTTGCTTCTGCTTCATTTGTTGTGGAGTGGGATGAAGAGGATAGGATTGTGTAAGACTGTTGGAACGCATGGATAAGGGGGACATGGGAGGATCGGTGGGTTTCGACGGAGAAGAAAACATTTTTTTCAAGCCCTGAAACATTGTTTGCCTTTTTCTTCTTATCCCAGATAATTTTTATTGAAAAAATTATCATGTTCTTTATAAGATAGAGACGTTGACAATGTCCATTGTATCAACAACTTCCAGAGGAATCTGGTGGCAGGTGAATGACATTACCAACATTACCCTTGGCGTGCTATTATTTATATATTTTTTTACCCAAGTGGTGTTGGCCCTTTTGAATCACCGACGAATTCGGTCGCTTCAAGACAAAATCCCAGAAGATCAACTCCCCTCCATCGCGTTCATGGTGGTTGGTTACCGTGAGAACGCCGACTACTGGGAAGGTTGTGTCCGATCCTTATTGAACACGGATTACGGACGAGTGACGACGGTTGGTGCGTTTATCGATGGCAATGAACCCGAGGACGAGTACATGAAAGATATTTTTGATCGTTTGGCCAACGAGAACGAGGAACAGCGTTCTTTTCCCGTGAGTCTACATCTTTTGAATCATGGTGGGAAACGGCATGTAATGGAGGCTGGTTTCCGGTACATTTCTAAGGAGTATCCTAGCAATGAGTACATTATTGTGATTGATAGTGACACCATCATTCATCCTCAGTCGGTTCTTCGCTTGGTCGAGTCTATTCATCAAGATCCTCACACCGGATGTGCGACAGGCAGTCTACGCGTTTTTAACCAGGACTCCGTCTTGGCACGGGTCATCAATGCGCGCTACGCCTACGCTTTTGATATTGAACGAAGCGCCATGTCGTATCCAGGGACCATGAACTGTTGCAGCGGCCCCTTTTCCATCTACCGCCAAACCCTCTTGGACCAAGAGTTTATTGAGGATTTTATCGGACAACAATGCTGTGGACATTCGGTCGGTCCCGGTGATGATCGTCACGCGACGGCGCTTATCCTTATGCGGGGTTATCAGTCCCGTCAATCCCCTCTGGCAGTGGTAGAGACCGAAACACCCAATTCGTTTCACCGATATCTTCAACAACAGCTCCGATGGATGCGCTCCTTTTACCGAGAACAAGCTTGGCAGATCCGTGCCATACCTCATCAAAATCCATACCTGTTGTTCACCACCCTGTACGAGCTCTTGTTTCCCTTTCTCATTATTTTTTCCTTCTTCTCTCCCTCCACCTTTCATCGAATGGATCCTCAAACCGCCCTCGTCATCATGGGTCGTCGCTTCCTGGTCACACTCGGCGTCGTCGTATTCCGCACCAGCCTCCTTTTCCTTGTGACTCACGAAGTCGGCGCGTTCTGGAACCTCCTTATGCTCCCTCTCTACCTCCTCTTCCTCCTTCCCATTAAACTCTACGCCCTTTCCACCTGTTCGATCCAATCCTGGCTCACCTCCTCCCGCAAAACGATCCTCTCCCGCTGTACTAACCCCGACGTCCTCATGATCTACGTCTCCATCCTCCTATGGAATACCACCATCGCCTACTTTCTTTTCCGTCTTCTCCATGGTATTTAAGAACATGATCTCAAAAAGAAAAAGAATGAAGGCTAGGAAAATTTTATCCTTATTATGGATGAGTTGGACTCAGGTAGTGGCGGGATTTCATCCCTTCTTGGTAGGAACCGAATGGGGATTGAAACCATCACGCAAGACGACACCGGTTGTCTTTACTATTGAAGAAAATAAGCTTCTCATTCGATCTTCCTCGGTGCATCTTTCGATGGATACCGATACAGAAAAAGTATCATTATTAGAAACAGACTCAGAATGGACTTATTTAAGGAATCCACAGACACATAAAATCCCATTGAAATTTGACATGAAGCATGTAAAGTGGTTTTATCAAGTTCGAAAACATGGTGTTCGAATCAAGACACGACCATTGATTCAGGTATTACCTCCTTCTTGTGATTCTATCGCAGATCTTACGTGGGAATGTGGAGAAAAGTGTGGTAATTTTCCCATCTATTTGCTAGGAAAAATTGATTCTAAAGGAATAGAGTAAAAAGTCAAGAAGAATGGAAACTACTACGGTGAAGAAACCTGAGGATCTGACACGGATGTTTTATCAGTGCTGGTACAACCGTTCCAACCATATTGAATGCAGAGATCTCATGCATTCTCATTACACTCCTGTCTACCAATCTTGTTTGGTATCGGTTTCCCATTGGGTTCCTCGATTCATTCATCCTATTGTCTTGTACCTGTCCATGATGCCCAAATATCTAAAAATTGTACCCCCACCATCAAAATAATTTTCTTAAAAAAAACTCCAATTCAAGTTGGAGTTTTTTTAATGGACAACAGAACTCGTCCTTAACAATCAATGGTCGAGTATAGAAATAAAAAACATGTTACTTCTTATCGAGATCCTCCACCTCCACCTCCACCTCTGAGTTGAGCAAAAGGTAATTCAGAAGGGTCTACTCCCACCACTTTTCCTAAACGTTTGGCTAATCTTTTAAATACCTGACCTTGAGGAGAATCAGGAGCAGTCTTGTGATATATTTGTAATATTTCATGGAGACGCTGGATATCGTTAGTTGGTACCTCTATGGTACCTGCGCCTCCTGCTCCTTCAGATGCGCAAGGAAGACTAGTACTCTTATTTTGACTAGTAGTTCGAATGGTGTTCACTCTGGTTTTCGTAGTTTTAGCATCTAAACCACCCAATGATTCCGCGATATTTAGAGCACTTTTAAGATAGATCTGACAAAGTAGGGGATCTCGTATGTTTTGTTCTGCTTTACTCAACAACGTATGTAAAGACTGTTTTTTCTGAAAAGGACTTCTGCTGGTTTTCAACATTTGTTCCACTTGTTTATTCTTATCAACACCTAGTTGTCGACTAAGGTATTGAATTATAGCCATAATTTGTATTCGTTTGTCAATGTTGTCCTTGTAATAGCGAAGAGCTTGAATAGCACTTTCCAACTCCTTTTGTTTTTTATAATGAATAACTTGAGGAGTAGAGGCGGCTTGCTGAATATGTTTGATCTTATCTTTCATTTGAGCTTTGAACTGTGAAGAACACTTATCCCCTATCTTCCTCGCTTGTTGGATAAGTTGTCGACGCTTTTTGTCATTAGATAAAGTGTCTATTGTTTCAGCCTCTTGTAGATAAATATTAACCATTTGTTGAGGAGAGGGTGGTGAAGGTATACGTTGACGGAGACCAGCCACTTGAGAAAGGACATTTAAATCGTTATATTTTTCGGCGGTTGTTTGTATCAATTGTAGTAATCTTTGATTTGGGTCTTGTCTAGCCAAATTAAGACGTAGATACATCATGTCTTTTTCTTTTTTTTTGGCGTCATCTGCACTTTGACTGCTCATACTTTTTTTTATTTATAATCAACCAAAAAAAAATTTTCATACCGTTCCGTGTTCCACTTATTGAAGGTCGTGGAGAGCTTGACCAAAAACTGTGACCAGTTCTTCTGTGGTCTCATAACCAAGGTAATGAGGAAGAGAATAAATCTGGGCAAGTTGGGGAGGACAGAGAACGAGAAAGCCATAGCCCACGCCATACGAGATGCTGGAGGAGAGTTTGGTTTTAAAATATGGAGGCGCAAAAGGTTTCGTAATCAGGGGCAGGATCACTTTTACACCATTCATCTTGGCATGAAAATCCCGGAAAAGAAGATTCTTAAAATGAGTGATCTTGTCGAGGTACGGCGTAAGAAAGGCGGGAAGATCATATCTCCCAAGGATACGGATCTCGAAATCGTGGTTTTTCCATCGTTCCAGGACAGGTACGAGAGATTCAAAATCCCGGCGGCGTGGATCATTGCTTTGAATCAAAAAGACGGGTCGGGAAGAGGTCGTCGTCGTCTTGGGAAGAGCGGGCAAGAGACTGGGTAGAAACCAGCGAGGAGTGCGTGAGAAGGGACTCAGAAAGTAAACACGGGGATCACGGACGAATTCATTCTGAAGCGTATGAATGATCGCCACCCATCGGCGTGGATCGCGCTGAACCCTTTCCCAGTCCCGTGAATACACGGTGGCATGAATCACCAGATCCCATGCTTCCGTGATGGGCAGATCGCCATGAAGGAAAGTACAAAAATCATACTTTGCGGTGAGGTACTGTTGAAAATCCTTTTCATTATCAGTCTGACTATGAAGATGAATCGTGAATTCCATTCTTCCTTCTACCACTAGTTCAGGGTAGAATCGAGGCACAAAGATCATCATAATGGATTCGATCGTCTCTAAATGACACACGTAGGCATTCTCAATCAGGATCTTTCTTATTGGTCCTATGTTGGTCGGTATAAGACGGTAGTTATGATGATTGTGAAGCAGTTTTCCGGTAGTCCGGAAAAGGTGATGAGAAAGAAAGACCGTGGGTCCAAAGCGAAGACCGTGGCGAGTCATGAGACAGGGGAGCCAGTGTTGTTCTCGATAACTGGTGGTGTAAATCCATTGAAGCAGATGTAGAGAGAGGGCGTGAAGACGAGGGCTTTTCAGATTCATAATGATACAAGAAGACCATAAGGTCGTATCGGGTGTATGGGGAGAATATCCCTGTTGGATAAGAAAAGTTTGGGTTTGTTGATGGGTTTCCTCAGAGATGCGGTCATGTTGAAGACACCAGTTCATATCCTCTTGAACGCATGGATACCCTTGGGTACGAAAGACAATCGGGAGATCGTTCTCAGAGTACACGCGTCGGATCCATCCACGGAGCTCGTTCTGATAATGAGGAGGACAAGAAGGAGAATAACAACAATCCACCCAGACCGCAATATCATAATCTGGTAAGTATCGTGACAAGTTCCATTTAATAGATTTGACGGCATAGAGGCTATGGGTAAGGAAGCCTGGGATATGGATCTCACGGACCTCCCACTCTTCCACTATCCCCGGTGGCAGCGGGGAAACATCATTCGTAAAAAGAATATAGTCTATTCCCTCCATCTTTTTTATCCTTCCCATCTCATCTGTTTTTTGTCCATTATACTCGATCAGCGCTGTGACCACCGCGATCTTCATTTATGTACCATTTATATTTTTCATTCACAGGACCAAAAATCAAAATTGATTCACCGACCTTTGTTCACGTGATTGTAAATTATAAATGTCGTGTCTTGTCCCCATTCCAGAGATTAGCATCGAAGCGCGGCATCAATTGGATCGACAGTTACGAGTCAAAGAAAAGGTGGATCCGAGGGCATTGTACCGACCCACTCAAGAAATTATGGCCTACCGCGTGGAGGGAAATAACGTGTTTCTTCCTTTTGACTGGTCGGTTCAGAAGGAAGCGTATCGTCGGCATCGTTCTCTTCGACAACAGGGTAGGAAGCTTTTTCACCGTTTTTCAGGAACTCTCCGAGCCGAACAGGAACGGATTCAATCAGAGGCGCTGGTTCATCTTAATCAAAAAGGAAGCACACTCATCGCGGTCTACCCGGGAGGAGGCAAAACCATTACCTCCTTATCCTTGTGCTCCAAGATTGGTCTTCGGACCATGATTTTAGTGAATCGACTGGTATTGGTGGAGCAATGGAAGACCAGCATCGAACGATTTTATCCTTCTTCCACCAAGCTTCAGATTGTCGAGTCCAAAACCCCCTTGGATCCTCACGCGGATTTTTATATCATGAATGCTGCCAATACCCCCAAACGCGCATCAGAACTGTACCGAGAACAAGGAATCGGAACCGTCATTGTCGATGAATGTCACCTCATGATGACCAAGATTTTTGTACAGTCCCTTTCCTACCTTTGTCCCCGGTACCTGATTGGTCTAAGCGCCACTCCCTATCGATCCGACGGTCTTGATGTTCTTTTGGATCTTTATTTCGGGAAAGACCGTGTGATACGCCGTCTTCATCGAAAACACACGGTCTATGTGGTGGAGACGGGTTTGGTGATTGAGGGGGAGAGAGACGACAAAGGAAAGCTGAGTTGGAACAGTGTTCTTCAGGCGCAAATGACAGATCCAGCGAGGAACGAGTTTCTCGCGGGGTTGTGTTCCTTTTTTAGTGATCGAACGATCTTGATTTTATGTAAACGTGTACAACAGATTGTCACGTTGGCGGACAAGGTGCGTGAGAGGGGTATTTCCTGTACGACACTGAAGGGCAATGAGGTGGAGTATGATACCGAGGCCCGGGTCTTGGTTGCTTCGATTCAAAAGGTGGGAACGGGGTTTTCACACGACCGATTGGATTGTTTGATTTTGGCGTGTGATACGGAAGAGTACTTTCTTCAGTATCTAGGACGAGTGTTTCGACGACCGGATGTAGTGCCTATCGTAATCGATGTGGTGGATAAGAACCCGGTGCTTCGACGACACGCCCAGACAAGAAAAAAGGTGTATGTGGAGTGCGGAGGAACGATGTTGGATTTTAGGACTTGTTTTCCCGAGGTAAAAATTTTACAGGCACTCTAATATTAAAAGCACTCCTAGGTTGAGTCTTGAAGGAACTGGGAGTTACACAAGAATTGGAGTTGTGTTTTTTTTGGTCGAAAAGATTCGTGAGTTGGTTCGAGTTGGATCCGGGCTGGAGGGGACGCCAGGAATTCCAGGGTTCAATAAGGTCGTGATCGAGTGGTTCGGGATATTGGTTCAAAATATTAATGACACGCTGGGGATTGGAATGATGTAGCTTGATGAAACGAGAGACATTGGATTGAAAATCAGAGGTACAATATACAGAGTACCGACAGATTATTTCGATTCCCACCAAAAAAGTAGACATATGTTTTCTTTTTTCATCGGCGGAATGATTCTCAATCGAAACGCTCTCGTGAAATCGGTTCTTGTTTTTTTTAAAAAAATCTTGATTTTCATTGTGAGGACAGGTTACCATTTTATCAAGATGGGCGTGTTCACGGTTGTAAATCATCATCCCTCCTCGGTACTGAGGTTCGCATAGCGTGACCAAACGAATCGCTAAATCTTTTTTCTGAATATAGTCTTGAAGTTCTTCATAGGCATTATAATCATCCGTTTGAAGAAACACAGTATGACATTCAGCATACTCTTTCAACAAACGACACAAGTACTTTTCAGAAGAAATAAACTTGCTCTCTCGGATCATCTTATCTCCTCTACGTATAAAGATCGAACCAAACTGACCAGGAATCAACTGAAGATCTTCCATCGTCCTAAGAACCTGATTCTTGATCCATGGTAATAGACGATAAAGAGTGGGATACGTAGCCCGATGCTGATATAATGAATAGAAACCAAGAATCATCCCGTGATGGATGTTGATGGGAGGTAGAGACGAAGAAGAAAGGGACGGGGACTGAATCGGATAGAAATAATCTTCCCACCCTTTCCAATAACGATACATCCAACGAGAAGAATCCAACTGAAAGTGAAACCCATGTACGACACAATAGATATAGGTATTCAATATACAAAAAAACTCACTGTATAGTCCAGCAGAGCTCTCTAGTTGATAGATAAGAACTTGGGAGGACATTCCATCAATTCTATCTATACGAGTGATTTTTTTTTTTATAAAGAAAAGAAAGAATGAGATATGGCATTGCTTGTATGTCACGTTGTCCTCCTCATTTAGAAGACTGGATTCATTACCATGAGCAGATTGGGTTTTTGTATATTTACCTGCGTCTCGAAGGTCCTTCTTGTCGCCTCATGCAAAAGGTGATTTCTGAGCGGTTTCCTTCTTTGGTGCGCGTACTAGAAGAAGGTGTCGGACCGTTTTTCAGTGATCAGGTGGAACGACAGTCTTTTTTTGTCGAGACGGCGATCGAGAAGGCGCACCAAGATAGGGTGGATCGTCTTCTTCATATCGATGATGATGAGCTATTTTCCTTTTCTTCCTCATGGTCGAAGGAGTCTGAGTCGATTGGTTCGTTTCATTTCCAAAATGTGGAGGCCGTGTACCCGGAGGATTCTACCATGAAACAATGTTTTCAACGGACCAACCAATTTCGAGACTGTCGACGAGAAACCTGCCGTAGTTATGGCAATGGAAAGAGCATGCTTCTTCTTCCATCTGCGGAAAAACCTTTTGGTGTTCATTATTTTACTGGCAATCATCAATCCGTGGATCCATCCCACGCCAGGATCTTGCATTTTGAGAGCTGTGACCTTTCCATGTGGATACAAAAATTCTCCGAGGGGTCGTTTTCAGAATCCGTGTTCCCCTTTTATCGACAGAGTTGGCAAGTGGTTCAAGATCATGTTCCTTGTAAGACCTCTACCTGTATGGCCGATCTTGAGCAGATGTACCGCAACTCCACAGGACCTCGACCTCAAGAACAACTGACGACTTATACGGTATACCCTCCACGTCGAATCACATAGAGAGGCCATTTTTGTGTGTCGAGCTGATCCAGTGGTTGTGAGGATTCGTCCTCCTCCTGGCTGAACTCGTAGACCGTGAACTTCCTTTGACGAAAATATCCTCGGAACTGAGACTCCGCATTGAACCAAAATATGTTGTTCACCACCTCATCCCAGTCACCATATCGTTTCATCATCTCCACAATGGTATAGGCCTCCTTCATCGGTAGGAGGTACATGAGATTCTTGCGCAATGTCACCACCCACCGGTTTCCCGTAGATTCAGACGACCAGAGGATGGAGGATTCACGACTGGTCGGATCATGAAAACGTTGCGGAGAGAACGAGGCAAGGTTGGCCTCAGGAAAAAGTACAGAGAAGATCTGGTGGACAGACAGGGAAGAAGGGAAAGGAACGGAAGAAGGGAGGTGGAGTGGATGACGTAGGTAGAGATCTCCGCGGGTGCGAAAGAGTAGATCGTCCTCCTTGATCACCGGTCCTTTGGAAAGAAAGGATTCATAAAGAACCCGATACTGAACGTATTCGATACAAGAACCCGAACGATCGACGAGATAATGGTACCAGTAAGGAGCGAGCAGCCCCTTGTCCACAAAGTTTTGTAAGTAGTGGCGACACTCTTTCATATAAGGATGATCCTTGTGAATCCATGATAGATGAAGACGTGTAAGGGGTTGTTTTAGGTCGGTTTCCCATCGAGCTTCCAATGCATCCAAGAAATCGACACGTTCACCGAGCTTCCACGACGACCCCGCGTGTCGCGAATTCCAATCCATACCCACCCAAAGATAAATCTCAATGTTCATGGCCCACGCCGGTCTCATCACCTTGTCTACTAAATTGTCCAGTGAGGTCCAGAAATGCCTAAATTCACCGGTTAAGAAAATGATGAGCCTCATTGTTTTCTTCTTCGTTTCCTTTCCTTGTTAAGTGAAATACCAATTCATTCATCCATCACAGAGGAAGTTGGGGTTACATTGTTGACAGAGGTCGATGGGAAGACAGACGCCGCATTGATAGGGTGCGGGACAAACGGCTCGAAAGTTGGGGTTGGTGAGGAGCTGGGCATCCTGACAGAAGCAGGTAGTGGGAGGTAGACGAGGATAATTAGTGTAGGGATCATAGTAATAATCCCCCGCAATACCGGGATACGAAGGATGGTAGTATCCACCACCACCTCCCCACCCGCGTCCATTCCCATAACTCCATCCACGACTGGATCCACGACCCCAGCCATATCCACCACCACCACCGTGGAAATGCTCTATCTGGGGGTAGGACTGGGAAAGAGTATGGTAGCGGGTCATGATTTCTTTTTCAATACGAAAGAAAAAGAAAAAGAAACTCATCCATCTATTGGCGAGGTGTAGAAGAGGAAACCCATCGACGTATCGCGAGTCCTGTAACCACCGTCGTGATTCCTAACATGACATATCGTCGTATGATCTTGTACTTTCTCATCTTGACCAGGTACCATTCCAAGGCCACCACACGATGATCATCCGTTCGGAAGAACGAGGCGGTCTCGACGGCACCCTTCACAATCAGACCTTCAATAGACCGATCGACCGGAGAATAAAGGCAGTTCCATCCATAGTCAATACGGTATAGCTTGATGAGGAGCTGAGAAGCGCTGTCAGAAAAAGTGGGGAGGACACGGGTAAGACAACCATCCATGTACCATCGGTCTCGGTACCGGTAAAAAAAAGAGGGACTGATGATAAAGGGCATATTGGCACTCGCCATGCATGCATCGACCAGATCTTCATTGCTTTCAAACTGGGAGATGACGCACGGACGCAGTCCGTACCATGTGACTTCAGAGAGATGAATAAAGACGTTTCCGGAACACTGAAGATAAGCATCCTTGGGAAACAAGAGCAATAATTGCTCTCTCAACTTGACAAAAAAATCAGACTGTCCTGCCAACTTGTCATGAAGATGGTGAACGATTTCTACACCATTGTGGTTGCATTGCATTAAAACGGCAATAATCGCACCCGCACTCACCCCGGCATACCTTCGTATCTTGATCATCCCCTCCTGCTGAATTTTTTTTAATACACGGTCTACTCCCATGACATAAAAGGCATAGAATCCACCTCCGCTGATAATTACATCAAATTCCTTGCTGTGATCCTTTATCAGTGATTCTAGATTGTCCATCGACAAGGCCTGAAAAATTTTGTCTCGCATCCCGTTTATTTTCTACCCTCAAGGTTTAAATGATTTTTCTTTCTTCCTCAAACTCCGTCTCTTGTAAACATCGACTAATACAAGCATTGGATAAACTTTTTCCAATTTTCTAGATATTTTTTTTTGGAATCAATCAGAAAAAAAATACTTTTTTTTGTTCCTACAGAGTCTCGAACTCTGGACCTTGGGCTCATAAGACCCACGCTCTAACCTACTGAGCTATAGGAACCATCCTTTATTTTTTTGAAAAAAAAAACACCAACCTACTTCGCTTTATTCAAAATTACTTGGTCTTCTTGGCGATTGCCTTCTTTTTAGTCTCTGTCACCGTGCCCTTGGTAGTAGCCGTCACCACCACCGGTGCTACCTTGACCGGCTCGACCGCCTCTTCTTCCTCGTCTTCCACTTCGTCCTCCACTTCGTCCTCATCCACTAAACTTCCCGTCTCTGTAAAACCCGGCTGATGAGGGGGTAGCACCGGTAAGACCAAAGAATGAGTGGTCGGTGTCAAGGTCGAGGTCGAGGTCGATGCGGAGGGTGTTCCTCGAAGCACCACTGACGGATTCAATAGACTGCGAAAAGCCGTATCCACCACCCGCACTCGGCTCTCGAATAGCTTGACCTGAAGACTGATCTTGTTTCCGATAAACAGGCTCTCAAATTTGACCGCCCCCTGAATATAACACCGCTTGTTCATCAACTCCATCGGATCAATCGTCTCATTCGTCTCCTCGTTGGTAAAGATGGTATGAATCTTGATCTCATCCTGCTTCTTGGAAGACATTGTCTTGAGGTACAGCATCGGACCCTTTCCTTCCACAATCTTACCCTTGTCCATCTTGTAATACAACGGGTTTAGCTTCTTCAGATCATTCATCTCCAGATCATACTTTTCAATCTCGTCCTTGTGTCCAATCAGATGCTCTTTACACGTATCCACTATGTGATGAATCGCCTCCGTAAACGCCCTCTCCTCCTCCGTCGGCTCCGTCCTCCCCCACAACACCAACGGAAACTGATACCCATTTACCACCCCCGTCGCTGGATCCGTCTGCTCCTGAAGACCATAACACAATAGATTCGGAGGCGTCGCTAGAATAAGGTCCCCAATCGTCCCATCCACATTCCTCGTCGCCAGACGTATCCTCTTAAATGTTAGCTTGCTAATAGCGCCCGGTATGTTTCCCACCTCTGGCTTTGAAAACATGATGCGCTTGGTATCATAGTTCTTATAGCTCGTCAGCTGATTCGAATTCATTCTTGTTTATATTTCTCTTGGGAAGAGCTTTTCTTTCTTACCCTTTCGTCAGTTCTTAAACACAATTTCATTTTTTTTTTTTAATTCGTTATAGACGCGGATGATGGTGTTATCAAATCTTTTTATAAATACTCATCAGGTAGGAAATTATAAAAATTCCTAGGAGGGTGGTACGGTCAATGCCAAAATCTCGCTTCCAAACTCTCGGATTTTCTGTGGTCCGATACCATGAACCTTTTCCAGATCATGGAGAGTTTGAGGAACCGAGGACACGATCATCTCCAGGGTCTTATTCGTCAAGATACAATAGGCCGGCTTTTCAAGCTCTCGTGCCCGCTTTCCTCGCCATTTTTTGAGACTGTCTTTAAGATCTGACAAGACTCTCGGGGGAACCGTCGATGACGGTAGAGCCACAACTTGAAAATAACGGCTGGTGGTTGTGGTGATCTTGGATAGAGAGATTCTTCGAGGAGAGTTGGGCGCACAAAGATCACAATGTCCACATTTCATGTCCACACTTTCTCGTTGATCAAAGTACATCAGGACACTACGATGTCGACATTCTTTGTACGGCCGACTCAATTTCGCATAGTCCACCAGCTGACGAAGACGGTACCAATGGATTCTCTTTTGATTCTGATTTTCGAGTCGTTGAATAAAGTGGGACTGAAGCCCTTTATCCTGCGCCGCGTACAGCATCAGACAGGTCGATTCCTTCCCATCCCGACCCGCTCTTCCCATTTCTTGGTACAGTGCGTCCAGATTGGCAGGGATTCGGTAATGAACCACCAAACGTACATCTGGATGATCGATTCCCATACCAAACGCGTTGGTGGCCACCAAAATCCGAATCTTGCCCTCTCCATAGGCCTCTTGGACCGTTTTTCGCTCCTCGGTACTCATACCCGCATGATAGCATCGTGTGTTCCATTTCTTGGCTATCTCCTCACAGTCCTTGCGTGTCCCCGCATAAATAAGAATTCGACCCTCTGGCGTCTGTCGCAACGCCTGTGCCAACCACCTTTGTTTTTCGACCACATTGTCACACGGTATCGCCTGATAATACAAATTGGGCCGGTAAAACCCATATACATGACGCTCTGCCTCTCTCATTCCCAACTGCTTGGTAATCTCTCCCAATACCAGAGGCGTCGCCGAGGCCGTCAGTGCCATAATCGGAATATCCGGTCGCCATGTCTTCAACCGCGACAATTGTGAATACTCTGGACGAAAATCATGCCCCCATTGAGACACACAATGCGCCTCATCGATCGCAAAAAGACCAATCCTAAAAGGACGCATATCCAAACGAAAATAATCCGAGGCCACACGTTCCGGTGAGACATAGAGAACATAGGCACCACCTTTACGAAGTTCCTGGAAGACCTGTTCGGTTTCTTGAGACGATTGCATAGAATGCAGACATCCCGCCGGAACCTTCTTTCCACGAAGACCGGCGACCTGGTCTTCCATCAACGCGATCAGAGGAGAAACAACCAGAACGAGGGTATCACGAAGCAGCGCAAGAAGTTGAAAACACACGGATTTCCCACCTCCCGTGGGAAGCACCACCATGACGTCACGTCCCGCCAGAGCGGATTGAATGATTTCCCACTGTCCCGGACGAAATGCCGTCATCCCCAATCGATCCCTCAACACCTTTTCGGCCTCTTCTTTTTCCATTGATCTTTCTTCTGATTTATTGATGAATCCATCAAAAATAAGATTGTCATTTTTTTTCTTACCAAAACATACCTTCATAAAAAAGAAAGAAAGAATGATTCAGAAACTCTATTTGTTATGGTACCAAGGATTCGACCAGGCACCGTATATCGTTCAGAAATGCATCCGTTCCTGGGCTCATTACAATCCCTCCTGGGACATGATCCTACTCGACGAATGGAATCTAAAAGACTACTTGCCTCCTGAAATTTTAGAAAAAAAAAACAAAATGAACCTGACCTCGTTCTCAGACCTCATCCGCATCGCTCTTTTGACGGAACGAGGTGGAATATGGGCGGATGCCACCACCTTTTGTACATGCCCCCTGGACGGATGGCTCGAAAAACGCGTCACCTCTGGTTTCTGGGCATTTGATATGCCCACCATGGACCGACTGATTTCTACTTGGTTCCTCTACGGAGAACCTCACCATCTGATTCTTGAAAAATGGTACCGGGCCTCTTTGGCGTACTGGGAAGATCCACCCCGTTCCTCTGATTATTTTTGGTTCCACTCTCTTTTCACCCACCTCTTTGAAACCGACGCTGACTTTCGATCCTCGTGGCAACAGATTCGTTCCAACGGTCATCGGATCTCGGCGCGCATGCCCCATCTCTATCAGGACAATGGGTACCTATCTCCTCCCACGCATCGATTCCGATACTTCCTTCGACGAAATCCACCTCCCCTCGTCAAACTTTCCTACAAAGTTCTTCCAAACCACCCCGACGACATCCCTGTAACCAGTGTGTTGTATCATCTCTTCCAAAACCACTCTGATATTTCCTCAAGAAGACTTTGAACATTGAAAACACTGATATATAGCTTGTTGAATTTATTTTCTCTTCTTCTCCATCTTACTATGTTCAGAGGTGAAACTCCACACTTCAAGATTCATAACAATTGGTGGCTACCATTTTTATCGGTCGATAAAAATTTTTAACTTGGTTATTTTTAGGGAAATGGGGAGTCTTCCCGTAAAGTGTTCCTCTAATGCTACTTCTTCTTCTTCACCAACACACGAGAATAATGATGACCAATGTCAAGATGTGTTGTATGAATCCAAACATACTCTCCTCCTGTCGTCTAGAAAAAATAACAGCGTGATCAAATTTATCAAAAGTCAGGCCCTCTATGAAAAGGAAAAACTCCTTTTGGTCACCATGCCCCCTCACCCACAATTGATTTCATTGTTTGCGTTTGACGACCTCACCCAATCCCTTCTTTTTCCTCGAGCCTCCTGTGACCTCTTTCAATGGCTTCATTCTCGCACCTATGCGAATGGACTCTGGAAATCCTCTCTGTCGCTCACTCCCTTTCTTTATCTGATCCAAGATCTCATGCTGGGTTATGAATTTCTCCTCCAACATTCCATTGAACATTATGACCTCAAACCAGAAAATCTACTCCTGTTTTCCTATCCACGATTCCACCTCCGGATTGCCGATTTTGGGTTGGCCGAAAAGGGAGCGTATAGCTACGCCCTTTCACGAGGAACCAGTGGGTATATGGCACCCGAACTGTCACCGGAATGTTATGTACAGAATCCATACCTTCCTCACAGCATGGATCTTTTTAGCATGGGAATGATATTGACCTACGTCTTGCTGCTCCCTTTTTCTGACTATAATCGAGAAAACAAACCATGGACCAAGGATCAATATCGCGAGTTTTTGGAAGATGTAGAATGGATCCTCCCTCAGCGTACAGACCTAACGGAGTGGCTTCGTACCTGGATCCAGAACTCGTTACGATTCTTGCCTGCGGCTCGGTCACCCATTCAGATGATGGTCACTACATTCTCTCCACCCCTGGCCTAAAAAAGAAGAAAAAAAAAAAGAAAAAAACAAAAAGAAAACAGCAATACGGGGATGAAACGAGTTTATAATGGAAGTAATTCAGAGTTAATCAAGGAACGCCAATATTATGAACTACGTGAACCTCCCGCACCCTCTCCGGATCGTCATCCTGATCTTTATCGGACTCGCCAGCCTACAGCATCGACACTCCCCGTCAAACCGGCCACCCCCTCTTTTACCATACCATCGTCCTCCTCCGTTGTCACCTCTCCTCCCCCCGAATCGAAGACTCCTCATTATTCTTCCGATACAGCCCTTATCTCGCGCCCTCATACCTCTTATTCTTCCGTAACCACTCCTCCTCCTCCTCATCCACACCATCCACACCATCCTCCTCCTCCTCCTCCTCCTGATTACTATTCTTCGCCCAGAAATCTTCATTGCATTGTAATTGCCGATCATATTATGGACTGTCCTCTCTGCAGCAGATTCTATCGTAATTACACACCCCTTTACAACACCATCATTATCCTGCTGATCATTGTGATCCTCGTCATGATTTATCGCTGTCGAGGATCCAATTCCGTCCTGACGTCTTCCCCACGTTTATCTTCCTCTCCATTTTCCTAATTTCGCTTCGAAAGAAATTATAATTCCCTCTAATAAAAAAAATGGGTAATGACCAATCGAGTGTTACCAGTACTTCATTAGGTCCTGTAACTACCGGTGCTAGCGGAGATACATGTACATGTACAGGTGCTACCGGCGATACCGGTCCAGTAGGACCAGTAGGTCCAGTAGGACCAGTAGGTCCAATTGGACCTGCTGGTTCTTCTACGTACATGACTCTTTCTCCAAGTGTAGTGGCCGCAAATAATTGTTTTTCAGATAAAGTTACACGAGCGTTACCTATTCAAAAAAGTCTCTCGTCTTCCAACTACTATGACGAGTGTGCGAAATCGGCCAATCAAAATGGAAGTCGTATATTTGGCCTACAGTATGCTGACGGATGTTTTTATGGCGGAACGCTTGATCAGGCGACACAATATGGACCTGCCAACAACTGTGATATGAAATGTAAAGACGGATCCAACAATCTATGTGGTGGGACCTGGTCCAACAGTCTATTTGTCATCACAGATACTACTAAAAATCCACCCCTCTACGCCCCCCTCTACAAATCCTATTCCATTCCTTGAAAAAATAAAAAAAAAACATGGTGAAAGTCTATTACGGTAAACATCGGTAATAGACTTTCACCATTTTATCTTTTTCGTAAAGGGCATGCAACTTTAGATTTCCGTTCTTATGGTACTGAAAAAATTCGCCCTCGCGTTTTCCGTTATGATACAAGCAGGACTGAAATAACCCGCCATGTTCAAAATAATGACGAGATGGACCTTCCAGCTCTCCCTTCTGATAAAAGAATTCCTTGCGTAACCTGCCATTGGGATGATACTCACAGCGAACGCCTTGTACCTGATTGTTTTCCCATAATGTTTCCATGCTGATCGCACCATCACGGTAATAGTCTACACAACGACCATTCAGCATTCCCTTGATAAAATACCTCTCACACTCTTTCGTCTCATCCCTTCGATAATATACATGATGTCCTGTGATGGTATTGTAGCGATATTTTACTCGGTACTTTTCGTCTTCTTGTACATGACACCAGTACACAAATTGGTATCGGAGACACGGTAACACCTTCTCACGAAAGAGGTCGTGATAGGTAGGATCAAACTCGTAAATATGGTTCATCATGGAAGAGGGAAGCTGATCCAACCAATTCATTAACATCATTATTTTTTATGTATTTATACTCTTCCATCCTCTCGTCCATCATTTTTTTTATTATTATTTTTGAAAAAATAATAGTAAAAAAAATCCACGGTCTATCGGATCAGATGAATATTAAAACCGTTGGAATGTTATTGATAGTCATTTCAATTTGTATCCTCCTCCTTTACTTGATGTTTCGACGACACCATTACAAGGTGGCATCCCCTTTAGTGGCGGTAGAAGCCCTTCCTCAGGCCGCTTCGTATACCATGAAGAAGATTCTCTTGGCACAGTGGAAATGGAAATATTATTGGAATGGGGATTCGAATGTGACCGTCACCCAGATATGTCCCACGATGCATGCAGATTCTGCGCTGTTTGTAAAGGGGGCGATGGTGGCGCGAACTAGTGGAGTATTACTTTCTGTGTCCTCCACGGTGTACATTCAGCGCCCCGATGGCTTTACGCTTTACACACTCAAGACCGGAAACTTTTTCGCAACCTTTATTAATCATATTCAAACCACCTTCCGAGGTTTTGAGATTTTAGATGCAACAGGGACACGAATCGGTTTGTCCAATATCAATTATCACGGTGTCAATGATAATTTCAGTCTTGTAGACCCCATTACGGGAGATACCATTGTCACGTGTTCTCGTCAAAAAATCACTCTGACGGTATGGACTTGGAATATACACGTCTTATCAACTCAAATGGATCATCCTCTGAATGACCCCGTTCTTTTGGCATTGCTTGTAGGCAAGGTTTCCTTTGGTTCTGATGATGGGGCCACTGATTTATGTAATACCTTTTTCGTCCTGGGTGTCATCGTCCTTGTAATCATTCTCCTCTTATGTTGTGCTCTTTTCATTAATGATAACATGTCAATACATGTGAATGAATAAAAAATGATAAAAAATGATGACCAAATTTGAATTCTAATATTCAAATTCAAAGTGGTATTTATATGTCAATACAAGCACGAAAAAAGAAACTGGGCATCGAGTTGAGAGAAAGTACCATTCCTGGTGCTGGAGTAGGAGTTTTTACCACAAGACCATTTCACCGAGGGGAATTGATATGTCATTATGGTGGAGAAACGGTACATCGATCGGCAAAATCAAAGGAAGAGATGATCTATTCCATTGCTCATCCTGTTGTTGAAGGTTGTTGGCGGATTGGATCAAGAACGGATCGGAAGAATCTTGGACATTTTATTAATGATGGTTCCGCTTTTATTCTTCACGAATCTCTTCGAGATAAGAAGAGTGGATTATTTCCTATTTATTCTTCCAAAGTCCAAAAGGCAATCACGGATTATACGGAACAATCCAATCAACGCAGTAATGTAATCTTTATAGATAAGGAGTTTGGTATGGGCGCACGTTGTGATATCGAAGCGGGTCAGGAGTTATTTTATTCCTACGGCCTGAACTACTGGTGCTGTCTTCAAGAATTGGAAACAGAAGAGATTTTTACCCGCATCTCCTATATGATCCTCGGTGGATTCCTACTAGAAAAAAACAATGATTTCTTCCTCAACAATAAGCTTGTCGAGGATTACCAATATCTTCTTCAAAAAGTCCTTCGAGTCCATCCGGAAGGGAATGTCGTCCATTGTCTGGGAATCGCGGACTTGTCGATGAAAGAGAAATGTCACTACCTTGTACAAAAAGTCCTGTAGATGAAAGACAACGAATCTATACATTCCTATACATGGCCCACACGGCGAGGAGAACCAATACCACAAAGAGAACCACTAGCCAGAGGTAATGGTAATTCCTGACGGCGGAAGCGGAAGAGGAATTCGATTTCTTCTTTTTGGTGGTAGGAGAGACTATGGTAAGGATCTCCTCCCGAGGTAGCGTACACATGTTCTTGGTCACCCTTTTCTTTTTAATGTCGATCCCGGCATAGTCATAGTAATCTTGGAGCGTTCGTACTTTTCCGAGTCCATAAATCTCGATAGAATCTTTCTGACGATCGGTCAGTTTGGACAGATCGGTATCGAGGCCAAGAAGGTAACGGACTTTTTGCGACGCGGGGGAGGCATTGATATTCTTGTTTTCCCAAAACTTGGGATCTTTTTCTCGCGTATAAAAATGGTACAGAGTAATCACATTAGGAGAAAAAATATCCCAACCATGCGTATAGAACCGGATGCTTTGTACAAGCTCCTCCCCGATAAAAAGATAATCCAGATCGGGATCAAACGGGATCTCCTTCAGAAAGGAACCTTCACAAAAAAACATGCCCCCGGCAATATAAGCGTTGGGACGAGGGAGGTCCTCATGCGGGTTCCATCCCGCACCTAACAAACTAATCAAATTGTCCTTGGTGAACCAAGCTTCGCAAATCGTCGTCACTGACTCTTGCTTCGATGGTTCTTCCTTGTAATCATCAATGCTCGGTGTGTAGTGAGAAAGAACCGGCTTGGCATAGCCCGCTCGCTTTAAATCAAGTATCATACCAATCATCAGCTCGTCCCATCCACGGACGAATTTACAGTGGGAATCGATCTGTAGGAAATAGTCTTCTTGATCATAAAGGGTCGCACATAGATAGCGGGCATAGGTCGGCCCTTTGGCCTCGTCGTGTCGTAGACGAACAACCCTTACATGGTTTCGATATTGAGGAAGCTTACGAAGGGCAGTATCACGACAGTCTGGATCTTCGGGGGTGTTTTGTTGACAGATCCCGATAAACACCCGAGAAGGATTCTTGGCACGTAGAAAAATCGATTCAAGAGTGACAGGACAGATATTATCGCGGTACGACGCGATTGACACAAAAATCGTGCTGTTCATCCCTTTTCTTTTTCTATACACTTCTTTTTTTTTCCTTTTCTAAATCGTTCGCCTCAAATACTGCGTCTTCACATGAGTCAGATTCAGGTGCGTCGTAAAGTACAACTCCATCTTTTCCAGCTGGACCGGGTCTAAATGACGGCAACAAAACACGTCCACAGAACAAGTCTTCTTCTCTGGCCACGTGTGAAGCGATACATGCGACTCGCTGAGCATGTATAAGCATGTCACACCCTGTGGTTCAAAAAAATGGATGTTCCGACTTAAAATACAAAACCCAAACTCTCGACATAGGGTATCCATCAACCAACGCAGCATCGTTTCATCCTCGATGGACACCGCCGTCTCTCCCTCCCAACGCCCGTCCAAGATGAAATGCGTTCCCATAAAGAATTCCTCCTTCTTCATCTCCTTTTCTTAACACACCTCATCCATTTAGATGTGAATGTTTCCTCTATCCCACCATTGGTCTAAGGAGGAGTCGTAGAAAAAGAAAAGATCAATGAGAACACCTTCCTTCTTGTGGGTGATGAGCCCTTTGTTGGGTCGACAGGGATTGGAGCCGGTTCACCGGTATCTGGATGGATTGGGGAAGTTATCAAGAGTGCCGTCGCGACCCACTCCTACCCGTCGTTACCTGGACATTCTACCTCGAAGGCGTATCCTCATCTCGCCGCCGACTCCTCTGAAGCCGTTTGAGATGCCGTCCTGGTATACCAAGAAGCCGTCGCGAATGTTTGCGGAAGAGGACGAGAACTCGGACGTTGAAGACGAGAAGGAGGAGCAGGATTTTGGTTTTCAACGTGGTCGGTACCGACCCTACAGAGAGGAGGAAAAAACATCAGAGAGCGGGACCTTCCGTTTAGAGGGACCACAAAACCGCGTGAATTTCACAAGCCTGGGAGGCTATACCCAGGTCAAGGAGGAACTGCTTCAGGTGATGGACATGCTGTATTTTTCAACTAATTATTCACAGTACGGTCTGAGGGTGCCCAAAGGGTTTATGCTGGAGGGGCCACCGGGAAATGGAAAGACGTTGATGGCGCGGTGTTTTGCGGGCCAGATTAATGCCTCGTTTATCAGTTGTTCAGGCGCCGAGTTTAATGAAAAATATGTTGGTGTGGGAGCGTCGAGGGTGAGGGAGCTTTTCCGATTCGCCAAGGAACACCGACCTACTGTGATTTTCATCGATGAACTGGATGCGATCGGGAGGAAACGGAGTTCGGGAGACGAGTCTTCCAATGGGGAACGGGATCAGACGTTGAACCAGCTCCTGGTGATGATGGATGGATTCCGTGGAGAAGAAAAAATAATCATCGTGGGGGCTACGAATAGGATCGACATGCTGGACAAGGCCATCCTAAGACCAGGACGATTTGACAAGATCATACATGTCCCGAACCCGGACCGGGAGACACGACGAGAGATTTTAAAAATACATCTGGAAAAGAAGCCGATCCGGGTGGAACTCGACGAGCTCGTGAGGATGACGGCGGGATTCAGTGGTGCCATGATGGAAAATTTGTTGAACGAGGCCACTCTCTATGGGATCCGGAACAAGCGTCTGCCCGTCGAACGCGAGGACCTGGATTTTATCAAGGATCGTATGATCTTTGGATCGAGTGTCGGGAAAAAAACGGTCAGTCCCAAGACCTTGAAACGTGTGGCAGTCCATGAATCGGGACACCTCATCATGGCCTTGGCTTGTGAATTTTTTGAAAAACCGTCCCGAGTCAGCATCGATACCGCAAGCGCCAAGTCTTTTGGAATGACCATCTTTGAAAACACGGATATTGACGAGGGTATTTTTCTCAAGGAATATCTGGACGAGAAACTCATGGTCTTGTTGGGTGGACGGGCCGCCGAGGAGATCATCTACGGTCATTCCATGTCCTCCGGAAGTTTATCTGATTTAGAGGCCGCCCTCCAGCTTTCGAAACAGATGATTATGGAGTACGGAATGGGTCATCAGATTGTCTATCCCTATTTCAGCGAGATTTATAAAAAGAAGATTGACGAGGAGATCCACCGAAATATACGCGAGGCCTATACAAACTGTCGCATGCTCTTGGAACGTAACCGGCCTCTGCTCCTCCGTTTCGTCGATGAACTCCTTGAATACAAGGTTCTGAACCAAGAACAGATCCGCTCGGTCCTTATCCAAGAACCTCTTCTGCTTCTGACTCCCTAATTTTTTTTTTTGAAATTTTATTTTTTACTCCTCGCCAAATAAATAAACTACACAAGCCATGCCAGCCACCAGGTCGGTCATCAAAAAGAAGGGGAGTTTATCGCAAACCACCTATGAGCGTGTGATGAAAAACTTGCTTCATGCCACGGAACTCAGCGATAATGATGCCAAGCAGTATCAGGACACCTGGATTTTATTCGTCCTTCTCTTGATCATTTTTATTGGATTCACCATTCGGTACAGCGTGCTCGCACACCAACACCATCAAAACAAAACACAGGAACCAACCATCAAGATCATGCATGTAGAGAAGTACCGACTGTATGCCATCTTTAATGGAATCATGGTTGGAATCTGTCTCTTGTATTTTGTAGGATTGTGGAGGTACGCGGCCTCTTTCAAAAAAAAAAGTCATAAAAAATAGAAGAATATAAAGGAATGAGGGGTCGAGCGGATCGTCAGCGCCTCTTGGATCAAAAAGAGGCGCGATTGAAGGAGTGGTCTCGTCGGCTGGATCGCCTTGAAATCGACCATCCTGTGGAAAAGATGAAACAATGGGAAGCCCGATTGATACAGTTTGAGAAGAGCAATCATGAATACTACCAGCTTTTGAATGCCAATCGTGAGGAACAGTTCCGGATTTCTCAGCAGCTTCAGGCTCGGGAAGCCGAGGTCGCTCGGAAGGAACAGCTGCTGTATGATTTTGATCAAAAGAGAATGGCGCTTGAGAAACACTATCAAGAAGCCCTTCAAAAACACAAAAACATGATAACCTTTTGGGAAAACAAGGTGATTCAAGCACGACAAAAGGCCAAGAAACGCCTACCTCTCCTACCTCCGATGCCGGTCGTGCCTGCCTCTTCTTCATCGCCTCGTCGTGGCAAGAAGAAGCAGCAGCAAGAGACACAGTACCTTGAGGAGGACCTGGATTTTGATCCGTTTGGATTCACGACGGGGTAAGAAGAAAGAGAATGATTATTATTCTGACCATAACATAATAATAATAGTAGGAACTAGGAAGAAAACATGAATTCAATCATTTCGGGGTGGTCGGGATCATACTCCTGACGATCTTTGGGGAAAAATCCCAACAAGTGAGTACGATAGAGAAGATACGTCTTGAACGCTTCAAACTGTTGATTCAAAACCTTGTTGTAATCCGCCAATGGAAGACCCGCCTGATGGCGAAGAGGATTGGTTTCAAAGATGGTGTTTTTTTTCAATTCATAGACTTCGAGCATGGTCAAGGCCTCCTTCATATCGGACCACGCCGTGATCGCCATGAGATCGTTCTTGGAGGGACGGGCTTTACGACTCAGGATGGATCGAAGAACTTCCTCCTTTTCTTGGAGAAACTCGTGTTCCTTTTTCAAAAGTCGGGCGTTCTTTCGCGCCCGCGTTCGGTGTTCTCTCTGTGCATTCATTTTCTTTTCTTTTCTTTGTCTAGATTTATTTTTTTTATTCTTTCTTTCTTTCTTAATCGCGAAAGGCTCGAACCAGACGCTGGTGAAAGAGCTGAAGAAGAGTATAGCCCTCTTCCTCACTGGGTTCGATGGCCATCTGCTCCCCCCACTCGTTCCAGGCATTCACAAGAAAGATTTTTTTAATCTCAGACGAATCCGGGTGCTGTTGGAAATAGTGAAGATGTTTGATGAATTGGGTGTCCAGAAATTTAGAAAAATGATGCAGGGAGAAATTATTGGTCTGTGTCCACATCACCTTTTCCTCATGGTCCAGTAACCGCGGCTTGTTGTAAAACTGGGTAAAGACCGACAAGATAAGGTCCTCCTGATCTTTGACCACCTCTTCTTGAATATATTGGGGGTAATCTAGGAGACGTCGTTGGGTTTCTTTGCATTCCTTGATGTAGGTTCCCGTATGCCATCGCTTGTAGTTGGAATGGAGCAGGTACGAGGTATAATCAGGAAGACGGCAGATCATGCTGTGAACGACGAGATGAAGACCTTCAAAACCATGGCCCCGCAAAAAATCATTCGACATGGATCGAAAGAGTTCCAGTTCCTCGACGGACATTTCATCGGGATGGTGGATAAAAAAGACGGGGCGATTTTCCACCTTGAGGTAGTTTTCATGAAGAAAAAAAGGTAGCAAGTAGTCCAAATGGTGTTGAAACGTTTCTACCGTGTAGCGATTCGCAATCTCGACGGCTTGCTTGGTCTTGGTCTTATAAAACGCGGGATTGCCCGTCCAGTCCTCGTTGGCCCATATGAAAAAGAATCGGAGAGGGTCCAGGGAATGCTGAAAGAAACGTTGAATCACTTTTTCAAAAATAGTATTTTTTTGAGTCACCGTATTCACGGAGAACCAGTAGTGATAGATGGCAAAACCGGCAAATCCAAAGGACTGGGCCATACGCAGCTGGGTGTCCATAATGTCTGGTTCCTGTACCAAATCATAAAAGCCCAACACGTCCCGGAGCGGCGTGAGAAGTTCCTTCTTTTGGTCGGTGTTGTACTGAGTCCAGAGAGACTTTAGATTCGTCATATCGGTAAAGGTGGGATAGAAATTCAAATCATTCTCAGGAACGGTGTGGAACTGAGGAAAGTAGATGGCAAAAGGCTTTATTTTTTTATGAATCGTACGGAAACAGGGACGGAGAAAGGTGGGATGAAGAAGAATCTTGTCGTAGAGCGGGGCGTGCGAGAGACGCAAAACCGGAGAAATCTTGTTTTCGGCATTGGTTCCCTGATGAAGCAGAATAAAATCCACAAAATGAAGAAAATCCCGATGAAGCTGCTTGGTGGTCGTGGCCAGGGTGGGAAAGAACCTCGGGTTTCCTTGGTAGATCAGTAGACGTTCTCGGATCGCACCAATGTCCGTGTAAAAAATAGGGAGACGCGACTGGATGGCCTTGGTCAGCGCGTAACAATACGTCTCTGGAAACTTATTGAGCATGAGGAGACCGTGAATCTGGTCTTTTTCCAACTTTTCAAAAATATCATCTTCCTGGTACCCCTCGGGATGGACCACCACATTCGGCTGGTCTCCTTCAAAATGATTATTGTAGATATGAAAACAAATCTTTTTGGTCCGATAATGATGCAATAAAAAAAGACGCAAGAAATATTCCTTGCCCTTGTACACCGAAAACTCGGTAATGATACCTACATGAATCGTACCCTGAACCAACGGCAACCGCATGTCTGGATCAAAGATCAACTTATCCATATGGTACTGTACCGTCAAGGGCACCGAGAGGTATTGTTGGAAATAGTTTTTTTGGTAATAACTCGGAAAAAGAATCCACTGGGCCTTTTCCATCAAGGCCTTTTTGTGAGGAGGGATGAGTCGGTGTCCGATGCCATGGATTCCATGACTGTAGGTATGATCATGGGCATGTGGAAGCAGAAAGTAATTGTCGTGAACCGGGATCATGACCTGAAGATCCCATTTGTCAATCATCTCCACAATATTGCTAATCTCTAGGTCAGAAAATAAGACATACTGGAAAATGAGCACGTCCCGGGAACGGATGATCTTGTGATACTTGCGCAAATCGTCCCTACACCTCAAAAAAATAAAGTTGATATTGTACTGACCATATGTCCGGATGATGTCCCGCAAGTACTTGTTGGCTCCCCCTGAAACAATATTACTCACAACAAAGATATTCCTCTGATACGTCAGGTCCAACACCTCCGTTCCCGGTAACCGGTTCCATGAGAACCGAAACGCCGCTGATAAGATACCCCATGTATAATTCCGATTCTCATTCTTGCCATACTGCAAATAATGTCGACACGCCTGGTCATGGGTCATAAAGGCAAGATCCGCATTCAATGTACGGTAGGCAAACGAATCAAACTCAGCCGGAAGACTCATCCAATGACTTGCTTTTTCTCATTCTAATTTTTTTTTTTCCTTCAAAATTAGAATTCATTCCATGGTATGATGTTAAGAAGAGGAGGATAGAACTTCGTCCATTCCGTCCACACCGAGGTACTTGAGGAAGGAATCATCGTCATGATTTTCAGGTAGGTTGGCATCCTTACGGGCGGCCATGTATTTTTCCTTGTAGCGATGCGCATAATCCTCATGCTCTGATTCCGTCGACGCGATGGTGGAATTCAAGGAGAGAATGAGATCTTTCATCTGGTCCACCTTTTTTTTCGTCTCACGATAGGTCCATAAAAGCTGTGCTCGTTTCACCTGATCCATGATGTACAACTCAAAAGGATCTTCCGACTCCTCCTCCTTGGCTTTCCGTGAGGACTCCAACAGATTCTTTTCTCGATCCTGAATTTCCTTCATCTCCTTTTCCTCCTTGGATTTCTTGGAAAGAATGTCCTCACTGATCAACTTGACCGTCTTTTTTCGTATATCAATCGTCTGCAACTCTTTTTCGAATCCATCCGAGGTGGTAACCGGAAACGGTCGTCCAACAAACGCGTGATAAATCTCATGATACGAATCCACATTACGAATCAGGAATTCGGCCCGTTCATTGGCCTCCTCCTCCGTCGCAAACACTCCACGCACCTTCATCATCCCATAAATATTATCCTCGTCGGGCCTCGCCCCCTTGGAAGGCGTAAACGATACCAGAGTAATCTTCTGATTCATCAGTGGCGGATCGGCATACTTGCGATCTACCTGTGTAAAACCCAAATCACGGCTCTTGACCGGAAGGGCGCGCTCCATTTCCTCATCCGTCAGCGGTGTCAAGGAGGACCGAAGAGCCGGCCTCTCCTTGGGTTTATCTCGTGGAGCGACCAGTGAATCCATTCTTTTCTCTTGATTTATAACCCTTTTAAATCGATCGTGGTCGTCACGGGAATGGGGAAGGGACAGTGGGGAGAGGGGAAGGGAAGATGAAATTTATGTGTGAGGTCTTGTTTGGTGTAGAACCAGACATGAACCAGACGGGGAAATTGGTGATCCTTATAAGGGACAAATTCTTTGGAAAAAACAAGTGGCGAAGTTCGCGTTTCAAATTGATGCCACAACTCACGATCGGCGTGAACCATAATGACCGCGTCCGTCATTCGGAGGAATCCGTTTGCATCCTTGTCACGGATCATGGCCGAGATACCGAGAGTGCTTTCCAGACCTTGGAAGATGGCCACAAGTTCTCGTTCAAATTTAAGGATGCGGGGGTGACGATAGATGGTGGCGTGAAGGCGGTGACGGATCAGAAAAAGATTCCACAACTCGTCTTGGATCCGGTCACTGAAACACAACACCTGATCGATCACGCGACAGTTTCGAAGAATCCGATGAACATCCACCGTCATGGATAAACCAAACTGATGATTGTCACGGAGAATGTAATCCAGCTTGTCCGTATCAATCCCGTGATGAGGATTGGCGATGAGGTGCCGATACCATTGACCCTCCGTCGTGGCGCATGGGTGACGAACCGGATCCACAAGCGACTGAAGAAAATCAACCTCCTCCCTCGTCACCAGTCCATACCGCGTGTTTATCAAGGCGATGAGATCACAAGACCGGTCTTCATGACGAATCCAGGTCGAGGTCACACCGCTCTGTTCCTGAACGTACGTGTCAAAGGCATGCGAAAAAGGCCCGTGTCCAATATCGTGAAGCAGTGCCGCCAACGCAATCAACTCCCGGTCTCTCACCGTCAACCGCGTGAAAATCTCTGGCTGGACCGCCTCCAAATGAGACAGTAACAATCGAGTCACGTGGTAGGCTCCAAGGCTGTGCGCGAACCGCGATACCACCGCCGTTGGAAACACCTTGTAGGCCACACCCGTCTGTCGAATCTGGTGCATCCTCTGAAACTCCTCGGTATCCAACCATGATAATGCCAACTCTGAAACATAAATACCTCCCCATATATTGTCGTGAATCGTCTTCATTTCGTTTTGTTTTCTCCTTTCTTTTTTCTTATTTCATTTAACGACAAGCCTCAAGAAAAGAGAAACAAAGGAGATGAGAGAAGAGGAAAATTGTATCGTGATTTGTTTATATAGCAAGTATTCTCAACGATGCAAAGAATTTCTGGACGAATCGAGGGGACGACGCGATATACGGATGATGAGCATCGACCACGAAGAGGTGCGGAAGATGATACGAGAAGACCGGATGGGGTACCACGTGCGAACGGTTCCCTGTTTATTTCTCTTTTTTGGGAATGGACGACTGGAAAAGTATGAAGGGAGTGATGCCTTTGTCTGGCTGCGCAAAGTCAAGGAGATCGAGGCTCCTCCACCTCCTGCGACGGTCACGACCCCCAAAATGTTGGAAGAACAGGAGGAGGTGGTGGTCAAACAACTGGTGGACGAGGAAGAGCAGGAGGTTCAACCCTTGCCGCCCGTTCAAGATTCTGAAACGATGATGGCCAATGAGATGAATATGCGTCGAGCGGCCGACCAATTCATTGCGAGAAAACAAGATAACATCATGTCCGTGGCCCAGATGATGCAACAGCAACGAGAAAAAGAAGACGAGGTCCTTAATCCCGCCCCACCCGGTTCACGTATGAGCAGTGACCGTAAACCAACGGTAGCATAGCTGATGATTCAGAAAAATCAATCCGTGAACAGATCCCGTCAACAAAACACTGCTTCCCACCAATCTCCAAAAACTCATCCGCACGGGGACCACCTCGTTCGGAGTGGTTCGTGTCTTGATGGGTGCATACAAAAAAGAAGGACGCAGTATCATCAACAAGATGGTAAAAAATAGGAAAAATAAAAGTGGTTGGATACACCTTTGTTTGACCATCCACTGTAAACAACCGTTTGTGACGATCCTCCATCGGGGTTGGGTTCCATGACACGTGGTGGTATCCGATACCATCTTCTCGTCCATGTCTTCCTCGACTCCCGCGGCCACGACCTCGGTCATCGACAGGGGGGGTTTGGTGATGGTGGTAGGTTGTAGTAGTGAGGAGTTCAACTCTTTCAGCTTTTGAATGGCTTCCGCAAAATCCGTCATTTTTTTCTCTATCTTGGGAATAATTATTTAGATGAATAAAAATAAAGGAAGCAACGATGAATCTCCTTGGCGTCGCCGTACTGTTCTTATTTCTTCTCTTGGTGTGTTTATGGGTTGGTCATTCTCTTCAGGAATCGAGGAACCAACAGGCGTGGAAACGACAATTTGAATTGTTACTGGGAGAGAAACCGGATCCGATGATGTGTCGACGATGGAAACGAAATCCTGATCTGGAGCGGTTCGCCGATCAGATCCATTTGGCGAAACAACGAGTCCAACAGCAGAGAGTCCTCTTTGTGGGGTTGAGTCAAGAAGGGGGTCGAGAAACGACGGCTCATTGGATTCCTTTGTTGCGACAGATGGGTGCGGCGACCAAGGATTATCGGATACTGGTGATGGAAAACGATTCGATCGATGATACCCGAACCCTCTGGCTTCAAGAAGCCAAACAAGACCCTCATTTACACATCTTGTGTCGAACGGAGGACAAGGTCAACCTTCCCAACTGTCACCTAGAGTTTCGTGCCATGCCACGGGGTGGCGATAAGGAAGCCAACATTCAAGACCGTGTAGAACGCATGGCCTCCTTGCGGCAGATCTATCTTGACTTTATTGACCGATATTATGCCGATTATGACATCCTCATGGTGATTGATTGGGATCTGATTGGAAAACTCTCCCTCATCGGATGGTTCCACGCCCTTTCGATCCTTCAGAACCAAACCCAGTCAGTGGATGTGGTCACAGTCAATTCACTCGTTCAGGATCGATCGTTTCTTTTTGGAAAAAAGGACTGGAGGATCTTTGACACCTTTCCTATGATTGACCATCGTTATCGTTGTCATTCGATACAAGATCCGAAGAGGAAGAAACAGATGGACCAGGATCTACAAAAGGCGTGGTCTCCTCGTCTCCGAGAAGAAGCGGTTCAACCGATCCCTGTTTTCTCTGCCTTTGGTGGTATGGCCCTGTACCGCTTGTCGTCCATTCAAAAGTACGGGGCCACCTATCAACTCGACGTCTCCCAACGACAATGCCCGCTCCAATGCGAACACACCAATCTTCATCAGAAACTCCGTGTAGTGATCGACCCCTTGTTTATCTTCCTCATTCAACGCAATCTTCATTAAGGACTTTTGTATTTTTGATTTAGAAACCAAACACCATTTTTTTCTAAATATAAAAAATCTTTCAATAAATTAGAAGAATTCAATGGTCGTTGTGTTTTTTCTTACTTCTGTCCTCGTCCCTAGCTCCTTACCACTTAGTTATACGCACTGTCGATCCGTGTACACCACCGAGCAACGACTGGATCAAACCCTGACATCGATTACGAGCATACGAAAACACATTCCTGATGCCAAGATCTTGTTAATTGATGGGACCCCCAGCACACGTCAGATTCCCCATGCCCTATCACGACTCCGAGACAAGGTCGACTTTCTTTGTTGTCCCGAGAATCCCGAGTATTTTGTCGATCACGCCTATAAAGGCCTCGGTGAAATGTGGCTCCTCCGCCAGGGAATCCAATACCTCCGGGAAAACCACCCCTCCCTTCTTCCCACCGCCCAGGCCATTTTTAAACTGAGTGGTCGGTACCGACTTCACGACCAGTTTGATCCAACTCCTTTTTTACAGGCCAAGGGTAAGAATGTGTTTCGCCGCATTGAACAAGGATCCGTCTTTGATGAAAAAATTCCATGTCTCTATACGATGCTTTTCAAGATTGATCCCGACCAGATCTCCACGTTTGAAAACTATTTACAAAATGGATTAACCAACGAGATTCGTGAATCCGTGGAACGTTACATGTTCCTGTGCTATCAAACGGACCCAAACACTCTTCTTATGGAATCGACTCCTCTCGGCATCGAAGGGAATATAAGTGTTTGTGGTCGTAAGGTAAGAAAATAACGATCAGATGGAATGGACATTTCAAGTTTTTTATGAGAGCAAGGATCATAAAGAAAAAAGGATGGAATGTACGACGATCTTCCCCCCACAGGACAAGGTTCTTTCTCTATGGAATGATAATCAGAAACTGGATGTCCTCCTGGGAGATCCCGACCCCGGCATTTCCAAGAACCTCCGGATCATGTTTCACCCCTCTCAGCTTAGCTTGATTGTCCTGGATCATCAAACGCTCTCCCTTCATCTGGAAAATAAGACGGTGTATTGGAAGGATACTGATCGACGGCGTTTCTTATTTCCCATTACGTTTTCCATACCGGAATGCCATCTTGTGGATGCAATTCCTGACAAGACCAAGATGATGTCTCACATGATTCCAGGTAAAAAAGAAACCTATATTTACAACACACAGAAAGAGTATTATCACGAGTATCAGACTTCCATGTTTGCGCTCACTCACCGCAAAGAAGGATGGGATTGCATGCGGCATTATGAGATTATTGCCAATGGCTGTATTCCTTTCTTTCCGGATATTGAAACGTGTCCTCCCAAAATTCTCTCGCGCTTTCCTAAATCACTCGTTGTGAAAGGCAATGCGTTCTATCATCGTCTGTCGAAGAAAACCCCCGCGGAACTCTCCCAAGAGGAAAACAGATAGTACCGAGACCTCGTGAACCAGTTTCTGTTCTTTACACGATCCCATCTCACCACCACGGCCATGGCCTCTTACGTCCTCGAATCCTGTCGCCAACCCCATCCTTCCCGTATCCTCTTTTTGTCGGGTTCAATCCCACCGGATTATTTACGATGTCTCCTCTTTCACGGCCTTCGTACCCAAATGGGGCCACGTTGTCATGACTATCCCAGGATACCACACATGTACACCGGTCATGAAACGTTGCCTTATTTGATGTGGGGACGAGGGTACACGTATTCAGGTCTTCTTCCTCCCGAAAGTAGGAATCGTGCTCTCGATGATTCGGTCGAGCAAGATCTTCGGGACAAGAAGTATGACCTCGTCGTCTATGGGAGTTATCATCGTGGTATGCCATTGTATTCTCTGGTCCGCCAGTATTACGAGCCCTCCAAGGTTCTTTTGTTTTGTGGTGAGGATACGCACCGGTGTGACTATGAAGAATGGATCTCACGTGGTCATTACGTGTTTGTTCGGGAGCTTGTCGAGTAAATCGACCGTGTCGTACAGACGCTGCCAGGGGTAGGCAAGGATCTGTTCCCAGCTCGTCGCCGCCTCCTTCTCGTTCAGAGAAATCCAGTACAGGTCGCGCCTATGAAAGCGCATTTTATTGGGTTGATCGGTCAGAAGAATCAATCGAAAACAAAGTTGAGGATAACGTTGATGGAGACTGCGCAAAAGAACCATAATCTGGTGGGAGGTGTCTTTACTCGACTCGTAGAATCGGACCAGGTAGATGGGACATTGAATGTCTGAGAAATACCGGAGGGTATCGTGAAGACGAAGAAAACGTCTCTGGTATTTTTCCTCAAGACGGTTCTGACATCCTATAGGATCGAGACGATAGTCAGAAAGCGCTGTATCATGAACTGACTGGCATCCAAGGGTCTGAGACGTATAGGTCTGTGTGAGATTATTCCAGGGATCCCCAGGTTTCCACGCCATGTTCAAGTCATGAGAATCAGAAGAAAGAATCTGAGAGAGGGCGGGCAACGAGAGGATGAGCCAATCAAAAAAATGGCTTGGACCCGGAGACCAGTGTTGATTCACGTGATGACTGACCGCACAGGCCTTGCCTCCGACCGCCGCCGATAACGAAAGGATGCGATTCCTTAATGGAGGAGGTGTCAAAGACATTTTCTGAAATTTTACAACAAAAAGAAATTTTTTTTTTTTATCCAAAGGGATAATAAAGATTTCATGTCTTCTCATCCTACGACTCTTCAAACGTCCAACTACCAAACTCTGGGTGCCACGTCGTTTGGAATGAGTGTGTCGGATACCACCACCCCCTACATGCAGACCCAAATCGTACCCATTGATGCCAACCTCGGGTACGAATCCCTGACGCACCGTGCGCCCATGTCCTCCAGTACCTACTTTGACATCAACATGGCCTACCCCTCTTGTCAGAACAATACCTGTACCCAGTTTGTCCTCCGAAAATGCGACGGACGCGTTTCCCAAAAATACATTACCGATTCTCTTCCTTCTCCCTTTCCTTCCTAAAGACGACGTCTAGAATCCATGGCCATCTGACGGTCACATTCCTTCGCCCGATCCTCACCCCCTCGTTCCATTAAAAAGGCCCGGATTTCCTCTCGCCGACTCTGAGGGAACCATTCGCTTTTTCCATAGACTCGATCATCCTTCCATTTTTTCTTCACCGCCGCCTCGTCTTTTTGTGTGAGCGTGGGAAACCATGCTATGAGCACCACATCCTCGATCGAGACGCGGTCACGTATGTCTCGAGGACAGACACAGGAACCAAACCCACGATGGGCTATTCGAGAATAAGCATTCTGACCGATATAATGACCGACCTTGATCCAGGGTCCGTGACAAGACTGGTAGATGTAGACACCCATTCTTCTTCTTTTATATCCTCTTTCCTTTTATATTCTTCTTCTCTCCTCGTTCTTTTTTTTATTGGACAGGAGAAGAGTGGGTAGTGGGTATGATGTTCATGTTCTTATAAATACCAGAATCAATATAGTCACCGTACAAGGTAAAAGTTAAAGGGTACATGCATACCGCTGTATAAGGGGTGGTGTTCAAGATCCAAAACTCAGAAGCATGATAGTCTTCCTTTGGTATATATCGAGCAAGTTTTCGAAGATGGGAGGATCGTACCCACCAAAAGTTTCCTGAAAAATGAGGCACCGGCGCTTTATTGAAAAGACATCCAACTACATCCACCTTGTCCATCCGTAGCAAGGCGAGGGCTTCCTCGTGTCTCTCCACCATAAAATATAGCATCATCTTGATCCATTCATTCACCACAACCCAACCCACTTTTGTGATTCCCTTCGTATGCAGGTACAGATACTCCATATCGTCTTGCTCGCTATCTTCTCTCATGGCTTCTAATGTGAGTCGCTCATAATGCCCTGGATCAGAGGAAGAGACTCGGAGCCGTACCTTGTTATACTCACGTAACCAGGAATCCTCCTTTTCATTCTCTCCCAACACTCCGATATAAATCAGATCCACCTTCTCATAGAGACCAGATGTCATCATCAAGGTCATGATACCTTGAAATTTTTCAAGATAATCTCCCAATTTGCAAACATGAAGATAAACTCGAGGCATCCTTTTTTATTTTTTTTAATTGTACTTCTTAACCTAATTATTAGCGGTCAACGTTCCGTAGGAAAATCGAGATTTGGTTTTTAATTTTGGAAGAAAATAAAAACAATGAGGATCCCTGCGGTTTGGAGATTTTTTACCATGTGGCAGTTTTGTTTGCTCCTTCTCGCCTCCTTCCCCTCTTTTCAATGGATCGCGGAATGGGTCAATCTTCCCTTTCTGTCGACCGTCGTCTTTATCGGAGGATTCTATATTTCTTGGATGGAGCCCAGAGCGTACTATATCAAGGTCCTACCTTTCGGTGGTGATGAGACATCGACCGTATGGACGCTTCATTCATGGCCCATACGCCTCACCATTGATATCTTGTTCCATTTCATTCCCCTGATCTATGCCTATCTCCGTTTTTCACCCGTCCGAATAGATCGTAAAACCACGTTTGGTACCGTCTTTCTGCTCAGTTTGTATTTTTGCCTCTTTTCCACCCCAGACGTCTACCACATCTCCTTTGATCGTTTCCTGATTCCTTTCGCGCTCAGTCTCGCCTTTTTCCTTCTTGTCGTCACCCAAAAGAAAAAAAGGACCTAATCGACATTCATGACTGAGTTAAGAACAAGCCGTCTATGAAAGAAAGAAGGATGGACGACAAGACGGCACTGGGGTTCAATACGATCTGTAATTTCATACGGGATCTGAATGCCTCTTTTGGAGGCAAGCAAAAGTCACTGATGCTGTATGGACATTTAATTGAGAAAACGGGGTTGATTCATATCGAGCCGGTGAAGAAGCATATTCGTATTTTTCAAAAGTTTATCACGGACAATGAGACGGCGATATTAGAGCGGGATAAGAAGAAGATGGTTCAGGCGCGTTTGGTGTATTCAGACAAGGTCGCGATTGATCTGGGGCAGATTTTCAGGGTTTGTGATCGGGAGGAGGAGGGGGTAATTTGGACGCACTTGCTGACCATTGCGGCGGTGATTGTGCCAGAGAGTCAAGCGAAACGGGTGCTTCAGGAGATGAAGACGAAGAAGACGACAACCGGAGGCGCGGCGGCGGCAAATGGAATGGAGGACATGATGAAGGGGATACCGGGTATGGAGGGGGATTTTTTGAAGGATTTCATGGGCAAGATTGGGAGTCAGTTACAGGATGTGGACGAATCCAATCCGATGGCCATGATTACCTCTCTCATGTCGTCCGGGGTGTTTACCGAGCTGTTTTCGTCAATGTCAGGCGGAATGAAGGATGGAAACTTGGATATTGGAAAGATGATGAGTTCGATGCAGGGCCTAATGTCCAACATTGGAAACATGGTCGATACCAACGATGGATCACCGGTGACGACGACGCCTTTAGTCTCTGCTGCCTCCTCCTCGCCCACTCTTCCACCGCCCGAGGAGAACCTTTTGGATCCGATCGATTAATCCACGCCGGCGACAGTGGGTTCACCGGCGGACTGGGAGCATTGACCACTGAGATTTAAATCACAATCCGAACAGTTCTGTTCGGGAGCACATTGACCAGTGGGAAGGAAGACTGGATCCTTACAGAAACATTGATCGGCAGGGGTGTATTGACGGTACTCCCCACCCCACACGGCACCTGACAACGAGGGTAATGAATAGTTTTCAATCACCTGTCCCTTGGTGCGGTGAGACATGATTTCCTTTCTTTTTTTTTCAATGGGAAAAAAAAAAGATACGTTGGAAAAAAAAGGCGATGGAATCAGTCTGGATCGTGACCACGTCTTCTCTTCCATGGAAAACAGGGACTTCTATCAATCCACTGCTTCGTGCCGCCTACCTGGGTCGACATGTGGAAAAGGTTCATCTCCTGCTTCCGTGGTTATCCCCCCAAGACCAGGAACACCTCTTCCCCACCAACCTCCGATTTTCGACACCGACGGAACAGACAGAGTACCTCCTCGATTGGCTCCGTCAAGAAGCCGAGTTTCATGACAAAAAGCTCCCGCTTCTTTCTTTTTACCGCGCGGTATTTTTTCCAGAACGCTACAGCATCTTTCCTATCGAGAAGGATATGCCTTCTTTGGTCCCACGCGATACTGACCTGGTGATCCTCGAAGAGCCTGAACATCTTCATTGGTGTTATGCACCCAAAACTTGCTGGACTACACGTTTCCGATGGGTGGTGGGTGTGATCCATACTCACTACGCCATGTACACCGAGGACGAGCCTTTTTTACACCGCTTCCTTCTTCCTCCCTACAATCAGTTATTGTGTCATGCCTATTGTCACAGCCTTGTCTGTCTTTCCAGTGCGGTCCGGATCTCTCATCCACAGAAGTGGGTGGAAAATATCCACGGGGTCCGAGAAACCTTTTTGAGGATCGGTCGAGAAGTACCCTATGAAACGAGAGAAGGATATTATTTTATCGGGAAAATGGTATGGACCAAGGGGATGGACCGGATGCGCACTCTTCTTCCTACGATTCCTTCCTTTTCTCTCCATGTCTACGGCTTCGGATCAGATCTACAAAATATCATTCATAGTACCCGTCATCTTCCGATTCGGTACCATCCCGTGGCCATGGATCATGCCCAACTTGGACATTACAAAGTGTTTGTGAATCCATGTGTTTCAGATGTTTTGTGTACCACCACAGCCGAGGCCCTGGCCATGGGCAAGTTTGTGATTTGTGCGGACCACCCCTCGAATGATTTTTTCAAAGCCTTTCCCAATTGTCTCTTCTTCTCCACTCCCAATGAATTCAAACGTCATATCCGTTTTACCATGCTGCATCACCCACAACCCCTTTCTCTCCACCATCAAACCCTCCTTTCGTGGGAAGCGGCGACCCTTCGGTTACTCCAGTTCGTGGCGTTGAAACCAAAAGATCCTCCATCAGATAATTTTCCCTATCAGATTCACCGTTTGATTTCCAATGGCCCATTCGGGAACATGATGCGTCAATGGACCGGTCAAGGAATCTTGTGCCCGTTTTTGAATGATTAACCAAAAAAAAAAAAGAAATAATTGGTCATAAAATAAAAACCATGAGTCTATCGGTCTTGAAAGTTAAGGAGAATGAACCCATCCTTTTTCTTGACAAGAAAATGGGTGAGTTTGTAGAGGCGTATTTTGGAGGATATACCACCAGGAATGTTCGGGTGCGACTGAAAGGAGGAGGACGTCAAATCATGATACCCTTTTCTTCCGTCATGGTGTTTCGTGGATCCTATCCCAAATCCGTGCTTCCACCTCCACCTTCACCTCCACCAACCATGGTGGAAAAGAAGCGAACGTATTCTCCCATCCTGACACGGTCGGTCCGTAGAAAGGGTACGTCCTCCATTCTTTCTTCTCTGAATCAGAGTCCTCAACATCAGCGCCCTGTTCCTTATAAACTTCCCGAGTATGTGAGTCGCAAACAAAAGCAGAACCAAGAACTCATGCTTGATCTCCATCTCCTCCAAAAACCCATGGACCAGATTCGTTTATTTGCCCTTGACGATTTTTTTCACGATAAAAAAGAACCCAGGACGATGACCTATTTTCTCAAGGCCGGTGGCAAGGCCGAAAATTTCTACAGCCCCAATCTTGATCCCAAAGTCGTTGAAGCGATTGAGAAAAAAGGAGGTCATTCCAAGATGGTCAAGCTCTATGGGTTTCTTTTGGACGAGGCGTTTCCCGAACCCATGGACGCACTCTACCTGGATTACTGTGGAGCCTGGTCTGGACGTTCTCGAAAAGAAAAAACAATGGAAGAATGGGTCAAGGCGACCACCACTAGAATTAAAGACGATATCGGCCTCCTTTTCCTTAATCACCACAAACTCATGGCTGATACCGTAGTCCTTCATCTTACCATTTACAAGGAAAGAGGATTGCTGTCTGATTCCATGCGGGCTCGTGTACTCAAAAACCTCGAACACTGGACCACCGATCGCTACGGCGGAACCATGTTGACCCTCCGTAACTATGATACCGAAACCATGTGGAAACTCAGCTTCCTTCTTAAACGCCATTCGTAATTATTGATCTAAGAACAAACCAATTCTTTCTATAAAAAAGAGGCACTCTTGGTATAATGGCGATTATTCGTCCCTTCCAAGGACGCGATTCGGGTTCGATTCCCGGAGGGTGCATTTTATTTTGTTACCAAAACGTTTAGAAATCATAGACTCCATTTTCTAAACTTTTTCTAACGCTCTCGGTTGGGATCGAACCAACGACCTATAGGTTAACAGCCTAGCGCTCGTTCCAACTGAGCTACGAGAGCTTCTGAAGCGTCCATTGTTTTACAGTTCATCGCCCGTCCGCTCCCTGTACTCTTGATTTGGTATTTCTTTAGATCATTACGTTTATGTGGGAGGGACGTGATGGAGGGCGGTGAGTTGAAAGTTGTGGACGATGGGGAGGCGAGCCTGGAAGGTCTTGTTGAGTTGATGGATGCATTGGTTGACGTAGTCGATGAGAGACAGAAGCTGTTGACAGCTGGATTTCCATTCCTGGTAAATGATTTCATTGGGACGTTGGGCAGAGGCGGCGAGGAGGGTATGGAGCATTTCGTTTCCCACAGTAGTCATCATTTCCCAGAGGCGACGCAGTTCCATTTTTTTCTGGAGCTTCTTTTCTCGTTCCTGGATCCGTTTTTGAAATTCTTGTTGAGATATTTCCTTCATGAGGAACTGGATCCGTAGGTCGCGATTACGATCCGTGTCCAAGAACCGAGGAAGAGGGGGGAGTTCGACATAAAATAGGTGAGATAAGAGTCGATGGAACTGGATCCACATGTTCTTTTCTCCTTCCGGCATACACCCATACGGTCCTTTTCGTAGGCATCGATGGAATCGAGGAAACGAAAGGAAACGATCCTCTCCGTCACCGTTTCCACAACGAGGAACCGGTTCTGGATTTGTGGTAAGGCGGAGAGGCGCGTGTTGTTCTTGTTGTCGGATATACTCGTAGTAATGAGGATTATGAATATTTCTGGTGACCATCATCCCCGTATTCCAATCAAAGGCCTTGTGACAGCATGGACACCACATTTGAAAACAGCCCGAAATTTTGAAAATCCGTACACTACAGTTCGGACACGGCTTGGTATGTCGACGCATGTCTTCCCATGTGAGAAGATCAGTTTCTTGACAGACATGATCTTGTTGTTTTTCGACATTACAACTCAGACAAATGGCTTGCGCACACAGTCCACACACCCCCGTCTGTTCATGAACAAACCCATGACATTCCGAGAGAGGACACGGGCGTCGGAAAGAAGAGGCATACTGTTTCTGTTGTTGAGGGGTGGGATTCTCAATCTGTTGCATCTCGCGAAGTACTTGACGGATCCGTCCTTGGAGTACACTCTGTTCCGCATACATGGCTTGAAGATCCGTATTCAACCGGCTCAGTTTACGTTTGGCTTCCACAAACGGAATCGTCTCCTGAAAAAGAGCCTGTTCTCGCTGGAAAAGGATGATACGACGTCGGTTCTTGAGCTCACGTGTGAGAAACGAAGTGGGAAGTACACTGGTCATGAAACTCTTGTCCCAACTATGATGACAATTCATACAATGACTATCCTCTAAACTTTCCGTTAGGTAGCGCTTCACACAAAGCGTACATGCCTTGTACTGACATTTGGTACATTCTACCGCCTTGTGAGTCCCCCGTGTAAAAGAATGAATACAGATAGGACACTCTTCCTTCTCGACTATATTGCTCATTTAGTATACCCTCGATATCTGTTAGATCTTCTTTTTTGGTAATTCAAAAAAAAAAAAGATAGAGGATTACGATTGATTGCTGCTAAATACGATAAACTGTAGTGTTATAATCTCGGATAAATTAGTGGCACTGATATTGGACACATAAATTTGAACCGAGCCGTTCAAACAGGTTGCCGAACAGCTATAGGAACCCAGAGTGCCACCAGATACATGCTGGACCATACAGTAATCATAAAGACTGGACAGACTGTTGGTCAGTTGAAATTGGATGGAACTAAAAGCGGTAATGAGAGAGTTCTGAAGTACGATGAATCCTGTAGCGGTGTTGAGTATGACCGTGGTGGTTTTGGAGACGGTTTGATTCACCGTGCCTCCGGCACCGGTAGTGTACCCGATCTTGCCTCCATTGGAATTGATCGAAATGTTACCACTCGATGTGATACTGGGCACCGTGGCCACGGCAACGACCTGTCCTGTAGAGGGGATCTGGTACATGGGAAGCCCGGTGGGTCCAAGCGTAGTGGCCTGACAAACGGGACTCACATAAAAACCGGCGGTAAGCCCGGTTAACCCTGTACCGGATGCATTGAGAACCACGGATTGTTGGGTAGAGTACGCCATGTCTCCGATCGCAATGCCGAAGGAATCCGAGACTGACGTATTCGGACCAATAGCGATGGAATATTCGGCCTGATTATTCGAACCGGCTGCATACCCGATCGCCACTGAACCGGTGCCTTGTCCTGATTCGCCCGCCAACGCTCCCAAAGAAATCTGGTGACTGCCTGTCGTCCAGGTGGACCCATTCCAAAAAAGATAATCCCCATAATTCGTGCCTACCGGTACGGTGGTTCCCGTAGAAGTCACCATCTGGTAGGTGGATTCATCATAAAAGACGGGCACACAACTGTCGAGATTAGTGGCGGGTCCTACAGGATTCACATAAAAACCGGCCGTAAGACCGTTCAGACCTGAAGATCCCGCATTCAATACGAGAGAGCCCTGAGCCGAATAAGCACCAGGACCGATGGCCACACCACTGGGATCAATCACCACGGTGTTATATCCTATCGAAACAGAGGCCGGAGCTTGATTGGTGATCGAGGAAGCATAACCGATCGCAATCGCATTCTCACCTTGTGACACCGACCCGGCACTAATTCCAATTGCAATCGAAGAATTGCCCTGGGAAAAAATTCCGGCATTATAACCAATCGCCACGGAATCCCCTCCCTGTAAGTTGTACCCTGCATGGTTTCCTATGGCAACGGAATTTTCCCCTTGACCATTGTATCCAGCATTGTTTCCCATGGCCACCGCATTGCCCAGCTGATTTGAATTTCCGGCCTCTATGCCAATGGCCACACCATTCACTGCTTGGTTCGTATTCCCTGCTCCCTGTCCGACCGCAATCGCACCCATCCCTTGGTTAAACTGCCCTGCCGCGGATCCGACTGCCACCGCGTTGACTTGTTGACCGGTTTCACCCGCTAACCCCCCCATCACAATCGTACTATCACCCACAGTCCATTCCATACCATTCCAATACAGATAATCTCCATAGTTGGTCCCTGAAGAAAAGGAATTGCCAGGACCGGTCGGACCAGTGCTCGCTCCTCCTAAAGGCGCAAAATGAATATTGCCCACCTCCACCGGCTCCAACATCATGGGCGCCGGTTCAAAAACAAGAAGAAGTTGGTACTGGACACCAGACCCCACAGGATAACTATAAAATTGAGAATTATTATAATAAAAATCTATCGAGGCGCCGGTATACACCAAGAGGAAACTATCCGTGGTATTGTAAAAATCAATAAACTGTGTCGTTCCCGAAATGAGTGTGTAAAAGGTTCCAACATGAAACTGAAACCCTAGAATGGTCGAAAGATCTCCACTCGATCCAGTCGTGGAGAATCCGATAGACACCATCGTCGTCGTGCTTCCCGTAAAATCTTGAAACGAAAGATAACAACCGTTGGTATAACCCTCAAGAGAATAAGCATACGAAGAACCTGGCATCACCTGTCCATCAAAATAAATAGAAGAAGAGTTATACTGAAAACAATTTACAAGGTTCCAAGTAAACGTCGTCAGTCCGAAAATTCCCGTGGGACCTGTTGGTCCCGTCTCTCCCGTACAGCCTGTAGGACCGGTTTCTCCCGTGAATCCTGTACAGCCGGTTGGTCCCGTCTCTCCCGTACAGCCTGTTGTTCCGGTTTCTCCCGTGAATCCTGTACAGCCGGTTGGTCCCGTCTCTCCCGTACAGCCTGTTGTTCCGGTTTCTCCCGTGAGTCCCTGAGGTCCGGTGGGTCCTTCTTGACCTTGTTCACCCGTTGATCCAGTCGCACCCGTCTTTCCTATCGGACCGGTTTCTCCCGTGAGTCCCTGAGGTCCGGTGGGTCCTTCTTGACCTTGTTCACCCGTTGATCCAGTCGCACCCATACTACCTGTTGTTCCGGTTTCACCGGTCATACCTTGTTCTCCCATCGGACCGGTAGGACCCGTTTCTCCCATGATTCCGTGTTCCCCGGTCAGTCCTTGTTGTCCAGTCGCCCCCGTACTTCCCATGATTCCGGTTTCCCCGGTCGCACCATGATCACCTTGTGGTCCAGTTGGTCCTTCTTGTCCCTGCTCTCCTGTGGGTCCTGTGGTGCCCGTACCAGACGATTCTCCAGGTACACCTTGAAGTCCTGTAGGACCGGTCAGTCCTATCCCGCCCGTGGCACCGGTCTGAGAGGCCGACCCATCCATTCCTCGTGGACCCGTTGTTCCCGTTGTTCCCGTTGTTCCTGTTGTTCCCTGATCGCCCTGAGGTCCAGTCGGTCCTTCTTGTCCCTGTTCTCCAGTCGATCCGGTCCAGCCCGTGACACCTTGTTCTCCCATCAGACCGGTCGGACCCGTTTCTCCGACAATTCCTTGCTCTCCGGTCAGACCTTGCTTTCCGGTGGATCCCTGTGGTCCGGTGGATCCTTCTCCCGTCGGACCCGTCCCTCCCGTGGATCCGGTTCCACCCGTCACACCCTGATCGCCCTGAGGTCCTGTCGGTCCCTCTTGTCCCTGTTCACCGGTAGGACCCGTCCATCCTGTCACACCTTGTTCTCCCACAAGACCGGTCGGACCCGTTTCTCCCGTGACTCCTTGTTCACCGGTAGGACCCGTCCATCCTGTCACACCTTGTTCTCCCACCCTACCGGTAGGACCCGTGGATCCCGTATCTCCTGTTAGACCCGTCACTCCCATTTCACCCGTGACACCGGTTGGTCCCTGATCTCCTGTGGGTCCTGTGGGTCCTGTGGGTCCTGTGGTGCCCGTACCCGACGATTCTCCAGGCACACCTTGAAGTCCTGTGGGACCGGTAAGTCCTATCCCACCGGTGGCACCGGTTTGAGATGCCGACCCATCCATTCCTCGTGGACCCGTTGTTCCGGTTGTTCCCGTCACTCCCTGATCGCCCTGAGGTCCAGTGGGTCCTTCTTGTCCATGTTCTCCGGTCGGTCCGGTCCATCCTGTCACACCTGTGACTCCGGTTGTTCCCGTCACTCCCTGATCGCCCTGAGGTCCAGTGGGTCCTTCTTGTCCCTGTTCTCCGGTCGGTCCGGTCCATCCTGTCACACCTTGTTCTCCCACAAGACCGGTCGGACCCGTTGTTCCGGTTGTTCCCGTCACTCCCTGATCGCCCTGAGGTCCAGTGGGTCCTTCTTGTCCCTGTTCCCCGGTCGGTCCAGTCCATCCTGTCACACCTGTGACTCCGGTTGTTCCCGTCACTCCCTGATCGCCCTGAGGTCCAGTGGGTCCTTCTTGTCCCTGTTCCCCGGTCGGTCCAGTCCATCCTGTCACACCTGTGACTCCGGTTTCACCCATCACACCTTGTTCTCCCATCCTACCGGTAGGACCCATGGATCCCGTATCTCCTGTTAGGCCCGTCACTCCCATTTCACCCGTGACACCGGTTGGTCCCTGATCTCCTGTGGGTCCTGTGGTGCCCGTACCCGACGATTCTCCAGGCACACCTTGAAGTCCTGTGGGACCGGTAAGTCCTATTCCACCGGTGGCACCGGTTTGAGAGGCCGACCCATCCATTCCTCGTGGACCCGTTGTGCCGGTTGTTCCCGTCACTCCCTGATCGCCCTGAGGTCCCGTCGGTCCCTCTTGTCCTTGTTCTCCGGTCGGTCCGGTCCATCCCGTCACACCCGTCACACCCTGATCGCCTTGAGGTCCCGTCGGTCCCTCTTGTCCTTGTTCTCCGGTCGGTCCGGTCCATCCCGTCACACCCTGATCGCCTTGAGGTCCCGTCGGACCTGTTTCTCCCATGATTCCCTGCTCCCCGGTCAGTCCTTGCTCTCCGGTCACACCCTGAGCTCCGGTGGGTCCTTCTTGTCCCTGTTCTCCAGTTGGGCCCGTCCCACCCGTCTCACCCGTCACACCCTGATCGCCTTGAGGTCCCGTCGGTCCCTCCTGTCCCTGATCACCGGTCGGTCCGGTCCAACCCGTCACACCCTGTTCACCTATCGGCCCGGTCGGACCTGTTTCTCCTATGATTCCCTGCTCCCCGGTCAGTCCTTGCTCTCCGGTCATACCCTGTGGTCCGGTGGGTCCTTCTTGTCCTTGTTCTCCGGTCGCACCCGTTCCCCCCGTAGAACCCGTACCAGATGCCTCTCCCGGCACACCCTGAAGTCCTGTAGGACCTGTCAACCCGATTCCTCCCGTGGCACCAGTCATAGAGGCCGATCCATCCATTCCTCGTGGTCCCGTTGTTCCGGTTGTTCCCGTAACTCCCTGATCTCCTTGTGGTCCCGTTGGACCCTCCTGTCCCTGTTCTCCCGTAGGACCGGTCCATCCTGTGACACCTTCTTCTCCCATCGGTCCCGTTGGACCCGTTTCTCCGACATTTCCTTGTTCTCCGGTAAGTCCTTGCTCTCCGGTGAGTCCCTGAGGTCCAGTGGGTCCTTCTTGTCCCTGTTCTCCGGTCGCACCCGTATCACCGGTCGGACCCGTCCAACCCGTCACACCCTTTTCACCTATCGGACCAGTCGGTCCCGTTTCTCCCATGATTCCTTGCTCCCCAGTCAGTCCCTGAGGTCCAGTAGGTCCTTCTTGACCTTGTTCTCCGGTCGCACCCGTATCACCGGTCGGACCCGTCCAACCCGTCACACCCTCTTCACCTATCGGACCAGTCGGTCCCGTTTCTCCCATGATTCCTTGCTCCCCGGTCAGTCCCTGAGGTCCAGTGGGTCCTTCTTGTCCCTGTTCTCCGGTCGCACCCGTTCCTCCCGTGGCTCCCGTTACACCCTGATCACCCTGTGGTCCAGTGGGTCCTTCCTGTCCCTGTTCTCCGGTCGCACCCGTTCCTCCCGTGGCTCCCGTTACACCCTGATCACCCTGTGGTCCAGTGGGTCCTTCCTGTCCCTGTTCTCCGGTCGATCCTGTTCCTCCCGTGGCTCCCGTTACACCCTGATCACCCTGTGGTCCAGTGGGTCCTTCTTGTCCCTGTTCTCCGGTCGATCCTGTTCCTCCCGTGGCTCCCGTTACACCCTGATCACCCTGTGGTCCAGTGGGTCCTTCTTGTCCCTGTTCTCCGGTCGCACCCGTTCCTCCCGTGGCTCCCGTTTCAGAAGCTTCACCGGGCATACCCTGAAGTCCTGTGGGACCCGTCAACCCAATTCCTCCCGTGGCACCGGTCATAGAGGCCGATCCATCCATTCCTCGTGGTCCCGTTTCTCCGGTGGTTCCCGTCATTCCCGTCACTCCTTGATCGCCCTGCGGTCCGGTCGGACCTTCCTGTCCTTGTTCTCCTGTCGGACCGGTCCAACCCGTCACACCTTGTTCTCCCATCGGACCGGTCGGACCCGTTTCTCCTATCATTCCTTGCTCACCAGTCATTCCTTGTTCTCCGGTCAGTCCCTGAGGTCCGGTGGGTCCTTCCTGTCCCTGTTCTCCCGTCGCACCTGTGGTTCCGGTGGTTCCCGTCACACCCCGATCACCCTGTGGTCCAGTAGGTCCTTCTTGACCTTGTTCTCCGGTCGCACCTGTTCCTCCCGTAGCTCCCGTTTCAGAAGCTTCGCCAGGCACACCTTGAAGTCCTGTGGGACCGATTCCTCCCGTGGCACCGGTCATAGAGGCCGATCCATCCATTCCTCGTGGTCCCGTTTCTCCGGTGGTTCCCGTCACTCCCTGATCTCCCTGCGGTCCGGTCGGACCTTCCTGTCCTTGTTCGCCTGTGGGTCCAAGACTACCCGTCAGTCCCACGGGCCCCGTAGATCCTACGGCTCCCGTTCCACCCGTCTCTCCTGCGACCCCAGTGGCTCCCATAACTCCCATAACTCCCATAGCTCCCGTAGCTCCCGTAGCTCCCGTAGCTCCTGTCTCTCCCGTCGGTCCTTCTTGTCCTTGTTCTCCCACAGATCCCGTGGGACCAGTGCAACCGGTCATAGTCGACGTTCCATCAGCACCTTTGATCCCCGTCGGGCCTGTCCATCCTACCTCTCCGGTGACTCCCTGGTCTCCCTGAGGTCCAGTAGGACCTTCCTGTCCCTGTTCACCTTGTAAACCGGTCGGTCCCATCATGCCTTCTGGTCCCTGTTCTCCTGTCGGTCCGACATGACCGGTCTCTCCTTGTGGACCGGTCGGTCCCTCCATACCCTGCTCTCCGGTAGGTCCACTCGCTCCCGTCGAAGACGCCGATCCATCCGCGCCTCGAAGACCGGTCGGTCCGGTGAGTCCTTGTTGACCCGTACCACCCGTTTCTCCCACCTCACCTTGCGGTCCCGTCGGACCAGTTTCTCCTCTCTCTCCCTCCCCACCGGTTGGACCCGTTGTTCCGGTATTGGCCGCCTGTCCATCCGCACCGGTCATTCCAGTCATTCCCGTCGGCCCCGTCATTCCAGTCTCTCCTGGAGCACCGTCTCTTCCCGTCGCTCCCTGCGCACCTCTCTGTCCGACCGCGCCTTTGTCTCCTTTGTCTCCTTTGGGTCCTCGAGGTCCTACAGGTCCACGACTTCCAGTACTACCTGTATTTCCAGTGTTCCCCGTGTTTCCTGTGACATCGATAACTTCCACCATAGGTCGTATTAACCCTTCTAGTGTCTGTATATCTGTTGTCACAATCGTCATGTTTCTCTCTCTTTTTTTTTTTATTATCCTGACAAGATATAAATTCCACCAAGAAAAACAAATCGTAGAATTTGTTTTTTGGAATCGATTTTACTTGATGGAAGAATGACTAGGATTGGTCTCGTAAAAGATTTTCAAAAACATGACCAGACTAAACTTGATGGTCAGAAAAAGAAATTCTTCCAACACCTTGGGATCTCTGATCACCTCCCCTATACTTTTCTTTAGGCGATGAGACATGACATAAAACAACGGTGCCGCAAAAATCAAGGCACCAATCGGAAGCTCAACCAATAAAAAGTAACAATACCGTTTCCAGCCCGTGTTTAACCATGGGAAATTAGGGTAGAAACGCAAAATATTATTACGTTGACAGTGGTACCAATAATACAGTGCGACTCCGATCCAAAGAACCAACAAATAGATGAGAGTAAATTGAAAACATCGGTTCCATACCTTTTTTCCTACGTCCTTGTCTGATTCCTCCTCCTCCTTTTTCGTTTGGTCCTCCACCTGATGAAAGATGACCATGTTAATGCCTCCGAGTTCAACCAGAATGGAAATCACAAACCCCACCAAAAAGAACCCCATCATATTCTTCCACAGCCCCACGTCATGAAAGATCCGAGTTCCTCGTCGATTCCAATCAATCCACAGGGTAATGATGGAGGTCGATAGACCCCATACACAAGCCTCTTTGAAAACAGTCACAGGATGTTTCTTTAGATACGCCGTGTACCGATTCAACAATGCAAAAAGTATAAACCCTACCAGGATCACCATGGCCTCATATACGGATAAATGCCAGGGAAAAATTTTTTCCATCTTCTTCTTCGTACACGTCATGATCTTTTCTTTTTTTTTTACTAATTTATTCTTAATGAATAAAAAAAAAATGTCTGGGTTGGTCATCTTTCCTCTCGTTCAAGGTGCTGCTTTCCGTTCGCCTGCTACCACTACAACCCCCGCTTCGCTATCAGCAATCGTACCTCCACCACCTCCACCACCTCCTGTGGTAGATCCGACTACAATTCGTTCTGAAGGTTCACCTACCATCATTATTTACAATCATTATCCACCCCAGCCTCCACCACACCCTCCACAACGTCATGACTACGATCGAGGAGGAGGATGCAATTGGTTCGGTAACGGATATGGCGGTGGTTATGGAGGTTATGGAGGTTATGTCTATGGCAGACCCTATTGTCCGGTCCTTCCCCCACCACCTCCTTCTATCGTTGCCTACCCAAGACCCATCTCTTATGGTTGTCCTTCTTATTCTACCATAGGTGGATTCTGTCCCGCACCCTTTTGATAAAAAAAAAGAATCATGAATAAACTATGGTCACTCGTCGACCTCGATTCATCATGATGGTTCCCCTCCGTCGTTGTGGGAGTCATGCGATTCGTCTTCGTCTTAATTTACTACCCGGCTTTTGCGCTCCCTATCCTCTTCACATTGTCGATCTCGTTCCCCATTTGGAACGATACGGAGACCTTTCCAGTGATCCTAATTATCAGCGTCTTATTCACGATGTCGTAGCCCTCTGTGACACCTCCCCCATCCCCTGGGAATACCGTCCTTCCCCCGAGGATCTCTGGACCCTCCTCTCTCCTCCCTCAGAACACCGTTCGGTTCATCGGATTGTTGCTGAAATGTATATCCAGTACGCCCTCTTCAAAAAAGCCACGATGGTCATGGATAAATCCAACGACTCCATCCACTATTGGCAAGAGTATCACCACCTTTTTCCTGATATATTGTTCCTCGATGTGGTCCGTGATCCCCGCTACCAGATCGCGTCTATGAATCGATGCATACTCTACGACCATGATACTCCTTCCAACCTCCAAAGATGGATCCAGGCACGTCAAGCAGCCGATCATCTTCTTCATTCCCTCCCGGACCAGGTTCTTAGACTCCGTTATGAAGATCTAAGTCATCCCTCTTTTTTTCCAAAACTCTGCCGCTTTCTCTCTCTCCCCTACCTTCCCGATCGTCTTGAAGATATTTCTCAATCGACCGAAGCCGCCCGCCTCGCCTCTCTTTCCCCCCTTTGGTCCCAGAATGACCGGGCTCTCTTTTCTCCACCCCCCGTCCTTCCCACCCTCTCCTCATCTGACCTCGATCTCATTGAGACACAAACTCAGCCTTGGCTTCCAAGGTTCCACTACTCATCGACTCTGAATATCACAACTCTTTCTCCTGAAGAACAACTAGTCCACCAAGATCCCGATTTGGAAAGACGACGACGCCGTCAACAAATTATTTGTCCACCACCACCCCAAAAAAAAAATAAAAAATAAAATCACTCGATTCACGTCACCAAACTATCCATCTTCTTCTTTTCCTCCTCCAGTTTGGCCACCAGGCCCAGTACATCCTCCGGCTCCCAGTCCTTGATGTGACCATATTGAGAATGATATTTCCCCGCAATCTCCATAAACAAATCCATCCACTCCCATATAATCTTGCGATCTTCATCGTCCAGCTGATCCCCGTTCCATATCTGTGAAAAGTAATCGGCATTCTTCTTACCATTCTTGTACCCCTTCTTCTCCATGTACATGACAGAATGTTCCAGAAAAAAATTGTCATTCCTCTGCTTGACCTGGTCTCGGAATGGCAACAGATCCCGAATGAACCGTCCAATCACATCCGCCGCCGGCGCCTGGTCCTTGACAAAAATCCTGAAAATTACAAACTCGGGCATCTGCGGAAACTGTTCAATCAGCTCGTCTAAAAACCGCACCAGCTGGTTCCTAAACTCCCTCATGTAGTACACTTTTCCATGATCTCCTCCCGTGCTAATCATCTCTCCTCTTTCCTTTTCTTCCCCTCATCTGTTTAGATAGACTATCGTTTACCTTTTTGAACATTGAAAACGTCGATTTTCAAAAAGTATGTATAGCTTTTCTCAAAGAAATCCATCTGTTCCGTTCCTGAAACACGGACTCGTTCTGATATCAAAAGATTAGGAGATGTCATCGACCATGGTCACATTATCCGAGCCGGGGACGAGGTGTTCAAAGTCGGATTCGAAGGTGTCGATATCAACGAGCGGTTCCGCGCCTACCGGACCGCCATCCCCACCATGAAGGTCTGTCACATTGTCTATTGCCCCAAAGCCTTTCTGATCGAGCAAGTGGTCCTCCAGCGCTTCAAGAACAAGACCGTGGAGCTGAACCACGAGTTTATCTCGGAAGTATCCCTATCCGACCTGGTCAGCAGCGTCGAGACCATCATCAACTTTTGTAACCTGGAACACCAGGTCGTCGCCCTGGACGCCATCGAGGCCTACAACGAAAGTTAATCACCGGGCATTCTTATCGGCATTGGAAGATCGAAGCATCACAATATATTTCTCTAGAAAAATATATTCACCTATGAAACGAAGCTAGCTGGATGATTCTTACACGAGGAAAGGATCCTTGTAAGCGGGATCGTAGCGCTGGTTATGGAACTTCCAGGTATCCTTGGCGCCAAACTTGAATCCTGGGGGGATGGGCTTGGCCTTGTACCAGAACACACAATCCTTCCAGTTGTTCGTATTGGCCTGGTTATGGATGTAGAGAGAAGTCCAATCCTCCGTCACGGAATCCATGATCGAACAGAACGTTCGGAAATCCGGGATGATGCTCGCATAGTTCTCCCATAACACCTTGCGATTCCTCAGACTCGACTCCCTCAAGATGAACGTTCCATCAATGCTGTTTCTGATGACGGGTCGGACATCCATACAATATTGTAACGATAAGATAAAAAGCATCTTCCAGTGTCTCCCGTTCTTGAAAATATGATGGAAAAGCCGAGTATTAAAAATTTTGGGGTCGTCGGTACAGTCGTCAAGGAGGAGCATACCCCATGGATTTCGCAAATGTTTCTTGGCAATTTTTTGTCGCATCACAAACGACTCGATCTTGCTTGTATCGAGCTGGTTGTAAACAAAGGTCGAGGGCACAATCTTGCGGAAATGACCGTTGCTATCTTCCGTCCCGCTCATAATGATCCCGACCGGGAAAATGTCGCTCTTTTCATACATCAGTGACGTGATGAGGGTCGTCTTGCCCGTGTTATGAACAATCGATCCATCCGCGAGCAAGAATCGCTGGTTCTCATCGATCTCGACACCATAATAATCGTCCTCTTCATTCAGACAGCGGATTACAAAAGGAACCCGTGTCCGTTGTTTCTTGTTTTGAAGCACCCAAAAATAAGATTGTTGTTCGAGGGGTGTCAACACCAGAAAATCACGAAGATAAATATCCACCAATTTCTCATCCTTGGTGGAATACAGGGTCAGGATGTGCCCGTCATTCACCACCACCACACTTTTGTTGGGATCATTTTCCGGTCCATAAATGATGGCATGCATCATCTCCCTGCCAAAACAAATGTCCAATACACGCCTCGGTTTAAGATCATCGCCCACCAGCAACTCGCCCTTGCGCAGCTTCTCGATCGCCATATCATTCCGATCTCCCCATAACTTGATCATGGTGCCCTTGGCAAAACACCCCGGCTTGCCGATAATCACAATCTTGCTTCCACCCTGCTCTGACAGATGCATCTTCTCTCGAGAGGGCGCAATCATGTCCACATCCAATTCCCGAATGTTAATGTCCATTCTCTTTTTTTTCTCTAATATTTCCCAGTGTTTAACCTAATTTTATTTGATATTCTTGTGAAGGAGAGGACTCGTACCGGGAACGAGGATGGCGATCCAGGTCATGGACGGTATGCGAGTGGTAAAGGCAAACCACGCACCACGACTTGCGCTGGAGGATCCAGAATTCTGGATCGAAATACTCGCCCTGGATTTTTGGAGGCAGACGTTGAATGTGCGAGGCGCGTGCCCACCAGAAATTCCCTGAAAAATGAGGTACGTCCGGTTGAAAATTACAACCCACTGCATCGATTCCCGGTTCCAACAACCGAGATACCGTGGATTCATGTTGTTCTACCAAAAAATACAGCATCATATCGATCCAATCCTGAATTCCCACATGACCCGTCTTGGTCACTCCCTTGGTATGAAGATAGAGGTACACATCCTTCTCGTACGCCGACTGGCTATCCTTTTGCATTGCATGCAGCGTGAGGCGTTCATACCACCGTTTATCCTGAGAATAGGCTCGAAGCTTTGCTTTGTCGTACTTACGGAACCAATCTCCTCCAATCCATTGATGTGGTCCCAAGAATCCAATCAAAACTTGGTCCAGACAATCATACAACCCAGACCGGATCACCAGATCCATCGTAGACTGGAATCTTTCTTGCCAATCTTTCAGGGCACAAACATGAAAATATAAAATCCGTCGACACCGTGACATTCGTACTACTACTCCTCTCCAAGTTTTTTTTTATAAAAAACACCCCATCGAAAAATGAAATCTTTTCGCTTTTTGATGGCTTCTATACGAGTTCAAACGATCCCTCTCGTAGACTAACAACGAATTTGTTTTATTCCTTCTTCTTTCAGATGAATTATCACCAAGCCCTGACATCCTCTCTTCCCAAGGTGTCTGCTTCACCGCCACCAACATTCCCAATCACGGAGGTTCAACGTCAAGAACGGATGCGGATCATACGGGAACAAACAATTCGTGAAGAGAGAATGAAACGTGAAAGAGAACTCCGTCAAGCGGATGAGCTCCGTGAGTCCAAACACAAATCATTTCAAAAAAAGAAAAAAAACATTACCACCACCACCACCACCTACGATCACTCGGTGTCAACGTCTCGGTCATTTCACCGCCACCAACGCCCGCCTCAAGACTCTTCACCGATCGACAAGTTCGAATCAACCCTTCGTAAATATCACCGTTCTCTTGGCAGCCGTCTCCAAGGAGAGTCCAAGTATGTCAAGCACATCGTCGACCCCTTGATCGAGGCCATTGATTGGAAGATGGGCGCACATGACAATGAGTTCTATCTGATGCTATGCCAACAGTCTGCTGAAACAATGACTCGACAATTTTGTGCCGAGCATCCCATCCATCAATTTGATACGGCCATCACGTCGGGCGCCATGACCAAGAACGAAGCGATTGGGATCCTCGCCTTCCATCCTGATCATGGCGGTGTTGAACGTCTCAAGAAAGATCACAACCTTTCTCTCACCACCGCCGATAGAAGGCGCATACTCTACCGTGGAAAAGCCACTGGATGTCTCACCAAAGACCAAGTATCTCATCTAGATTTTTCCATCCAAGTGTCTAAAATGCTGGACCTTGGTTTTTACGGACAGGCTCTGTTTATGGGAGGAAATCGTTTCTTCTCATCGACCAACAAATGAATTCATCAAAAAAAAATCTAAACTTTTTTTTTTTCTTTTTTCAATCCAATCTACAGGAAATAGAATGAGATTTACGGATCATGCCATTCGTCTCTTGAAACAACAACGAATCACACCGTCCAAGACGGTAAAGGTTTTGGAGATGCGAGATTATGATGGGTACGACGAAGGTGGACCCAAGGGTCTTCTGTGGGATCTTTTGGTGGTGGAGGGTGAACGAGTCCGGTGGTTTCATCGAGAAAACTGGTATTACGGGTCAGAGGAAGAGTATCACGAGGAACCAGAGATCAAGCTGTCTGATTTACCTCATCATTATGCTCGATCCTTTTTCCAAGTCCTTCATGTTGAAAATGGGTAGACTCCTCCCCGGAGGTATTCGGCGGTGGTCGTGGAAAGTGGGTATAAATCTAACGGTTTCTTAATGATTTCTGAGGACCATCGGAAATGTAATCGGTAGGGCATGCATTGATTCACCGAATAGATTGAAAAAAGACGAGAGGCAAGTTTGATATAGAGTGAATAGGGGAGGTGTTGTAAATGCAAGAGGGTGGGTTGACCCGATTGTTGAAGAAAGTAAGGACGCCATATATTGGTTTCAGGGGGCGTATGGGCCCGGAATTGATCTTGAGCCAGACTGAAAATATCGATCAAACGTTTGGTGGATCCTGTGAAAAGAGAATCACTGACAATGTACCGACAGGGATAGGTTTCACCCGACGTAAAAAGGGAAGAACAGGTGATTTTCTCTGGTTGTTTCTTGGCCGCCTCGACCATTTTGTCTAGATGAGAATAAAAATGATCACATCGCGTTTTAAGAACCCACTCGGTCTGTACTTCTTTCAGCCCATTCAACGTCGTCCGGATCTGATAATAACCATTATTATAGTAGGGCTGTTCATGCGTCTCATCAGAAGACGAAAATTGTCCAATATCTTGTAGATCCTTCATTAACTGAGATTGAGAATTATCCACCCAACGAACTGTTGGGAATTGGGTTTGAAGCACCCTTATCTTTTCCGGGTACAGATCAAAATAAGTTGACACAATGATCGATCCATAATCAAGATAATGTGTCAATGTTTTTACAATATCCACCTCGGGACTAAAAATACCCTGAAGTACGATCGTACACTCTCCTTCCATTTTTTTTACTACCATAACAAAAGAATTTTTTTTTTTCACAACAAGGTTGGTTGATAGTGAAAAAAAAAATAAAATATACTTACTCTTTACTTGCGTTCTTGATCCCAACCAAAGTGATAGTCAGACTCGTTGAACGTTTGATAAGAAGTCTGATTCTGAGGATCTGGGAATTGAAGCATCCTGAATTGATAGAAACGATCATAATCTTCTTGAGAACAGCTGCTGCTGATCATTGCGAATCTGGTCTTGACAGATGTGGAAAAACTGGAAAGTAAAAATCCTTGACTGATTTGCCCCCAGAGGACGATCCCAAAAATCCAGAATATAATCATTTCTTTATGAAGAATGGTGGTTATTGAATTATCAAAACTCTTTCCACTTTCAATTTTTTTTTTTTGAATTCCCTCATCTTGTTAAATGGACAATAGTTCGGAAGGTTTCCAAGGCGGACAGAAGGCTGCCTTCATTGGGGTATTCGAATTCGTGGTTCCGGACATGAAGAAGAGAAACTTGAAGAGGGAGTTTGTCCATGGAGTAGATGCTGATTTCTTTGGTGCGGGATTCTAATCGGATCCGAGACTCGTAGACACCATCTCGCTTCACCTGGTAATTCTGCTGTATCATACCGGGATATTCAGTGGTAAGAGTGCGGGTCTGGAGCGATACCCATCGGAGCTCTGACAGTTTCTTGCGATAACTGGGTGGAAATCCATCCTTGGGTACCATGACCACGACATACCTCATCTCACTCAGTAAGAGACAGGGCATTCTCGCCATGTAAATCGAATACCGATCGTCATCTCGCACCTTTTCCACTGTCATATCGTCAAAATATTCCGTAAAACATCGATACACATATTCCTTTTCGGGATCACTAAACGTCTGCATTTTTTTTGTTGATGCGCCATGTTATTAAATCAAATTAAATCAAAACAGAAAAAAAAAAATTGGGAAAGAACAGAGAGCCTATTTTTTCTTTTGGATTGATCTTGTTGTGTTCATGACGGCAAAATATGGTGTTTGGATCCGAACGATTGTGATGACCCCTTTGTGTTATATGCCGGTGGTTTGTCATATGATCCGGTCGGTGCTGGACAGTGGAATCGCGATAGAATCTATTTATTTGAGAGTGACGACGGAGGAAGAAAAAGAAAAGGAGGATGTTTCTCGTGCCTTGCGTCGATATATTCCAACACGGGAACAGTCCCGCATCGTCCTTACTCCGACGCTACCAGATCTGGAACGCTGGTTAGTGTTGGAAGGGGACCGACCCCTGTTCCGGTCCACATCCATCAAAGCGCTCGTGGAGCATTATGAAAGAAACTCCTCACCGGGATCGCTGTTGATCGCGGGGGCGTTTCTAGAAGAAGAGATCGGAGACTACCAACCAATTGCCCGAGAACAGGATGGTGTTCGATTCCTTACGGAGCGAGAAAAGAAAAAAAAGAAACGACACCTCCTTTATGAGATTTATGGGGGAGCGTATGTTCATTCCCAAACAGTCTTGGATCCAACCCTTCTCGCTTCCCACGGAGAAATCTTTCGCCTCGCACGGTCCGAAGAAGCCCGAACGGGTCACACCGCAGACGAAATGTGTTTCTTGGAGTACACCCTCACCCAGTACCGGACGCAGCAAGTCGAGCGGCAGCTTTATACCCTCTTACAAAAACGAACCTGAGAAAAAAAAGAAGGTCATCCTACGTCCCGTTCCTTACCATAACGGTATAGCATTTAAACGTTCAAAGGTGTAATAATACAACGAAAACTATGAATACAAATGATGATCCAGTATTTGATAAGATAGATCTCACCTACCACGAACAAACTTATGTGCGCGGAAAGCCCAAAAAATATCTACTAGTTGCATTGAACATGTTCAAGACCAAAACGCAACATCGGTGCATTGTAGAAGTGGGGTCCATACGAAGCCAAATGTTACATACAATTGAAGAATTTCAACCGCACTGCTGCAACGACGGTCATTCCACCTATTTCTGGGCACATTATACGGATGCCGATACAAAAATTTACACTGTGGATATAAACCCGGAAAGTAAGGAAATCATTGAATCTGATAGGCGGTTAAGTAAGGTAACACCCTTCACGGGCGACGCCATTGAATATTTGGCGGGTTTCGAGGGCGAAATTGATTTGTTGTTCTTGGATGCATGGGACGTCAATCCGGGAGACCCCTACGCAGAAAGACATCTGGATGCCTACCACACGATTCAACATAAATTGGCACCCAGGTGCCTGATTCTAATAGATGACACTGATATAGGGGGAGGTGGAAAGGGAAAATATCTGATACCCAAATTGCTTCACGACGGGTTCGAGTGTATTATTTCAGGGAGACAGACTCTGTTTTGCAGATAGTAAAACGGTCACCTTTTTCGGAAAAGAGATACTGGAAAGCTTCCATCTTTCCATTGAATGAGATCTTCTCCACCAAAACTCTTCCTCGACTGAAACGTCTTCAACTGTTCTCGTCGACGAATTCCAATTTCCTCAAAAGCAAGCTCATTCCAAAAAACTTTTTTTTTTTTTTTGAGGAAAACACAAAAAAAAAAACCTGACGCTTGGAAATGATTCGTGATGGAAAAAAAGTGGTGTTGATAGGGATTGTCTGTATAATGGAGAACCTCTTTTCACCTCACCATATGTTTTTACTACCACCTGCCTTACCTAACTCAAACAGACATGCCGATTCTTTTGGATATGGAATCATCTTTTTTACCGGAGAAGGATTGGCAACTTCTCTTTGATTCGTCCCCGGACAAGGAGCAATGGAAGAAATCAGTGGTCTATGATCGCCATGTAGGAAAGGATCGTGTTGCCAAGGACGTTCGACATGCAGACAAGTGTACCGTCATCGATCATGCCTGGATTTCTAATGTGGAGCGACTTCTAACTAGGGCGCTGCTTCCACGACTGCGAGAGAAACCAGGGTTTCTGTACTGCTGGCCGAGAGGGCACCGAGGCACAGAATGGCTTCGGTATGAGCCCGGTATGTTTTTCCGATCCCATACGGATTTCGAGCGTTATGTCTGTGGTGGCCTGGTTCCATGCGTGTGTCTGGTCGGCATGAGAGATGTGGCGAAGGGAGGGGAAACTCAGGTGGGAAAGACGCGGTGTGTAGGGGGAGCACGAAGGAATGGGGCGGTGTTTTTTGCCGCGAATGAGCTTCATGAGGCGAGACCAGTATTGGAAGGACACAAGCTCTGTCTCAAGATGGAGTTTTTTGTCCTCGTGGAAACCACATTGCCTGATCGTCTTCTCCGGGTCGAAGATGATCAGCAACGATGGCGGTCGGTCTGGTCTACAACGGCGCTGAATGTGGTGGACAGCTACCTACGATCGCATTGTTCGTTTGAAGGAGGAAAGGATCGATTGGTCGTCTCAACCCCGCTCGCTCAGGAACTGCAGAAGCTCATGATGGCGATTGCCGAGAAACGAGAGCGAGAGTGTGAAGAGATCTTTCCTACACTCTCCACCTCTTTCCTCCACGATGTCTTTTGTTGCCTCTCTGCATTCTCCACCGCCGCTACCGCCACCGCCACACAAACCATCCTGGGAACGGACGAACAAGCGTGGGAGTTTCTCAATACCCAAACCCTACCCCTTCCTCCCACCCTCTGTCTCTTGGTAGGAATATGGTATCGCAAGACCGGTCAGAAAAGGTACAAGTTATACGAGGTGTATTCTCGACAAGGAGATCGTCACATGCAGTATTTCAAGAATTCCATCTCTCGCACGTCTTCCACCAACGAATACTGTTCGTACTCCTCTCTTCGTCAGCATGCGGTCGAAACGTTTATTGATGAAAAAGATATGACACCTCTTTCAAAAAACCTTACTCTCGACACGACTCAAAAACTTTCCGGCACCGATCTTCCATGGACGCGTCACACCGAAAAGATGAACTGGAGGTCGGTCTTCCGTGATATAGAGCCCTCCGACCGTGTGGAACGAAATCAACGTCAACATGGAATGGCCAGCACCATCGTGAGCGAGATGTGTAACGACGAAGATGCCGGTACCACCACGGAAACTTATGAACGCTACGTCTCTTATGACCTTCAGATCCGTTGGATAGCTCACATCGCTTTACCCACGTCCAAGTAGCTGACGACGGAGGATATAGCGTGGGTTACAATATTTGGCCCGTCGTCTCTTCCAGGCCCGAACAAGAGGTCGAAAAAGATGGGGTAGAGGACGGCACATGCAATAATTTTCAGATTCATACATTCGAACCCATCCCACACGAAGAGCACGTGATGAGGTTCGGTCGTAAACAGAGCGTTGTTGTTGAACTAGTTCAGAAAACGGTACAAGAAGGTCTTCCGCATCCACTTCACTATGGACAAGGAGAGATCCCTCTGGAGGAGTGACTGGATAGAGGGAATCATCCCGCCACGGCTCATAGACTGCTAATGTAATACGGTTCATGTTTTTAATTCTCCTCCACCAAACTCACCACGATCAATTTCCTTCTCATCACATTTATTTTTTTTTTTCAGAAAATAAAGAGAGAATGAAGGGAAAGACTCCATCATTTCACGACGAACTTAAAAAAACGTTTGTCCTTCCCTACGTATCATTACCGAATAACCAGTTTCGCGTCTGTGATCTACGTCTGGCTCAGTTAGAAACACTGGAAGAAAAAAAAGCGTACATGCTTGAAGTACTGAATATCTATATCATGGCCATCCAATGGTTTTTAAAACCATCCAACCCCAAAAAAAGACCAGTAGAACCTGTCAAGTGGGTGGCTATCCTTTTGTTTAATGTCCTCAAACGATTGACGGATCGAGATAGTCGACTTGCGTATATGGGAAGATTTCAGATTCCTTCCGTGGCGGATTACATTACCAGCAATCATAGTAAGGGTTTTTCCCATTTGTATGAATTCGGAGGTGCTGGTGGTGGCGGTGGCGGTGGTGAAGATATGGAAGGAGCGGAACATTGGACGACCCAACAACGTAATCAGTTGAGAGCGATGAGACGAGAACAAAATGAGGCATTGTTTTGGCAACGTCGTAAAACAGATAGCGAATCATATGCCAAATACGAGGTCTTGTCCAATTGGATCCTCGCTACCTTGGATGTTTGTTTACTGGCCAAAGAAACCATACAAAATACCGTGGAATCCGGACCATTACGAAAAATCCTCTCACGAACATGTACTTTCATACTACGGGTATACAAAATGATGGTCGCCGTGGCTCAAAAAGGGGAGTTTCCTCCGTTTCATCTCACGAATCCTCATCAACGATTGACTTCGTTCCTTACTCAACAGCCTTCTCCGACTGTTCTTCCTCCCATGATCGATAGAACCACCGCCAAAGCTAGGTCTAACGTAGCAGAGTCCACAGGAATGAAAACAGGTCAATACTGGAAACGCGAGCTTTCCAAAGAACGTACCGCAGTGGAAATTCAACATCTTCTTTACCAAAAAATACATAAAATGCTGTCCTCAGTTTTGCCCGAGACTATTTCTGAAGACAAGATAAAAACCATGGTAAAAAAAGTACATCATAAAGAAAAACTCGATAGGGAGACCAGAAGACTTCTTCTCGGACTCATCAAGTATCCAAGTCAAGAACGTTTTTACCAAGTCATGAAGAAGATGTAAACATGCATCATATTCAAAAAAAAAAATATAAAACATAAACAGTCTCGAGGTTGATGATAGGCTACACAGATGAACTCATCGGACGTGAATTCATCGTTTTCTTTTTCTTGATACTGTGTACTGTCAGCCTTTTGGTAGCAGGACTGAATTTATCGGCGGACAAGTTCCGTTTACCAGTGATACCAACACGGTATTGGTCCGTTCCTCTCCACAATACGAATCAAGATTCCATTATCTATTATCAATATAAATATCGTGACCAGTCTTATCATGGTGTCGGGTTTTTCGTTTCCGATCAACTCAAGACTGTGTATATCAACCCGTGGAAACCTTATTTATCTTCCTCTCAACACAGTCCTCGACGAGTCTCAATGCAGCGACATGCACTTTTATTCGCCACTTCGGTCATGGTCTTTATTGTTTTTGGATTCAGTCAGTCCATGCTATATAGTTTTCAAACCAATTATAGGGTTCAAGAAATTATGAGCATCGTTTACTTTATGATGACGATCACTTGCTTGGTACTGCTCGGGATATTGATTTTACGATATGTGTCCATGAAAAAGGAAGAAAACTATTCCAAGTATGTGTACACGTTGGGCACGATGATGCCTTGGGACCGTTCCTTGAATCAATTGGGGACCAGTATGATGACCGTAAGCTACACGGTTCAAGAAAAGGTGTATACCGCTCATATACCCAATCTACCCTCTTGCTATTTCAAGGTGGGAGATACGGTACCCATCTTGTATGAATCTTCTCATCCAGAGCGGTATGTACCAAGTCTGATGTTTTCTCCGACCACGTATTGTGAAAAAGTGGATATAGTGTATGGGGTCTTGATGATTGTCTTTGTTTTATTAGGATTGTTGGGGTGGAAGGCTTGTAAACTCAACACTTGACAAAGCCACAGTAGCGACAATGCGAAAGATGTTTGATCGCTGTCAAAGAACATTGTTACAAGACGATCATGGACTGTTGACGAGAAAATATTCCATGTTATGAATCCTGCTGGTTTCATAACAAACATTCCAATTTTTTTTTTTATTTATTTATACTCATTCAACGTCAGGACGAAAAAAGTTAACTTTAAGATCCTTGTAAAAAAAAAAAGAAGTCTGGTGTAGAAGTAAAAAAGAATGAGCTGTTTGTTCCGGTCCTTGTCGCATTTTATTCACGAGGTGGAGGAGAACCAATTGCGACAGATGATCTGTGATTATATGGCGACAAATCCGATGATCATGGAGGGGTTAACCCTGGATCAGGTGATTCACTTTGAGGAGGGAGTGGAAAAGACCCGGTATATTGAAGGAATGAGGAATCCTTCGACCTGGGGAGGTGCTATTGAGATTAAGAGTTTCTGTGAAATGTTCAAAATTGAGGTGGAGGTGGAGATCCTTTCCTCTCATCAAAAGGCCGTGTTATTTTCTCCGACTCTTCCCTCCAATACCACGCTGCTGAAACCATGGGACCGTATTCGCATCCAGTGGCAGGGTCATCATTTCGAGCCCCTTGTCGTCGTGACGGCCTCTACCAAGGCGGGAAACGAAATCTCTTCGGAGGTATCGACGGTTCGTGAAATCGGACAATCAGAAAGGAAATGAACGAGAGAGGACAGGGGAGAGTAAAGACGGGTAGATATGGGGATCGAGTCCGGCAATCGTTGGATCAGGGTGAGAAGAGTTTCTTTGAAGAGGGGGGGACGACGCATAAGGACCATGATCAAAAACGAGTGAAAGGATAAGAACGAGACGGAGGCTTGGGCGTTGCGTCCGTGAAGAGGACGAAATGAATACTGAGAGGATAGAAAAAATAAAATGGAAAGGAGACCGGTAGCCGAAAAGAGTCCTTCCCATTTCTGAAGGAAACGAGAGTGATCGATCTCGCACTGTAAGCGCCATGTACAACGACGGCCATTGGGGGAGAATTGAGGTTGGACACGGACAAGGAAATCCTGGGTTTCCCAAAGAAAGGAGCAACGAGCCACACGAACACAATAGGTGAAAAAGAGACGAGTCCATTTGACGAGAGAAAGATGGACGTGTTGAAAAGGATGAACGGCAATCCATTCTTGTTTTCGCAGACACCGGGCCATCGTTTTACCGTTGCTTTTACGTTCAATGTACATGGTCGGTCTGTTTTTCTTTCCACAAGGAAAAAAAAAAATAATCGCATGGGAATAAGAATAAACATGCATACGTTGTCTTGGACCGCTCGTCGCTGGAAACAGATTGGAATCTTTCTTTTGGTGGGTCTTTTGGTGATGGGTATGGTCACAACGGCTGTATTACTTTACATCACACATATCACCTCTTCCGCGGAAAAAAAGATAATTATAGAAGGATTTGAAAACACGAGAAATCTACCCTGGTTCGAACGGAGTGACCAACAGTTTCGCGCAAAACTCGGACGACCTATGGATCTGATCCATATCCGATACTATGCGAGCAAAACCAAGAGCATGAATCTGACTCGCAGCCTAAGTTTTATTCAAGAAGATATTACTCTTTATCGTGATCAGATGAATCAGGGGTTACAGATGGTCCAGAAATCTACTCTCGTGATTGCCGGCTTGTTGCGAAATAGTGTGACGCTGATTCCCGAGTTGATTAATCGGTGTTATCAAATGGTAGGATCCTTTCGTGATTATCGAATCATTATCGTGGAAAATAATTCCAAGGATGGCAGCCGTGAAACACTATTAGAATGGGCCCAACGGGATTCACGCGTGAGCATCCTATGTCAAGATCCCTTTACGACCAACAGTACGGATTGCGACCTTACTCATTTATTTGTGGACACCGAGATCGGACAGCATTCCCCCAATTCGAGTCGTATTCAGAGGATGGCCTACCTTCGTAACATCTATTTGGAACATATCCGGGTGTATTATGATTCTTTTGATTTTCTATGTGTCATGGATATGGACCTTCAGGGGGATCTCGCCATGGATGGATTGTACCATTCCATGTACCTGCTGCGTACCGATCCTCATCTCGCATGTGTGACCGGAAATGGCATGCTCCTTCGCGATTCTTCGGATTTCTTTTATTACGATTCCTTTGCCCATGTAGAAGAGAATGAACCCATCTTGTGGGAAAACATGACCGCCAAGTCCAATCACGATCGGTACGTTCATACTCACGTGACCCAGCTCTATTCCACCAACATGAACCCTGACCGCGTCCGATCGGCGTTTGGTGGAATCGCCTTGTACCGAATCCCTTCCATTCTGAAACAAAAGTACGGGTTTTCCAGGACACACTATTGCTGCGAACACTCCTTTTTACATGATAGTCTCTCTATTGTAGTGAATCCCCGGTTCATCTTTCTGATCCAGGTCAATGCCAATTGATATTATTTTTTTTATGATCTCCATAAGAAAAATGGATTCGGAATGGATGCCTTATCTTCAGAAACAATTTTACCAATGTATTCTTTTTCCAGCTAAAACACAGGCACTCCAATGGGCGGCCATGTCATGTCATCCTTTCTTGACCGAGCGGATGATCCGTCAGAATCCCTCTCTTCCCTGGCAGTGGAGCAAGGTGTCCCGTCTTTCGTTTCATGACATTGTGTACTCGCTCCTTTTTGAGTATCCATACGTCTCATGGGACTGGAAATTCTTGTCACAACACGCACCACCTTCTTTTATTCATGAGCATCGAGATACTTTTCCATGGGATGAACGAACGCTCTATCTCCGTTTTCTTCCCGCACCACCTCCTCCAACCTTCCGCGCGCCTCCCGGACTGTGGGAGGCAAGATCGCTCCACCTCCCCATCGAATACATTGTGATGAATCCTCATCTGCCCTGGCAATGGTCGATTGTTTCTCGCCATCCTCATGGAAATCTGCGCCACGTCCTCATGACCCGCCACGCCCGGTGGGACTTTGCGCGTGTTTTTGAATTTTTTCCCTTTACGACTCAGGACCTTTCTCAGACTCGTCGCCGTACCGGGATCCGGATCCGGTATGATCTTTTGTCAAAAAATCTCCATCATCATCCAGATATTCTCCGGGATCACCTCGACAAGGCTTGGGATTGGAAACAGCTCGCTCGTCATCCTGCTTTTCCTCCTCAAAACATCTACGAAGACCGCCTTCTTTTTCCTCGCTGGCGATGGGACCACTGTCTGCATCACCCTCGCCTCTCCTTTTCCTTTTATCAATCCATCCGATCTAAACTCCGCGTAAGTCGGCCTCTATTTCACCTGTTTGCCAATCACTTTCAGTCCACACCCCGACTCCGTGTCTATTACCGGCTCGTCGTACACCGCGCCCTCCGCCACTACATGCTCCGACGTCGTATTCGCCGCAAAGTATCCTTTCTGATTCTCCTTTCCCACTTTCTACCTCTCCACATGGTTCATTCTCTTCTCTTTGAATTTATCGGACATCGGTTTTCTTTGTGAGTTCTACTGTTTATTTTGTTTTCGTTTTAAGATCTCACTTAATTTATCACCTCTACCATCCGAAACAATACTGTCGGCATCGTCAGCCACCACCTTCGCACTCTTCACACTCTTCACACTTCCGTGAACGCTGTTCAACTCCATGTCTTCACCCCCTTCTTCTTCGGAACCCCCCTTTTTGCTGCGGAGATGATGCTGATACCATAAATAACCCATGATCACGACCACTATTAAGACACCAATCAAAATTTCCTTCTTATGCTGACGGAAAAAAGACACCACCTTTGTTTTCAGTCCTCCTTCCTTCTCCTTGCTCGCGACGACCCCTGCCGCCTCGGCCGGTGAAACCGGAACCTCCACTGGATTGACCTTCTCGGGATTGGGAGGAATAGGTTTGATCGTGATTTCCAAATCAATGTCATGTGGATCTTCCGTGACCGATCGCAATACCAGAAAATAATTCTGGTACCGATCCTCGTCCGCCACAATATTTCCCGAAATAAACCCTTTCGCCTTCTTCATCTCCAAATTGGTTAGGTCAATCGTATTCAACTGTTCCTGGTTGATCACCAGGATCTCAAATTCACGGGTCGCATCGAGACTTCGACATTCAAACACAATCTCAAAATTAATATATTCCTTATTAAGATCGATCAACTGATGTCTCCTTTCTAATTGAACTTTGGTCTTGCTCTGGATCACATTCGTGTCCTTGGCGGCCGTAGAAGCAGAAGTTAACGACGTATGATTGTTCGTACTCATGGTTTCCTTTTTTTGAATCCTTATTTCATTGTATTTAAATCATTTCGAAAGAAGGAGTGGAGCAGAAAGGCAATTTCGAGGGATTGGAAACGGGAGAGACTCTTTCGGGACCGTCCTTCCCAACGGCTGGTGGTGCGGACATTCAGTCCATGTCTCCTATGATTGGGAAGACTCGACCAGGAGGACAGGATTTTCTTTGGTGTCAGAGACGATGAATGCGTCCAGGACCAACACCATACGATCCCGGGATGATCCTTCTCGATCGTTTCCCACCACAAGGCATTCTTTCTTGACACGACGACAAGCAAGGTGATCCGTCCCGGTTCTTTTGCTGGATCGAGTTTCCTCAGAATCGTTCGCAACTCTTGCTCCTGGGTATTGTCGTTCACAAGGACTCCGATTGGATTCGAGACCGATTGTAAAAAATCCATTTTTTGAGTCTGGTTATCTTCATGTGGGTTCAACCATAAAAAGTGACCCGACCCCGCGTACCATTTCCCCGTCATCAAATCTTGTGTTCTTAGCCTCTCTTCCCAACTTGACCCTAAACATTCATGTCCTATATAAAAAGGAGGCATTCGCGGTATATTCTGTACTTTTAGACTAGAGAGGAAACACAAGGATTTTTCAATGTCATTGACAATCGAGGAATGATGAGACAACCGACTCGGAATCGACAAAGGACGAGCCAGAGGAATGGTTCCAGTGGATTGGGAGCGGATCCAGTGGAGTGTTTGGGAGGCGTGTTCATAGTCCGTGTTTGTTTGAATAGATTTTACAGGAACGAGAGTGATCACGGGTTTTCCCGCTCCATGAGTAAGAAGAAGTGTGATATGGGATAAAAGATTCAAGTCGTCGGGAAGAGTGTCAAGATTTTCCATTCCATCCCCACCAAAAAAAAGAAATTGTCTTCCCACGCTGGCAAAAGCCAACTGGTTCTGAAGTGTGCGACACTCTCCCGGAAACACCAACGGTGTCCACGCATGACCGTGGCTATAAAATAAAAATAAATTCAATATCCAAAACAGTTTCATTGTTTTCTTTCTTTGCAGTGGTTCACTAAGGATATTCATTTTCTGACTAGGGTATCCAACTAAGCATCCATCGGCTCGGGAATATCAAGCGAGTCCATAATGAGACGCTTATGAATAAGAGCTCGAATCATATCCTCACGGAGATCCGAGGCTGGCTTGGCCTTAATGTTGCTGCATTTGACACGAAGGGATTCGGTAGGGAAGCCTCCATAGTGAAGGTACAGTTCCTTTTCTCGATCCACAGTAATATCCTCAGGAACCTTGGTCGTTGGCTTCTTTGCCATGGAAGAGGCGGCGGTAGGCCTCTTGATCGGTTTGATCACCACCATTCTCGCGGCCTCCTCATGATCGACAGACTCTGTATCAGGGGTGGATTTCTTCTCGTTCAGGACCAGGGGAGTGACCGTCTTTTTCTTCTTCATCGTTTCCTCGTCCTTCTTCTTCCTCTCGACAGGAATTGTTTCCTCCTCCTCCGCGGTCATGACCTTGTCCTTCTTCTTTCTCTCGACAGGAATTGTTTCCTCCTCCTCCGCGGTCATGACCTTGTCCTTCTTCTTCCTCTCGACAGGAATTGTTTCCTCCACCTGCGTCTCTTCGATGGATGGAGTTGAAACTGGTGGGGAAGAGGTGGAGAAGAGCTTGGCGCGTTCCTTGTAAGATGCCTTGTCTTCGACGGTCACCGTCTTCCAAAGTTCTCCCATCGCCTTGGAGACCTCACCAAATGGAAGATGAGAGAATTCCTCACGGTGCTCATTACAAAAGAGAATGTAGCCGGAAGGACGCTTTGGCTGTGTCGTCTTCTTTTCCATAGCAATCTTACGTGCGACCGCGGGCTTGCGATGACTAATTTCCAGCCATAAAGCGGTGAGCACCTCGATTTCCATTATGGGCTGTCTGTTCACCATCTCTTCGATAAACATGTCCACATACTGTCGATGAATCTTTTGAACGGTGCGGTCCATAATGTCTGTTGGTTTTGTTTGTTTGGTTGTCTGTGAAGAATAAAAAAAAAAAATCATGGTGAGAAATCTATCCATCTCGTGAATCATCTGTACATTGATATTTCTTTTTACCATTTAAAATCAGTCCATGTTCCAGTGTTTTTTTTTCTGACTATATTGAAAATGAAATTTTCAGAGGTGAATTTCATTTCAATTAAAAATTAAAGTTGTTCATGTCTTTAATACGAACGTGGTTTTTCAAAGTGGCGAACCCGAGGCCCCTCGGACGGTGGATGCAATGTGGAGACAAGAAATCCATCGAAGATGTACTGGAACACAAGGTGGAACGCAAAAAGTTTCGTCTCGCTCTTTTGGAAAAAGGAATTGATCCCAGCTCCGTTTATCCTTCAAGTCAAGACCGAAAGAAAAAAGAGGAGGAAGAAAAATGGGAGGAGGAGTATCTAAAACCGTTTGTCTTTGATCGTTAAGAGGAGGATTGAAGAAATTCTTTTCCAAGCGTTATGATTCGCGGATCGACATCAAATTTGTATCCCCGAGAAATCTTGAATCTGGCCTTGTTGGTAGTGGTTGTCTTTATTGGTGGAAAGTCAGTCTGGGTCATGTTATCGAGACACTCTTTCTCAGGAAGAAAGTCAGTCTGGGTCATGTTATCGAGACACTCTTTCTCAGGAGAGGAGGAGGAGGATGGTGAAGAAGGTGGAACGGGGGGTAGGATGGTTTCGTCGTCTTCTTTTTTCACCAAGGACGATTCATATTCTTTCCATAAGGCATCAAAGGTATCCCATTTATCGAGGGGAAAGGTCCAACCGGATCCTCCGGACAGTCCTGGATAATGTCTTCCCGAAACCTTTTTCATCATTATTTTCCAGGTCTCGATAGACACCGATCCCGTCTCCATGACTCGATCCCGGAAGAGGATTCGTTTCGCATTCTTTTCGTAAATCAGCATTTCTCTTGTTTGGGTATTGTGAGACTCGTCTTGAAATCACTTTTTTTTTTGTATTATTTCTTTATTGATGAATGATAGGGAGTAAGTTCATGTCGGTCGTATACAAAACGGTAACGATTCATGTACCGGAGGGTTATACAAAGGTAGATGGAGTCGTCGATTACTTTACGAGGAGTGGTTGGACGGTTCAGTCCCTAGTTCCCAACACCCCCTCACTTTCTTTCAAGGCGCGAATGCAGGGAACCAAGGAGGATGTAACCTATGTTCATATGATGAAGTATCTCGAGACCTACGAACAGGACGGTGTTCGTGTTGTTCATGGTAATGGCAATATCAATGGTCAAATCGGTCCTAAATTGTATTCACATTCCTTTGAAAAACTACATAGCCGTCATACCACCATTGCCTATACCTCGACGGAGCTCAAGAAAATATACGGTCTTGCTCCCATCACACCCGTTTCATCACGAATCAATGTGGCCATCATCTCGTTGGGCGGTGGATTCAAAACAAGTGATCTTACTGCCTATTGGGATTACATTGGTCTTCAAGGCATCAGGCCGAAGGTGAGCGTGGTTTCCGTGGATGGTGCGACCAATTCGCCTGGTGACCAGGCCGATGTGGAGAATGTACTGGACATTCAGACCGTGGGTGGTATCCTTCCAAACAGCAACATCTTGGTCTACATGGCGCCCAATACCATACAGGGATTCTATAACGCGGTGTATACCGCCGCCTATAGTACGCAGAATCCTGTCAAGGTTATTTCTATTTCGTGGGGTGCGCCGGAGAAATTCTGGCCGAGATCCAGTATTCTGGCGTTCAACAATCTTCTCAAGGACTGCGCCGCGAAAGGAATCACCGTATGTGTGGCTAGTGGGGATGATGGTTCTAGGGACGGTGCGAACGGTATCAATGTCGATTTCCCTGCTTCCTCTCCATGGACCCTGGCGTGTGGAGGCACCAGTCTACTTTGCTCTAGTGGAGTTTATAAAAATAGCACCACGACAGAAAAGGCATGGGGAGCCAGCCACGGTAGTTCCGGTGGTGGATACTCCACCATTTTCACCAAACCCTCCTACCAAAACTCTGTCTCCACACTTTCTTCCCGTACCACCCGCGGCGTTCCCGATGTGTCCGGAGTTGCCGATCCTGCGACCGGTGTGGTTATCGTGTATAATGGAGAGTATATTGTGGTGGGTGGCACCAGCGCCGTCGCCCCCATGTGGGCCGGTTTCCTTGCGGGTCTTCAGCTCAACCAGTTTGTGACACCCATCCTCTATAACAATCCTTCCAATTTCAATGACGTCACCAAAGGAACCAATGGAGATATCTATTCCGCCTCCAAAGGTTGGGATCCCGTCACAGGTCTCGGAAGCCCTGTTGGATCAACCCTTGCTAGTCTTCTTAGGGTCAAAGCGCGCAAGTAAGTAATACCCGTTCCATTTTTTTTTTCATCATCAAAAAAAAAAAAAATACCAACCGCTGTCTTCTAGTAAATTACAAACATCATCTTGACTATTTTTCACGATTCACGTCAAGGCATGTGTAGGCGATATCGGCCGCTACTGCTAGACCAAAGGTGTGATAGGGAAAGAGTCCCATGAAAAATCCAGCGCAACCACCTACGGTAGCGCCCAGTGTCGGTCGCCATAATATTCCATTTCTCATCCTCAGCGACTCGGAAAAGCCCACGATTCCTCCCCCCACCGCACCTAAAGTTCCAAAAACGTCTTTGGTGATGAGAGCCATAGGAAATTCCTTGGTTCGACGTTCCACCCACATCCGAGCCCACATGAGCACGGAGGAGGAAGTCATGTGAAGTATGTTAAGTTTCTTTCTTTGTGATTCACTATGTTATGTTTTTACTTCATTTTCTTTCCGCAATCGAAAAGCCTTTTGTTGTCTCTGAGCCTCCTTACGGATCGCCTCCAGATCTCGATAATGCCGATAAAGGGCAAGTGCGGACCGCGGTTTATGAGGATACTTCAAGGCCAGCTCTGTGGCCATCTCCGCCCAAAATGCTTTTCCCATGATAGTATAAGCCGTCGGCGGTTTCAAATTCATCGAGGCCACTCGCTTCAAAATCATCTGGTCTTCCTTAAGAAGATAGTTCATACCTGCTTGTGAAAATGGTAAACATCGTAGAAGCGTAAAAAAAAAAAAAAAAACCTTTTCCTTTTTTTTTTATAGAGGTGATTCTCAGTTCTAGACCCATTGTTTTTTTTTTTAACACCCCTGGTAGGGATCGAACCTACAATCTTCGACTTCGAAGGTCGACGCGTTGTCCATTACGCCACGGGGGTTATTTTCTTTGATATATTATGAGAAATAAGACGAGGAGAGGATGGACTGGAAGTGTTCACCGACGAGTTCCATTTTTGCCATGCCGGGTCGGTAGGCGACTTCATTCTCAATCTCATCAAGGACTTGGAGACGAAGCTGATGAACCTGTAGACGCTCGTCCCGTATCTTCCGGTGATGAGTCACGTCGTCTTCCAAACCGTACTTGTTATCACGGTAATCGGGGGGAGGCCGAGTAAAAAGCTGGATGCACCCATTGGTGGTTCTGGAGAGAACAATCATGGTGTGGTACTTCATGGGTTCGCACTGGATGATCATCCGGTAATCAAATCGATAATCATACTCTCTCATCTTTTCCATAGCAAACTCGAGAGGAAGATCCGGAGAAGAGGCCAGAAATGCCTGAACCCGGTGAACATCGGTCTCGTACCAATGAAGGGGAAATACACCGCGTGTCGGTTTGGGTAAACAGGTATCCCAGTTCGGTAGATCTGACGAACAGTAGACACTCTTCCAGATGCGAAAGAACTGGATCCGTAAATCACGCAGGTTTCGGAAATTCAAGGAATACCTCGCTGCCAACACCTTGGCATCGTCTACGTTATGAAAGATGGTGATAAAAATGCGCAAGATCGTCACGAGTGGATCCTTGCGATAGCATCCCAGTTCTGAACGAACACTATGGAGAATTTTGTCTCGGTCCTTGGGTTGACTAAAATAAAACCAGTGGACCGACTTGGTTTCGTAGAAATTCATCACCGCAATGGTGAGAAGGGTTAGTACATGGAACATGGTCGGTTGGTCTCTGGAGTACCTTTCCATGAATCGGTAGAGCAGCATTCCGGTATTCAGTTCGAGTCCACAGCGTTCCAAAAACATTCGTTTCTTCTTGTTCTTATTTCCCAGGATACCCATATCCTCCATTCTTGATAGAGGTTCAGACGCCCGGTCTTCTCCCAGATAGTCAACCGGATTCGCGTCTAGATTCAGGAACTGAAGAACAAGTGTGTCAAAATTATGCTCTGGATACACCTGGAAAGGAAGCGTGTTGAATTTGTCCTCGGTCATGATACGATAGACGATCCCGGCACGTGTCCGTCCGGTACGTCCCGCCCGCTGAATCATTGACACCTGATCACACATCCCCATCACAAGCTGAGATCCCTCCATCGTACATCGGAGACCGGTATCGATCACCATGCTCAGACCCTTGAGCGTAACCGCGGTTTCCGTAATATTCGTCGAAAAACAGATGGACCGTTTCGAGGTTTCCATGTTGGTTCGAGCTTCCTGGATTTCTTCTGGGAGCAATCCTCCATGCATGACGATGCGCACAAAGTCTTTCTTCTTTTCCAGAAACTCGAGTCGATGACGAAAACGCTCGCACTGATCCCGACAGGCAAGAAAAACAAGAATCTTCTCATCCTCTTTGCATTCGCTTGAATTGGTATAGTCGGTCAATAATTCCTCAACATGTTCCATCATCATATTGAGATTGATATAATGACAAAAATAATTCTGATACCGGATGTCGATGGGATAGGGATGGAGTTCTTCCGGAAGCAAGAGAAACCGGACATCGGGGAAACAATCCAAGAGATTGGTCCGATCCAGGGTGGCGGAAAGAAAGAGGATCCGGAAGGATTGTTGAGGACGAAGATGACGCAAGACGCAGAACAGCGCTTCGTATTCCCTCGATGTCACATGAGCCTCATCCACAATAATGGTTTCATAAAACGGCTTGTTCCAAGCGCGCCATCGCCGAAGGAGCTCGGTAATGGCGCGCTTAGGGGTCATGGCCTGTATGTGGGAAGGATGTGTCTTGACCACCGATCGGATCGCCATCTGTGTCGGAAACACAAAGAGCGTGTCCCCAAAAAAACCCGCCTCCTCGGCCACCAGGCTCCAGGTTCCCGTGGATTTGCCGGACCCCGTCGGCGACTGAACCCCTAGACATTCTCCTCGTGGTATCCGCACTTTTTCTCGACTCAGATGCTTAAAATTCATGTTTCTTTAATCAATAGGTTAACTTGTTTTTTAACAAATACATCAGAGGAAAGTATCATTTTTTTTTTTCTTCTCCTTCTTTATCAAATGGAGGTGACGGATTGTCTCTTTTATCCCGGGATCAAGGGATTTCAGGACCGGACAGAAATCTCTCCCCTTGTGCTCGATAGCTCCATGTTGTTCTCGTCTTTCCACGATCCAGAACGAGATATGATTTACATGCCGCATGATCAGTTTCCCACCGCCATGATTCCTTCTACAAGCGGCATCCTCGAAATCCGGGTCCGACAGCCAATCTCCAAACACATGGTAAAACGAGACATGGATTTTTGTCTCGACCCCGTGTTTTCATTGTGCCATCGACCCCCCGAAACGGTACTTCTCTACTCCCTCCATGACGGCATTCTCAGCAAAGACGTGATCCTGGGTCTGGATTACACTTCTTTTCGTCTCCATTTAATCTGTCACCTCTTTCCTCGCGACTGCCCCCTCTTCCACCTCCATCTCCATTTCCTCGGTCAACTCTTTTCCGCCATTCATGGCAAGATTGTCCTCGGAATCGTGCGTCTCCATGAACCACGAGTTTATGATCTTTCTGACTGGATTACGACTCAACAGAGGAATCATCCACAGGCAGAATTTCATATTCTGAGGTTGGAGAATCAGCCCGAATTGGGTGAGATGACCACCTTTCCATCCATGATGGAGCTGGTACGCTCACGATCGCCCAAGGAGTACACTTTTTATTGTCACAGCAAGGGTATCAAGAAACGCAATGATTCGTTCATCGCCCTTTGGTGTGAGCTCATGTACAAGCTCTCTTTTGCTAGTTTTGATGTCATGATGTTCCATGAGAAGGATGCGGATATGGGAGGTATCCTGCGTAGTCGATGGCAATTGCGCAAGATCTCGAGACGAGTACCCTGGCATTATAGCGGTACCTTTTTCTGGTTCCACCACCGCCTTTTTCAGCGGTACCGCGCCGCCATGCTGGAACAGGACTTTTACGGTGTCGAGTTCTGGCCAAGCACCATCTGTTCTGAAGAACGGGCGCTGTGTTTCCGATTTGACCGTTCCTGTGGTATGTACCAAGAAAACCGTCATTATCATCGTACCAATATCCCCAGCATCTTCCATCTGCTTCGTGATCCTCTCTCCTTTGGCGTGATTTCTCATTTCCCCTTGTCCTTTTCTCTCGGATACCGTCAAAAAATCCCACGATCACAAGAATTGAATGATCGTTGAAAATTTAATTCATCAGATGGATCTGTTGTTAGCGATCAAGATAAATCGTTTGTACAGGATCGTCTTCTTTAATCTGTAGGATAAGTTGATTGGTCTTTTTGGAGACAACCGATAAGTACTTTATACGATTAGGGCTATTATCACCAAATAGCTGGTTCATATTTTTAGTCGTAAAAAAATGTAGATTGGCTACGGTGGAGGTAACATCCACATTCTGTGTATAGTCAGTGTTTTCAGGTCCATAATACAATACTAGTGATAAGAAATCATCCACATTGGGACTGCAAATGAATCGTAAATAGAACCGAATCTTCTCCTCCGGCCAGTCCCACCACTTGATTTCCAAAAGACGCTCGATTTGTTCGGGTGTAAATCGATATTTAATCGTTCGACAGGGATTTCCTCCACCTATCGAATAGGGTTCAATATCTTTGATGACGTGGCTATTATTGGCAATCACCGCACCATCGCCAATCGTCACTCCAGACATAATCACCACATTTTCACCGATCCAGACATCGTTTCCGATGATAACGTCTCCACGAGTGTTTCGACTATGGCTTGATGTATAAACGAAAAAGGATAGGTGGAAACAAAAGACGAGTCGTGACCAAATCCATTGCCAAGATAAATAGTAACATTGGCCGCAATACTGGTAAAATTTTTTACAACTAACTTAGTACCAGCTACCCAACGGACCTCAGGACGACCATAGGTATAACGTCCAAACGAGCTCATCCGTCTACTATAACAAAATATATTCCTTTTTGACTCTTGCTGTCCATCGTTCCTTCAGACTAGGCGCGTATGGGAGGACCACCCATTGGCTTTTCCATCTTGCCCGGATAGGCGGTCTGGAACTCGAGATAACACCGACCCTGATCATTTTTCCCACCACATACCGGGATGCCAATGGTATACTCGGGAATCTTGTTGTTGCCGGGATGACGGATCTGACCGGGTGGATTTGGATGAGGGTTCGGTTGTCCTCCATGAGGATTTGGATTCTTGGCCGCCATCATACGCGAATTGGGATTGGGAGGAGGCTGATTCTGCTGATCGCTGAAACAGGTCTTTTGAAGACGTTCGTACACATTGAAAATAAACGTCTTGATACTCTCAATGTCATGCGGTCCGTCGTACCGGATATAAGGGATACCGTCTACAAATAAAATCACATCGGGGACGTACTCAATGGGGGAGATGGTGTTTTTGGATTTCTCCACCACGTCCATGTTCCGGTTGACACAAACCATGCCAAATTTACACCCATTTACAATGGTGGGTAATTGCTTGAATTTATTAATAAGGTTGTCACAAAATTGACATTCCTTGGAGTAAAACATGATCAATGTTAGACCCTTCCACCCCGTTAAACAGAGCATATTTCCCTTTTCTCCCGCTCGGACACAAAAATCCTCATTCCCTAAAAACAAGATTCCACTCATTTTTTATTCTCTTGTTTTTTTTGATTTTAAATGATTTTATAATAAAACAGGCACACATATAAAATCATTGGAATCATGACATCCTCTCAGACCCTTACTATTCAAGGTATGGACAACCGTCCTTTTGGGATACTATGCAACGAGGCGCCCATCGGTTTCCGTATGGGATCTGAGTATTTTCCCACCGTGGAGCATTTTATGATGGCCTCGCTTCTCTCCCGTCCCCAAGACCGGGCCCTCGTGCTCTCCTACTCTTCTCTCTATGACGCCCGGCATGTCTTTAACCGCCTAGATGCGGACCAGTATATGAAGATCTTGAGGGAGGGCACGGACGCCTTTCATATGAAGAAAGCGCAGTGTATGACCAAGACCGCGACGACACGAAGCGTCGGAGCCCGTTTCCGCGATGCGATTCGCGTCCATCCTTCGTATGAGTACCATATGGATCAGGAGAACCAGGCTTTTATGGCCTTATTGGGTCTGTACCCGGTGGAAATGGACTGGTGGGGGTATAACGTGGTGGGACTGAGTCTGGAACGTGTCCGACAAGAATTGGACTGGCGTGGGTACCGTCCTTCAGATGAGGAAGAATGGGTCAAGAATCTGGTTCATGGTGGCGATGTGCGGTCCGACAAGGAGCCGGATGAAAGGGAATCGACCCTTTATCAGCTCCACCATGAGCTCAAATACAATCCCAAGTACAAGATCAGAGAGTTCCGCAATCTGATTCTTGGAGAGATCGAAGCGGTGGAGAGCGGTATCAAGGCCAGGGCTGCTTTATCCCGAAAAAAGGTACCTCCCGCGATTCGAGCGACGCCAGAAAAGATTTTCAAGATCCTCCAAGCGGTCGAGTTTATGATCGAGACGATACAGAATGGCGAATCCATCCAGGATATGTTTGGTCAGCCAGTCGAGCTAATTCTGGTTCAACACAAAGTGGCCCCTGCGATTTTCGGATACGATCAGATCCCCATGCCGGCCGAACAGCGCTCTCGTCTCTATTGGAGCACCTGGGAGCAATTCCAGGCCAAGACACTTCCTCACTATTCACTTGTCTGCCATGAACTTCATCATCCCGGGAACCTCGCCGGTTTTGTCCGACGAGAGTATGCACCGTTTGTGAACCAGTTTATCGGCCACAAAATCAGTGATCTCCTCCTCCGTGGTTTCTTTGAACATGTGATTCGTTCCTACCCAGACGTGGAACTGACCGAAGAGTTGATCCCCATCCTTCTCCAGCAAGAAGCGGCTCGTTTCCCGGAACAAGAGAAAAAGGACGTGGTGTTTCGATTGTATCATTTGTATCATAATCAAAAAGTCGATTCCGCGCTCTTTCCCAACGATTCTGAACCGGGCGCGGGTCTTGCTCAGAAGATGCTCACAATTCAACCCTACCGTCCAATCATCAACCGATTAGAATCCAATCGCATGACCGTCGAACAGATACAGGAAGCCGTCGCGTTTGTTCCCAAGATCTGGTTCCACAGCGATCAAGACCACATTGTCTCTTCCTCAGACACGGATGACATTCTCAATCCAGAAATGACGGTAGACCTCCTGTTGGACGGACTTCATTTCCATCAACTCACACAGTACCTCTTTTACCTACTGTTTCGACACTATGGTGGGGCATCACGGATCGAGGCCTATGATCAGCTTCGAATCGACCCTACCGACAAGTCGTCCCCCTTGTACTCCTCGGCGCTCTCCCAAACGCTTCAAATGCGTCTTCAGTATTTGATTCAGCAACGCCGGCAGAAACTCGCCGAGACGGCGTTGACGATGAAGTGGGAGCAGCACCGTCCTGTTCAGGAGATGCTGACCTGGATCGAAGCTAAGAACAAGATTCTCCAGATGATGCCGATGGCGGACAGCAACACGGCCGCGTCCTGGCATCACGTGACTCTTACGATGCTTGATGACAAGGACCGTAGTCTTGCAGAAATACTGGTTCAGTCGTTCTTTCCCGAGGATTATGAAAAGTTTGCCTATGGCTTTTATTTCGTTCAGGATTTCCTCCGATCGCTTCGTCTCTTTCGTGAACTGATCGCCACACCTATCCACCACGATCAATTCCTTCTCTTTCTTGAGTGTTTCTATCCCGATACACTCTTCCTCTTGTGGAACGAAAAGGAGGAGGAGGAGGAGCATCATCCCGTTCCTGAGGCATGGAAGGCCATCACTCGAGCCTATCCCGCGGCGACCCAGACAGACATGTGGGATTGTATCTCCGTCTTCCTGACGACCATGGTTCGTTCCGACCGCCCTCCTTCTCAGCTCGCCATGATAAAATCCAGCTTGTCTGAGGAAGCGACCCCTCTTCTTGCGGCGCGAGTCATAACACGGATCCTCTTTCTTCTGTTTGATCCGAAACAGGGTGACCATGTGTCTCTTCATGGTGATTATTATGAGAAACAATTCAAGATGAATCAAAAGGCGGCGGCAGAGATCTTGTTCCGATCCTTGGGATTGGACAAGAAAATGAAAAAGACAGAGCTCGAGAATGAACGCGCTCGTGCGACCGACCGTGAGGGCGTCTTGAACGAGCGCCAATTCAGAGAACGTCTGGACACTATCATGGAGGAGAATCTAAAGGTGGAAAGATCCAAAGCGGCCAATGCCGCGGATAGGGAATGGAAAGCGGTACGAGAAAAACGGGAGATTATGAACGAACACCTTTATCTTCTTACGCGAATCCTGACAGGCAACGACAATGTCTCGCGATGGGTGGATCCCGTCTTTCGGTTCGACATGACCACAGAAAAGAGCAATATGCCCATGGCGTTCAAGACAATTCCCAAAACCACGATGGATATCACGGGGCATGATGCGTCCAATCCGTTGTTCGAACTGTTTTCTCGAAAGATGGACAAATCCAAGAATCTTGTTCATGCCGTTCAGAATATCGCCATCTTCCACCCGATCCTACGACCTCACCTCAAGACTCTTCAAAACCAACCCATGTACAGGAAACTGGACGAGGAAAAACAAAAGTACGAGAAGGAAAGAACCGACACGGAAGAGGAGATCATGGTGGCTCGTCAAGAACTAAAGGATCTTCTCCCGGTGTCGATCCGAAACAGTCTGGTTGGAAAACCATCGAGTGAACCCATCGAAGACCTCGAAGTCATCAAGAATATTGGAATGACAGACCGCGAACTCTTTGCGAAGGGTAAGGAGCTCTACAAAATGCGGGACCGTCTTGAAAAAATGTCCAAGGAGATATCCAAAGTTCAGCGCACCATGGACCGCATCCTGTCTCGGACCTCGTATGCTACCGATCGTGTTTTGCGATATCTCCTTCATCCCCCTCGTCTGTTGTTCTTTGACAAGAACAAGGAAGTTGTTCTCGAAGGAGGAGGAGTGGAAGAAACAAAATCCAAATAGAAAAAAGAAAATAGAATTTAAAATTTGGAGCAAAAGGAATGAAAAAAAAAAAGAAATGAGGCTAGTGATATTGATGATTTTTCATTCCACACCGTTTTATGACGAGATGCTGGCGCTCCAGCGTCGCTATGTTCACCAGTTTCAGTCACAGGGTGTTTTTGTATTTTTTGTCAGTTTCCGAGCCCATCAAGAACATAAGGTGGAGGAAGAGGGAGATCGGATCTGGGTCCGAGGGTCAGAGAGTAAGGTTCCGGGCATTTTGGAAAAGACCTTGGTGGCCATGGAGCATGTGGTGAACACGTATCGGCCTTCTTTTCTTTTGCGGACCACGATCTCGACCTTTTGTAATATTCCGCTTTTTCTGACTAGACTCGAATCCTTGGATCCCAGCAAACGCCATTTCGGAGGCTACCGCAGGCCAGTTCAGTCGCCGGACTTTGTGTCGGGTATCCGACAAGAAATGGTGGGCTTTATGTTTACCTGGGGATTTGCAATGTTGTTTTCTCTACCGGCCGTGGAAGAGTTACTACTCCGACGCCATGAAATCGATAGAACGATTGTGGACGACGTCACCATCAGTCTTTGTATGCAAAACACTGAATATTCTATTGTGGACTGGTCGTCCAATTTGGTCATGCGGTATCAAGGATTTGATCGATTTCGTAATCCCAAGTCTTTCCTCTGTTTTCGTCTACGCAACGAATTCAATCGCGCATGGGACCTTGGTCTTATGACCTACCTCATTTTTAATTTTTTCTCTGATGTGGTTATGCGTGAACCTGATATTGAAGTACAGAAAGAATGGGGCTCAAATCGGGGTGAAATTCCTCATAGTCTTCCAGAAACACGGCCTTGTTCTGAGGATACACGATAAACCAGGCCTTACCCTGGGGTGAATCGATGCGGATCTTGAGAGAGTGTGGTGTAAGAACCACCGTCTCTTGGAGCGTAGCAGGAGACGTCAAATGAAGAGCCGTGGCGGTGTCTTTCCAAAGCAACAGCAGTCCTTTCTGGGAAGAGGTCACGAGCGAGGGGTGAAGGAAAAGGGGAGGAACGGTGGTCATGGACACAGACTGCATCGCGGAAGTAGAAAGAGGTCGGAGGAGGTACCTACCATATTCAACAAGGAAGAATAAGCTGATCAACCCCAAAACAAGACAAACGATCATCAACGCATTCATGGAATTTAATTTTTATTCTCTTAGAATAAAAAAAGAAGAAAAAAAAGGATGAGTGCCAAAACGGTTCTGAAACAGCTCCCACTTAAGATTGTCATTGCCGTAGTTATTGTGATACTATACATTTGGATGTATATACGGTATTCATATTCGACGGGAATCCAGACCTCTACTGCTAACACAACACCTGAACCTGCTCGGAAATTCAACGTGGATCCTGCTTCCGATGCAACACGCTGGCTCGAGGCAAAGACAGGAGACAGTGTAAAAGCTGGAGTAAAGGTGTCGATTACTATTATTGAAAAGCCTGGTTATATGGATGAATGGTTTACCACATTTTTCCGCGCAGATCCTACGATTTATCTCGTCGTCATGTGTTTCCTTGGTATTGTATCACTTCTCATGACGCTGCAGGAAAATGACATTATGGATATTCTTGGTAATCCTTCGCAAGTGGCACATATTCCACAAGCATGTAAATCTCAAAAATTAATTGTTCTTATTATTTCCATGAGTTTGATTGTCATTCAATTGATGATTATGCTGTGGTTGATCATGTATCCTTGGAAAATAAAAAGACTCAATAAGAGTGAACTGGGGTTTGATCTCAACTATCGGTCCTCTTTTCAACTCTTGATCATCTGTGTCACCGTCTTATCCGTCACCATGTACATCATCTTTTTGTTGTTATCATGGTTCAACGTTCCGGTATTTACCGCTTGTGAACACGAAGTCGTGTACAAAACCTCCTAACTCTCTGATTCGACAACTTGTCCTCCACTCCTCTACCAGTCTATAAAACTTGCATAGACAGAGTTTAGATCTTTTAGTGAGTCGTCAGCGAGAATCATCATTAAAAAAAAACACTGTTTCTTTTTTTGATTTTTGAGATATTCAATACCTTCCATTATCACCATGTTTCTTCCATCTCAATACTGATCCATTGTTTTTTCATTCTTTTCGTTTCTTCGTTTTCAGATCAAAGAATACCATGAACCGCGCCGTACAGAAGCTTCACCAGCAGTATGTCGACATGTTTTTGGAGGAGCTCGTCAATCGTCAGCCCGAGCTCGAAATCACCGTTCTCTCCCAGTTATGGACAGAGGTGTGCCATCGCAAGCCCGTCTCGGCCAGAAAGCGTGCCAAGGAAAGGAAAAGCGGGCAGCCCAAGAAACCATCTGGGTACGTCATCTTTTGTAACGAGCATCGAGACCAATTTTCTCATCTCCCGTTTGGAGAGGTTTCGAAAGCCCTCGGCGACCTCTGGAAGATGGTATCGGTAGACAAAAAGGCCGAATTCACCGCTCGCTCCAAGGCCCTCCGTCAGACCTCATTCGATGAGTCTGAGAAAGAAGAGAACGATTCTACGACCGCAGTTAGCAATCCTACCGACGACCATGAAGACGACTTCTCGGTCTCCAGTTCTGAAAATGAGGAAGAAGAGGAGGAGACTACGACTCTCCACCCAGTCCATACCGCCAAACTCTTGGAGGTCGAGAAAGTGTCAAAATCCAACAAGAAGGAAAAGGAGGTCATGCCGTCTCACCTCTCGACCGATCGGGAAAGGACTCTGTGGAAACAATTTTCTGACCTTCGTCTTCAGGACATGCGTCAACGATGCCAAGATCATAACCTTCCCACCTCCAAGACACGTTCGGACATGATTCGCTCTCTAATGAATCATCATATCGAATTGGAAAACGATTCCTAATCTAGTTTCTTTTTGAAAATAAACATCTCATGAATCCTAATCGTAATCGTAAAGAAAGAACATGAATTCCAATCAAAAAAGCCGTTTGGCTTTCAACATTTTTTACGGACAAAATACGTTGACTAAGAAAGTTGGGTTTTATTTAAGGACAAACGATGAAAGGTAGAAACAGCAAGGGTGTGTGTGAATGATACAGCAATGGATCACGTTTTCTAACCAATATTTTCAGGTAGCACACATACCGGTTTATATCAAACCGGACGAAGACATGTTATTGTTGCGACTTGATTATATGGGATTTTATTTCCCTCGGATTCATTTCCTCAAGTTTCAATTCATCAAGAGTGTATTATCAACTCAACTTCAAAGCGATACGCGTATAAGGGAGTACGAGGTGTCTCCGGGAAAAAGAGTGGATTGTATTGATCTGACACGTGATTTTTTAGAACAGGCTCAAGTGGAGAGGATTCACTACCACGAGATGCCGCATTGTATGTATTATCTTCTTACGGGTAATCTTCACGAGATGAGTAAACTCAAGGTGTACTATCAATCATTACTTCCTTTTTTCCGATTTTTAGGAGTGGAGCAAGAGTACTTGGACAAAATGTTATGATAAACTTTTTTTTTTTAATAAATGGATTCAATCACCATACTATTGGTATTCTTCTTCTTAATTTCTATCATCCTCTCCATTACGGCGCTTATTAGAACAACGTCGTCCAATGGGTTGACTGGATTGGTATTAACTGCAAACACACCGATCACCACCGTGGATGGTTCTACACTATCCGTCACTGATTTTATTCAACAACAAATTCCACCATCTTCTACGCCTTCTTCCTCTGCCATGACACTCACAGAAAACACACCTATTGCCAACGCGGATGGTTCTTTTATTTCAATCTCAGATTTTATCAAGCAACAAATCCCACCTTCTTCAACGTCTGCGCCTACAGTCACATCACTCACCGCAAACACCTCGATTACGGACGTGGATGGTAAAACTCTCACAGTGACAGATTTCATCAAACAAAAAATACCACCTGGTTCCACGTACTGGAAACAAGGCAATAATGGAACTCAACCTTGTTCTTCCTTTTGTAATGGATATGCCAATTTTGGACCCGTCGGTTTTTGTGTGGGAGGGGGATACGAAACGAAAACAAAAGAACATCAACAGTATTCATGTTCTGACATTGTGAGTCAAATCACGACCAACTACAAACCCGAGGAACACAATATTGCCTGTCTTTGTTCGAATCCAACCTTGGACTATTCTCCGAAAACATAATTTTTAGAAGAACGAAATTATGTTTATGCGCGTCGTAGTCAGGAATGGAAACATTCCATCAGGTGGTCCTCAAAAAAGATCTGATATTTGACGTGAATCCTTTTGGTCGCGTGAGACCACCACATCATTTCGTGTTCTTCTTCTTCCGCGTCCCATTCCCTCCATGACTCCTGTGTGTGTTTCTCGTGAAAATGGTCCAAAAAATGTGTCCATAAAGGGAAATGCAGGACACGCATGTAAGAAGGCGTAAAGAGAAATCCATACAGCCCTTGTGCCGATAATTTCTCTTCATACACCATCACGGATTGACGGTCCGGTGAAATCAGATGGATAGCTCCTGACAAATTCAAGCGTTCTTCTACCGACATGATTCAACTTTTCTACTTGGACGATTTGCCGCAAGACCAACAAATCATTTCTTCTTATTCTTGAGTATTTGATGATGAATCTTTCGTGCGATGCGGACACAGTCTGGACCACAATCCCCCGCGGCACGAATCGTAGGGTACCGAATCGTGTCCGTAATCTCTTTGGGAAGAATGGTTTCCAGTTCACGGCGCTCTCTGGTCATGTGGTTGTCCAAATGGAGATCCATATACGCCTTGCGGATTTCGGGAACGTCCGTCTGAAGACAAAGGATCCAATGCCTTCCCGTTCCAAAAATGAACATGCCCATCTTTTTATGTAGGATCTGAGAATAAAAATTGGTGGGAGAAGAGGGATTCTCTGCGTATTCCTGTCGAGACAATCGGAGCGAGTCATCGCTGAGGATAGGACAATCATCGGGAGAGATTCCGTCCTTTTGCAGCATCACCGTCAGATCTTCACCGGAAAACCAGTACATGATTTCTCCTTCCGGTTGTGATTTCTGAGTATAGATGATGCTTTTGGGGGAGACCTCCACTTCATTCGTGGTGGTGATCTTGTACTCTTTCAATTCGACTAGATCCATGAGCTCCCTCCGAATCCCGAGAATATCTGATTGGATCCCAGCTGCCGCATTGGTGGTGGTGGTGGTGGTGGT